TGTTCCCGCTAATGGATTTAGGGTTGGTGATAGCTTTAGAGCGGATTTTGGTGGTCTTTTATCCGCAAAAAATGGTGATGATATAAGAATAAAAGTTAAAACTGGTTCGGTAATTTTAGCAGATTCTGGACTTCAAAATATGACAACATCAGTTGATGACGTTTGGCAACTTTCTATAAATTTCACAATTAGGTCTCTCGGTGTTGCGGGTGTTGCCAGTATAGTTGCTCTTGGTGTATTTCATACAACAAAACAATCTAATGGTTCACAAGGTGGGTTTGCGTTCAATACGGTTAATAGTACTACGTTTGATACCACCGTTTCAAATACAATTGAAGTAACAGCTCAGTTTAGTTCAAGTGACCCCGCAAATAAAATATATAGTGACATTTTTGTTCACAGAATCACAAACCGCAAGAATTGGTAAGTATGAAGGTAAAGTTACAGTTCAATTTTTAGATACCAACTTAAATCCAACCACAAAACTGATTCTTCCTGTAAAGGAAAAATTATTTATCACCATATTTTGATATGTGATGATTATTTCGTATAATTGTTAGCAAGACAAACTACAACACGGTGTTGTAAGCAAATGTGTCAAAACAAAAATATACGATATGTCAGAAGTTATTTCTCAAGAGGTAATCGAAAGTTTTTTAAATGGTTGGGACCCTGAAGAATACATTGTAGGGGTTGAATACGATTACCAAACCAACAAAATTTACAAAATTATTCAAGACCCTGTAAGGGGTAAGGTAGTAAAACCCGACACTTTAACTCCATTTCTATGGGTTGGTGATTTAAGTTCTTGTAATTTCTATCAAGGAAGTAAATCCATACAAAAGAAAAAAATGGGGGAATACGGTATTATTATTGATAAACTTGAGACCCAAGGTAATGATAGACTTGAAAATGGACAAAATTTTTTAGTAAAAAGTCTAAAGGGTTATCGTGAATTAATTAGTTTTTTCAAACAAGGCGGTATTGACCCGTGGGGTGATAATTTTAAACACTTATTTACTATTTTATCACCTGTAGAACAATATCTTATTCAAAAGAAAAAAAGATTATTTAAAGGTATTGATGATTATTCAGGTGTTCATCGATTTGTATTCGATATCGAGACCACGGGCCTTGAACCTGAGACTAATGAGATAATTCTTATTGGAGTAAAGGACAACCGTGGTTTACAAAAAACCATACCCGCTTTTGGTCCTGATGGTGAGAAAAAATGTATCGAAGAATTTTTTGAAATAATAAAAGAATTAAAACCAACAATTATTGGTGGGTATAATTCAGCGTCATTTGACTTTCCATTCATATTAAAAAGAGCCGAAATTTTAGGTGTTGATATTGTTGAGTGTACATCAATACTCACATCGGATGGGATTAAACAAAAAGAAGGTGTATTAAAGTTAGCAAATGAAATTGAACCTTACACTCAACATATCATTTGGGGTCATAATATTGTTGATATCGCTCACGCAGTAAGAAGGGCACAAGCAATTAATTCGGAAATTAAATCTTGGGGATTGAAATACATTACCCAATATTTGGAAAAAGAAAAACCAAATCGGGTATATGTCGATGGTGCTTTTATTTCAAAAATATATTTGGAAAATGATAGTTATTACGTTAACCCTAAAACAGGTAAATACAAAAAGATTGGTGAACCCGGTACTGAAAATTTATTAGACAAATACCCTAATAAATACGAAATATGGCCAGGTCAAAGAATTGTAGAACAGTATCTTGATGATGACTTGTACGAAACAATGATTGTGGATGATTCGTTCTCTCAATCTACGTTCTTACTTTCTAAATTGGTACCAACAACTTATGAAAGAATTGCAACGATGGGAACTGCAACACTTTGGAAAATTATCATGTTAGCTTGGTCATATGAAAACGGTTTGGCAATACCCACCAAAGATGAAAAAAGAGCAATTACAGGAGGTCTTTCAAGATTATTAAATGTCGGATACTCCAAGAATATTGTAAAATTTGACTACGCATCTCTTTACCCATCAATCCAATTGGTTTATGATGTATTTCCTGAATGTGATGTTATGGGTGTTCAGAAGTCTATGTTAAAGTACTTTAGAAACATTCGTATCAAATATAAAAGACTTGCTGGTGAACTTAAAGATAGTGACCCCGTACAAGCAGAAATGTACGACCGTAAACAATTACCAATCAAGATTTTTATCAACGCTTATTTTGGTTCCTTGTCCGCACCACAGGTATTTCCATGGGGTGATATGAACATGGGTGAAACCATCACATGTACTGGTCGTCAGTGTCTTCGTATGATGATTATGTTCTTTGAGAAAAAAGGATATAAACCTCTTGTAATGGATACGGACGGTGTTAACTTTTCTACTCCCGATGATATTGATACCCACATATACATTGGTAAAGGTTTGAATGAATTAGTAGAAGAAGGGAAAGAATACGTTGGTATCGAAGCAGATACCGCGGAATTCAATGACACTTTTATGAGAAATGAAATGGGTCTTGATATTGATTACACCGCACCTGCGTGTATCAACGTTTCAAGAAAAAATTACATCATTAAACTTCTTAAAAAAGGTAAAGAAAAAATCAAACTTACGGGGAATACTATTAAATCAAAAAAACTTCAACAATATGTTGTAGAATTTTTAGATGAAGGATTAAAACACCTATTAAATGGCGATGGATTATCTTTTGTTGAGCTTTATTACAGATATGTCCAACAAATTTATGATAAGAAAATCCCATTGTCTAAAATGGCTAATAAGTCTCGTGTAAAACAATCGGTCGAGGATTACAAAAAACATATTAAAAAAACCACGAAAGCTGGTTCTTTGATGTCTCGACAAGCACATATGGAGTTGGTTATTCAGAATAACTATCCCGCCAGTCTTGGTGAGACCATTTACTATATTAATAATGGTGAAAAAAAATCAGACGGTGATGTTCAGAAAATAACAAAACCAACCAAAAAACAACAAGAGGAGTTTACTAAATTACACGGTAAACCAATGCCAGATAATTACATACAGATTAATTGTTACATGATTTCTGAAAAGGAGTTAACAAACAATCCCGACATGACTGGTGATTATAACGTGGCGAGATACTTGACTAATTTTAATAAGAGAATAGAACCATTGTTAGTTGTTTTCAACCCTGAAATACGTCACGATATTTTGGTTGAAAAACCCGAAGACAGACAATATTTTACAAGAGCTCAATGTGAATTAGTAAGTGGGTTTCCTCTTAAGGAAGATGGTCAAGATAAGTACGATGAGGTAATGACACTATCTGATAGTGAAGTACTATTTTGGAATAGAGTAAAAAGAGACCCTTTCTTTATGTATGTGGAGGACAGTTTGAAGTTAGCAGACCCTTATTGGGTGGATTTGAATAGAAAAGTGGTATCTCTACAAGCTGAAAGTATCAAGAGTAATGAGGATGAGATTATTCAGACCAACGGTAATGATTACGCTTATCACGCAACCAATATCTAATTAGATTACGTTAAATGGTGATTGGAAAGGTCTGTACTTAAGTGCTTTGTTTAGGTTTTCCGCTTCCGCTCCTTTTCTTTCCATTAACTTATCGGGTCTTAATCTTTCTAAACGATTCATTAATTCCTCAATAAGTTTTAATTTTTCATCTTTACCTTCTTGTAACAATGTTGAATAATCTAACTTAACAGAACTATCAGGTACTTGTAAATCACCTGAGAATTTACCCCATATTCTACCTAAACCTTCTTTTGAATATGCGATAAGATATTTCCTAACCCAGTTTTGTGCTGGTTTATTTAACATGTCCCAAGTAAGTTCTTCGGTTTCAACATCAGAAGGTAATTTTACAATACACCAAAATCAAATCTACCACCTGGTACATTGTATAGGTGAACTATTTTTGTTCCGTTTGGTCCTGCCGTAATTCTATATGTTAAGTCACCACCAATTAATCGGTTTTTAATATTTCTATCGCCCATTCTTAATAATAAATCATAAGCTGGTAATAAGAAATAAGAACCCGAAGCTCCTTGTTGTGCAAATCCACCGACACCACCAAAAGCAACACCCCCAAGACCACCAAAACCGCCTAAAAATGGGTCAACAATTGAGTCTGTTAATTCCGCTCTTGAGAACCACAATAATTCATTAATCTCTCTACCAGCAGGAATCACATAAGTTTGTGTGTTCGCAGATAATGAAATATAATCTTTTTTTAATTCACTATTACCACCCGTCTGTAGACCTACAATCTTAGAGTAAGAATGGGTGTATTGTGTCTCGTAATCTAAACTCCTTGTGGTAAACGCTCTTGTTAATGATTGTGTATCCACATTAAGACCAGCGAGTGCTGACCACTGTGATTCAATCAACCAATCACTTACATATTGTTCATATTCAGATACTGACAACTCTAAAAAGGTGTCCATTTGTTCTTCTGTGAGTTCAACTCCCCTAACGGGTAAACCCAATAAATGAAACACTTGGGTGTACAATTTTTGTTTTTCAGTATTTGAAATGACAGTTGTTGACATTAACTTTGATTTATCAATAAATATCTGTATATTTGTTTTAATATTCCAAATATTAATGTATTCCACCGGAAACTTAAGAAACATAGAAAACCACGTAAAAAAGATTTGCACAATAAAGGGACCTATCAAGGACCTTTTTTTGAGTGAATGGAGAGAGGTTTTTAAGGAATGCTACTTGAGTAAAAACCAATATGGTTTTTGTCAAAAAAATGGGACATATGGTGTTTTAACCCCAAGGGGGTCGTGGTCTCCTGTAAATCAGTTTAATACGAACTATATTGTCAACATAAAAATTGTTGAGAAATTAAACGAATGGATTTTTCAAGATTATTTTCTTAAGGGAATAAACAATCTAAATGGCGTACCATTAAAAGAAATTACTTTTGATGGTAATAGTTCAAGTTATATTGAAGAAGAAATAAAAAACTATTTTAAATGGTTTCGAGTATACAAAGACAAAATATTGATAGACCATAGGACTGTTGGTCCTAGCGATTTTTTATATGAACTTTTTCATATTGCATCCAAAACGATTGGTACGGGTACATATGGTGAATTGTGTATTGAACATTATTTTAAAAAAAATGTAAAAACAGCTAAGATTTACAGGACATCATTGGTGAGGGGTTCTTCGATTGACATGGTTAACGGTTGTGATTTATTCACGGTCAACAACGATGATAATACAAAAGTTAAAAGAATCCAAAGCAAGGTTGTTAAATTTCAAGGTGATAGTTTTAAAAATATTATAGATGTAAGGGATTACATTGGTAAAAATATTGATTATTTAGTTTTGGTATCATTGAACTATGATTTTAGATTTCATACTGTGAACCCAACGAGAATGATTTTTTTACATCTTAAAGAAGATACCATTATAACCGAATTAAATGGTTGGTATACATATAACAAAAATAATATACTAATGGAAGAAAAAATTGATGATATTTTTAACTCAAAAATTTTCTTTGAGTTTTTCATGTATTGTTCAAAAAACGATGTAGAGTTTTCTCTTGAAGTTTCTGAAGACACAAACTTAAATTTTATAAAAGAAGAAAGAAAAGTTTGTGTGAGTTTGCCTTCAAGTAGTGAAAATTTTGATATTGATAAAATCCACGATGTGTGGGTTGAAATAATTCAGAGTATTTCTCAAAAACAAGAGGACATTGATTTCATGATGAATATCTTAAAGAATCTCTTTAAGAATTGATTGTGCAAAACTTTCTGAGAAATCTCCATCACCCATTACTTGGTCGATAATATTCTTTTTCTTTTGAAGCATATTATACACTATCTTTTCAATAGTATTTTCGAAAATCGGATAATACACTAATACATTTTTCTTTTGTCCGTATCTAAACGCTCTGTCTTCTGCTTGACTGTGATGTGCAGGAACAAATGATAAGTCATTCATAATCACACATTCCGCAGCGGTTAAGGTGATACCAACTCCACCTGCAATAATATTTGAAATAAACACTTTTACTTTGTCTTCATTTTGAAAACGGTCAACAGATTGTTGTCTTTTTTCTTTAGACATTCTACCATCTAAAACCACCGAGTTCTTTTTGTATTTCTCATGTAACATATCTAAAGACATGGTGAAGTTCGTAAACACAATAACCTTTTTACCTTGTTCTAAACATCTATCAATAATCTCACAAGTATAATCAATTTTTTCCTGAGAGATAATTTGTCTAACTTTCATTAAACGATTAATAGTAACAGATAATGATTCTTTGTTTTTAGATTCACTTGTAATTCTTAAAAAGTCCTCAAGTTCTTCATCATAGTATGTACTCTTTAAATCTAAGAATATTGGTGTGATAATTTTATCGGGAAGGTCTAATATGTCAGTTTTCATTCTTCTTAAAACAAGATTTTTAGTTCTCATTCTAAGTTCATCTAAATTTGTTGCACCGTTAGTATTCCATATTTTCTTTTTGTTTACCGTGAATTGATAACCACCACAATACCTTTTAACATAACCTTGCCAATTTAACGTAACATTTGAATTTACGATTCTTAATAGATTATAATAATTGATTGGTTTTGAGGTCATGGGTGTACCTGTAAGTAACCAAACTTTTGGTATATTTTTTAATATATCATTTATTAATTTAGTTCTTTGAGCGGTAGTATTTGATATGTAATGAGCTTCATCTACTATTGCCAAATCAAATTTTTCATTGGCAATTAAATTAGTATTTTCTTGACCAATTTCAGGTGTTTCAGTTGAGTGATAGTTTTTTACAATATCATAATTTATAATATAGTAATTAAATGTTGAACCCCACTTACGACCTTCAACAATTAAAGTTTTCTTATCTGAGTAATTTTCAATTTCTCTCTGCCAATTAATCTTTAGAGATGCTGGGCATATTATTAAAATCTTTTTTGCTCCACTTTCTAAAGAGGCAATAATCGCTGATGTGGTTTTACCCAGTCCCATATCATCAGCGAGAATATATTTGTCGTTGGCCAATAATTTCTCAATAGCTTCTTTTTGGTGAGGTAATGGAGGTCGGTTATCGTAAGATGAATAATCAATCTCTCTGTTTAATTTTTTTTCCTCTTGGATGATTGCGGATTTAGGAACCCACATAGCTGAATTTTTTTCAGTTTCAAAAATTTTACCCCATATGTGATATGCCATATCACTTTCACATAATAACTTTTCACACCATATTTTTTCGGGTGGTTTTGTTAGATGTTTAGATTCCATTAACTTGTCTGCAAATCCATCAACAATACTGATATATTTTTTTGCAACCCGAGGAACTACCTCATGGTATTTTAAAACATACTCAGCTTGGGGTCTTGTTAACTGAAAACCTTTAACTTCAGATAACTTTCTTTTCCACTCAATTAGTTGGTTGTTAAAACCTTCGTAAGTGGACAAAATTTCCCTTGCTTCTATCTCAGGAATCTTACTCTGCATACAATAAGTTAAATATAGTAAAATAGAATCAATAAATGAACTATTTATAGTAAATGAAGAATAAACTACCGATAACCAGATTAAGTAAATTTTTTTCTCAAACTGATTTTGATTTAAATGTTCAGTTAGGGGAAGAATACTTGCATGGTGATTTAGGTATGAAATTAGTTTTATTTAGAGTAGATAGACAAAAAACCGACACTGATGATGTATACGGTGAAGTTGGTAAAGACCAAATTAAATTTTTACCACCTACCGAATTTTTCGGATTGGTTAAAATTGAAGAACCTAAAAACAATTCATATACTAAAGGTGTAAATAGATATTTGGAACCCGGTAATATGACCATTTCAGTTTATATAAAACACTTAGAAGAAATGGGTATTGATATTAGATATGGTGATTTTATTGGGTACCCCGAATCGGAAGAAAGAATTAGATACTATACGGTGGTAAACGATGGAAAAGTTACTTCCGATAATAAACATAATATGTTTGGTTTTAGACCTCATTATAGAACTATCACCTGTGCAATTGCACAAGAATCTGAATTTAGAGGAATTTAATTATGGGATTACCAAAAAGAAAAAAAGATATTAAAGTATACGGTGTAAACCAAAACGCGGATGGTCCTGCAATTACCGGTAGAAGAAAAGAATTATTAGAAGAAATAATTAAATCTGATACTTTTCTTCCTGATTCGATATTGCACGACGACCTTGATTTGGGTATGTTAGAATTTGTAAAAGAAAATTTTAAAGTAATATCTGACGGGGACCAAATACCAATGATTCCAAAAATTCTCACAATTCAAAGATGGGGTGAGTATACCAACAATTGGTCTTTTAGTGATGAAGATGGAAATATTAAGTTACCATTTATTGCTGTTGTAAGAAAACCTGAAGTTCAGTTAGGTACAAACCCATCTATTCAAAGAACTATTCCTGATAGAAGAGACTTTTTTTATGCATCGGTTCCGACTTGGGATGGAAATCAAATGGGTGCGGACATATACAAAATACCTCAACCAATTGCGGTTGATATTAGTTTTGATGTAACTATTGTTTGTACAAAATTTAGAGATATAAATAAGTTCAATCAAAAGGTTTTACAAAAGTTTTCATCTCGTCAAGCATACACTCGAGTAAAAGGTCATTATATCCCAATTGTATTAGATAGAATCGAAGATAATACTCCGATGGATACTTTAGATGGTAGAAGATTCTACATTCAAAATTACGGGTTTACAATGTTAGGATTCTTAATTGATGATGAAGAATTTGAAGTTTCTCCTGCAATTAACAGAAGTATTACCATGGTGGAACCCGATTTAAGGTCAATTCCATCTATAAAAAAAATTGAAAACTCAATAACAATATCATCAAATTATAGTAGTGGTTCAATCGTTGCGGACTACACCGCAACCGCAACAAATAAGGTAGATAAGACGGTTGAAATTTCATTTACTGACACTTTATTAACTGTGACTGGTAGTTCAATATCAATTCCTGTTAAAATTTTTATTGAACCAAATCAATTAAGTGGTACTACACAATATACTGTCGATGGTACGTTTAGTAATTTAACTTTGGTTAATAATTTTAGTTCGGTAGATATTAATACGTCGTCTAAAACAAAATTTAGATATGATTTTACAACACAATCAACTTTTACAATACCAATAACACCGACCCCAACACCTTCAATAACACCATCTTCATCTGTAACACCATCAATAACCCCAACATCAACACCTACGGTTACCCCTACTTTAACCTCAACCTCTATTATCACCCCAACCATAACTGTAACACCTTCAGTTACCCCCTCAGTAACACCGTCAATTACTCCGTCACTTACATCATCGGTTACACCAACCCCTACTTTAACCTCAACACCCACAGTTACCCCTTCGGTAACAATTGAGTCTTCACCGACACCATCACCAACTCAATCAGTAACACCATCCATTACTCCCAATAGTTCTGTCACACCATCGGCCACCCCAACACCATCATTGATGGTGGATGATAAACTATTAATTTCTGGTGGATTCTCATTATACAATGGCACATTATATAATGACATAATTAAATTAAACTCAAATGGTTCAGTTGATAGTTCATTTAGCGGTGGAACCGGATTTGATAATTTCTTAGAAAATCACATAATATATAATAACAAAATTTACGGTGCGGGTTATTTTACAACATACAGTGGTGTATCGTCCAATTATATAATTAGATTAAACTTAGACGGTTCAATCGATAATACATTCAGTATCGGAACGGGATTCAATAGTATCACAAAATTTGTTGTACCCCAATCTGATGGAAAACTATTAATCGGTGGATATTTTACATCATATAATGGCACGTCGGCGAATAAAATTATTAGGTTAAATTCTGACGGAACAATTGATAATACATTTAGTGGTTCAACGTCTACTACTTATGATGCAAACTCAACTGTTCAAGATGTTTCTTTACAATCAGATGGTAAAATGATTCTTTGTGGTAGTATGACCACAAGAAGAATTGAGAGACTTAATTCCGATAAGAGTCACGATTCTAGTTTTACAACTACAGTCGGTACGGGATTTAATGCCTACACATACATGTCATCGGTACAATCAGATGGTAAGATTGTCGTTGGTGGAGATTTTACATCATATAGTGGAGTGACATCTAATAGAATAATTAGATTAAATTCCGGAGGAACTATCGATGATACATTTATTATTGGAACCGGATTTAATAATAGTGTTTATTTTGTCTCGACTCTTTCAAGTGGTAAAATAATGGTCGGGGGAGCTTTCACATCGTATAGTGGTGTAACATCTAATAGGATAGTTAGACTAAATTCTGATGGAACTATTGATAATACATTTAGTATTGGAACCGGATTTAATAATCATGTACTCAGTATTGTTGTTCAAACAAATGGTAAAATACTAATTAGTGGTAATTTTACATCATATAACGGCACATCGGTAGGAAACATTGTACGTTTATTTTCAGATGGAACTTTAGACACGACACTTAATACCGGTACAGGATTTGGTTCTGGAGCAACAATCACAACAGTAACCCCAATAAATTAAACAACATGACAATACAAGAATTTTTATACGAAAAAACATTATCTCATATTGAAATATATGAAAATTTAATAATCAATTTGGTTGTTGATAATGACATCTATGGTCTTAGTGTTGATACTAGTCATCTTGAATCATTATTGGTTTTAGAAAGAACTGACAATTTTATAATTGATGGTAATTTATTAATTTGTAATAACATTACCGTTGATATGACGGAGATTAGTATGTTATAAAAAATTAATCTCCATAGATATCTTTTTTCTTAGGTGAATCATTCACCTTTCCTGTTTTACAAACTTCATCAATCCATTTCTGAACAACCTTATAAATTTTTAATCCATTTTTGTCGCAATATTCTTTTAACATTTGGTGGTGATTTTCACTAACCTTTATGTTTTTTAGGGTGTTTTTCATGATAAAGATAAATATAGATACTAAAGGATAAATTAGTATCCATAAGTGCCATTTTTAAAAAAATCAAGGGAATCTTTGCTAAAAACAAAGATATTTATTGATAAAGAAATAAAATTAATTAACCAAACAAATTAAAAATGGCAAATTCAAATAGAGTTTTTGTATCTCCGGGTGTATATACATCTGAAAAAGACTTAACATTCGTAGCACAAAGTGTTGGTGTGAGCACATTAGGTTTGGTGGGTGAAACCTTAAAAGGTCCCGCTTTTGAACCTGTATTAATAACTAATTTTGACGAATTCAAGTCATATTTTGGGGGAACAAGTCCGTTAAAAGACAACAATAACAATCCAAAATATGAATTACCTTATTTCGCAAAATCTTATTTAGAAGAATCTAACCAAATGTTTGTAACAAGAATATTAGGTTTAACGGGTTATTTACCTGTCAAAACTTATGGTGTTAAAACAATTGGTGGGGTTACATTGGGGGCTCTTAGTGGAACAACCACAAGTTTAACAATGTCAGCATCGACCACAACAATTACAGCAAGTACGATTTATAGTGAACTATCAGATAAAATATCTGTAGATGGAAATTATATTACAGAATATATTGTAGCAAACTTTAGTGGTAACACATCATCTAACCATGGACAATGGTTTGTGATGGGTGAAGTACCAACTTCAGGAACAAGTGGTCAAACATCATCACTTGAAGAAGTTTCTCCTTTAACAGGTTTGAATAACGCAAGTAATTACAACAATAAGGAATGGTTCAATAAACTTTGTAACACCACAGGTTCTGAAGTATATTCTTACTTATTTGTTTATAACAGCGGTGCGAGTAGATTTGATGTGACTAAGTACACATACTATGGAACATTGAACACGGCGTATGATGGACAAGTGGTTTTAGCGTTCAGACCAAGAGGTTCTTACAATGGACAAACATTAAACTTGGAAACTACCGCAGATGTAAATTTTGTGGTTACAGGTTCAGGAATCACTACAAATCCATTAGCTGAATTTACAGTTAATGTTACAGGTTCAACAAGTGGACCAAAATCATTCACTTGTAGTATGGACTCTTCGTCATCAAAATATGTAACAAAAGTTTTTGGTACCGATGTTTATGACAAATTAAAAAGTGATGTACCTGTGTATGTTTTTGAATCTTATCCAAATTACTTACAAAGAGCATATGAACAAGGTTTAATTAGAGGTTTAAGTTTAACAGAAGTTTTCGAACATGTTGGTAACGACTTTAAAACATCTTGGGATACCCCAATGACACCAACTGTTGTATCAGAGGTTAGAGGTGGTGAAGTTGATGATTTATTTGATGTAATCACAGTATCAGATGGTGATTCTGCAAACTACGAAGTAAAAGTTTCAATTATTAATATTGATGTAAACACTGGTGACTTTGACTTAATCGTTAGAGACTTTAATGATACAGACGATAATTTAGTTGTACTTGAAAAATTTGGTAGATGTAATATGAATCCAGATTTACCAGGATATGTTGCTAAAAAAGTTGGTACATCTGATGGTGAATATGAATTACGTTCAAGATACATTATGTTGTCAATGGCTGATAATCACCCAACCGACGCATATCCTGCAGGATTTAAAGGATTTACAAACAACACATCTTTTGGTTCAAGTACTTTAGGTTCGGTGATGTACAAGACTACATTCTATAACGCTGGTGATACTACATCTTATCAAGCCGATGGAACACCTGTTTTATCTTCAGGTGACAAAGTAAGAAGAACATACTTTGGTTTATCAAGTCCAACAAACGCAGTAACATACGATAGAGACTTGTTTAAATTCAAAGGAACATCAGCAGCTGGAACAACTAAGGGTTTCCACTTATCAACAAACGCATCTACAATCACAGGAACAACCTTCTTAACCACGTCGTATGATTTAGAGGGTCAAACAGGTGGAGCGAATAACGTATTAACAAATATCAATTATCGTAAATTCACATTCGCAGCGGCTGGTGGATTTGACGGTTGGGATATCTACAGAAATGTGAGAACCTACGGTGATGGATACATCTTTGGTAAAAATACTTACACAAGTGGTAACACTAATAATGGTGGTGTATTTAGTACAGTATCAGGAAACTCTGACTACTACGCTTACACTCAAGGTATTGATACCTTCGCAAACCCTGAAGCTGTTGATGTAAACATCTTCGCAACACCAGGTATCAACTTCTATGACCACAGTTCATTAACATCTTACGCAATTGATATGATTGAAGAAGATAGAGCGGATTCACTTTATGTGATTTCATCACCAAACTACGGTACAGCGGATGAAGTAATAGACGCTTTGGACGGCGTAGCAATTGATAGTAACTACTCAGCGGTTTACTGGCCTTGGATTCAAGTTAGAGACGCAGACAACGCTACACAATTATACTTACCACCAACAGGTGAAGTATTGAGAAATATAGCATTAACAGATAACGTATCTTTCCCTTGGTTCGCGGTAGCGGGTTATTCAAGAGGTTTAGTAAACTCAATCAAAGCTTATAAGAAATTAACTTTGGATGAGAGAGATGACCTTTACAAAGCGAGAATTAACCCTATCGCAACATTTGCGGATACCGGTACAATCATTTGGGGTAATAAAACACTTCAAGTACGTGAATCAGCTTTGGATAGAATTAACGTAAGAAGATTACTGTTAAGAGCAAGAAAATTAATTTCAGCAGTAGCGGTAAGATTGTTATTTGAACAAAACGACGAACAAGTTCGTAATGAGTTTTTGAGATTGGTTAACCCGATATTAGACGCAATTAAGAGAGAAAGAGGTTTGTATGAATTCCGTGTAACGGTTTCCAACGACCCTGAAGATATTGACGCTAATACTTTGAGAGGTAAAATTTACATTAAACCAACAAGAGCTCTTGAATTTATCGATGTTGAATTCATAATCACACCAACAGGAGCATCATTTGATAATATCTAATAAAAAGGGGAGGGGAAACCCTCCCTATTTTATGTTCCACGTGGAACATTATAATATAGTGTGACCTACGGAATTACCAAATATAAAAAAAATAAAATTATAAATTACCCAGTATATGCACCAGTATTCTAGTTCTAGTTCTAGTTTATTTTTATCTAGTTTATTTCTTTATAGTTATTCTAGTTTCTTTAATCTAGTTCTTAATTTACTAGCATCTAGTACTAGTATGGAAAAAATACGAAATAATTTTCACAAAATCAAGTATTGAGAAGATTTTTTTTGTTTTTTCATATACAACATATTTATAAGAAAGATTAAAAATAAAAAAATTAAAAAACAAATATTGACATGGCAGATTTATTAATGAAAATGCCGGTTCCTTACGAACCGAAGAGAGTTAACCGATTCATACTTAGATTCCCATCATCATTGGGTATTAACGAGTGGTACGTAACCTCAAGTGCAAGACCTAGTGCAAAAATTAACTCAGTTGCAATTCCTTTCATCAACACATCAACATACGTAGCTGGTAGATTTGAATGGAATGAAATAAGAGTAACCTTCAAAGACCCTATTGGTCCTTCAGCGGCACAAGCATTGATGGAGTGGTTCCGTCTACACGCTGAATCAGTTACAGGTCGTATGGGTTACGCAGCTGGTTACAAAAAAGATATTGAATTAGAAATGTTAGACCCAACGGGGGTTGTGGTTGAAAAATGGATACTTCAAATGGATAGATGTATATTAGTTTACTAATCAAATAATAAAAAATCTGTCAATAAAAGGTCTCTCAAAAGGAGACCTTTACTTTTTTTATAAGTTTTTGTAAATTATACTAGTTATTAAATAAAACAAATATGGAAGAATTTAGAGTCGACCCAACAATCGCTTATGATGTTGTTGAACTACCTTCAAGAGGTATACACTATCAAAATAAAAAGAAATCACTTAAAGTTGCATACTTAACGGCTGCGGATGAAAATATTTTATCCGCGCAAAATTTAATTGCGACAAATGGTGTAATTGATGAATTACTTAGAAGAAAAATATTAGATAGAGATATTCAAATTGAAGACATTGTTGAAGAAGATAGACAAGCAGTGTTAATATTTTTAAGAAACACCGCTTTTGGTCCCGAATATAAATTTTATTTAACTGACCCAAAAACTGAAAAGGATTTTGAGATTTCTGTTGATATGAGTGAATTAAAATTCAAAGATTTTAATTTAGAATCAGATTCAAACGGTGAATATCCATATTTTATGGAAAAATCAAAAGTTCAAATCACATTTAAATTTTTAACACCAAAACAAGAGAAAGAACTTGATGATTTAAGAAAGAGTTGGAATGGTCAAGGTGTTGCACCTGTTGTCACCAAACAATTAGAAATGATGATTAAGTCTGTTGCCGGCAATAGAGATATGATGAACATACATAATTTTGTTGAGAGATTACCAATTAAAGACTCTCAAGATTTCAGAAAATTTCTAAAAGAAAATAAACCAGGATTAGATTTAACAAAAACAGTAAAAACCCCGTCAGGAGAAGACACCCAAGTTGAAATTGGGTTCGGGGTTGAGTTTTTTCGCCCTTTCTATGGCTTATAAGAAAGGACAGTTAGACGAAATTTTATTTTTAATCAAAAGAGGTTTTAGTTATGGTGACATTATCACCATGCCAGTTTTCATACGTAGATATTACGTGGAGTACATTATTGAATTAGAAAACACTCCTAAATAATATTTATTGATATGACAATTAACGAAGAAGTATCCAAATTAAGAGCAGGTTTAAATTATACTCAATTCAAAAACGAGTTCTTGAAATTTGAATCCGTGAAGAATAACAGTTCTTTAATGGGTCAAGTAGATACTTATTGGTCATTTTATAATCAAAAAGAACCATCAAGTGGAGGAAATACAGGAAGTGGTGGTAGTAAAACAGCCGCTTTTGCTACAGACCTACTTAAAACTCAAAATATTGCGGACTTAGGGTATTCAAACCCCGTTTCATCATTATCATTATCAAAAGATACTGTATTCCAATTTAGTACCATATCTGAAACAATAGGTAAAATTGCAAGAGAATCAAAAAATCTACCTGATTTTATGGTTCAATTAGGTGTTAAAGGCGCCAAAGAGATGGTATCTTTTCTTGGTGATGAATTAATAAAAATACAAACACAAGAAGTAGAGTTAAGAAATAAAATTAATTCTGAACTTGGATTAACAGGTGAATTATCAAGAGAATTTAGAAACAATATATTTGAAACATTACCAGCCGCTACCGCTATGGGATTTGGATTTGAGGATGTAAAAGATTATGCGGTACAAATGGTTGAACAAACAGGTAAGATGACAACATTTGGTAGTGATGTTTTACAAGAATCACAAAAAACCGCTAGAGCTTTTTACGGTGATTTATCTAAATTGGGAGCTGCACTGGATTCGTTTGAAAAAGTAGGTATTGGAGCAAAAGACGCAATCAAAGAAATTGACAGGGCGGGTAAAAGTTCATTAACTCTTGGTTTAAACGCGAGAAAGGTGGTAGCAGATGTTGGTGCTAATATGGACAAATTAAACACTATTGGATTTAAAAATGGTGTTGAGGGATTAACCAGAATGGTTCAGAAGTCTATTGAATTTAACATGAACATTGAAAAGGTTAAATCAATGGCGGAGAAACTTTTTGACCCCGACCAAGCAATTGCGTTGTCCGCAGAATTACAAGCTATAGGTGGAGCGATTGGAGATTTCAACGACCCATTGAAACTAATGTATATGGCAACAAATGATGCCGGTGGTCTACAAGATGCGATGATAGGTGTTGCGGGTTCATTAGCGACATATAATTCCGAATTAGGTAGATTTGAAATTACAGGTGCAAACTTAAGAAAATCTAAAGCTTTAGCTGACCAAATGGGTATGAGTATGGAGGAAATGTCCAAAACCGCAATTAAAGCTGCGGAAAGGTCATCGGCGGCTACCGCGTTATTATCCTCAGGTTTACAAATAGATGAAAAAGAAAAAGAATTCTTAACCAATATCTCCAAAATGGAAGGTGGTAGAATGGTTATAGATATTCCTCAATCTTTAGCAGATAAGATGGGATTAAAAGATACCAAAGTCGCTTTGGATGAACTAAATCCTACGATTGCAAAAGGGTTATTGGAGAATCAAAAAGCGTTTGAAGAAATGTCTGTTGAGGATATTGCGAGAGACCAATACACGGTAACTCAAAATATGCAAAAAGACATAAGTGCGTTATTGACGGTTGCTAAAGTACAAGCCGCCGCAGAAATAAGAAAACCTCTGGCTGAGTTTGACAAATACATTGAAGGTTTAGAATTATCTAGAAATTTAAAAGAAAAGACAAGTTTAGGTGGTTTACAAAAAACAGACGAAGGTTTATTTTCCAAAATGGTTAGCGAAGCGGTTGCACCTGCTAAAGCTTTAGTTGCTAAAAGTATGGGTGTGAGTGAATCTGATTTAGAGAACAGATTAAAAGGAAAAGAATCATCTACCACACCAACAACTTCAACAGTAAATGTTAACCATACACATACTGTTAAATCAGACGGAGCCGTTGTTGATAATGTTGTTAGGGCGATTAATAATAGTCCATCATTGGCTAATGATATGTCTCAAAGTTTTATACCATCGGATTTAGATTACACATCTTTTACCTTACCACCTCAATTTAATTAAAATTAAAAAGTTTCTATTTATAATATAAATGCCAACATATTTAGATTTTAATAACACCAAAACTTTCAGGGACTTTTTAATTTCAAAAACTCTGAATAGACCGAATGGACCTCAAACGTTCACGGATGCGAATTATAGTGTTCAGAATCTAAATAATTTTGCTAATGTCGACCCCGGTGACGTTAAAACAAATTGGGCGGTTTATTTTGGACAAAATTTTATCAATTTATATGTTCCACCCAATAACACAATTGAAGAATATACTGACACATCTTTACCGTCTTTAGCTTTATTATTAGGTGGTATAAATCCAGCTGGATATGTAAATTCATTCGAACCCCAAACAACAAATTTAATTAGTATTATGGCGGGCCAAAACTTCGATAGTGATTCGAGGTTAATGAAATTCGCCACACAAAACATTAGAGAAAACAAACAAGGACCTGTCTTTGCTAGATTACAACAAAATTTGGAATCCGCAACATTAGGTAGGGTTAGGGCGTTAGATGCGTTAGGTGGAAATACCGCGACTGCAATTAATATTGTTACAGGTAGAGAACCTTTAGTTGAAAAAAATTATAAGATTACCGTTGCTAAAAGTTTATTAGGAAAGGGTGTTGATTTTCTTCAAACAGTTGCAGGTATTGAATTCCCTTTTAGTGAAATACCTGGCGATTATTTAACCAACCCAAGAAACCCTATTGAAAATAGACCAACACCAAAAACAGAAGCCGGCGCTATTTTACAAGACGTTACTGGTGTTTTAGGAAGTTTAGTTGGTATTCAAAGAAGACCTAAACTCGGAAGAAAACCTTCCGATTTAATGATTGAATACATGGGAGAGGGTCAGAAACAAATATTATTTGACCAATTAACATATTCAACATATGCTCCAAATTATACAACAACAGCGAGGTCACAACAGTCATCAAAAATTTTCAATTTTGCGAATAGTTTTGCTCAAGGGGTAAAAACTGTTTTAGGATTAGAAGCACCAAAAGGTGTCGCATATATTGGAGACGATAGAAGTGAAGACGTGAAATATACCATGTCAGACTTTAATGACAACATGGTTAAAAGTAGTTACTTCTTAAGTTTAATGTTTGACCCGGTACAAGCCGCGTTATTCGAGAGACAAAGAAATATTTCCCAAGGTGGACCAATTAGTGGTAAACTGACGTGGATTAGTAAGAACTCACAAAACAAAATTGGATTATGGAACGAGGAATTCCAATCAAGAGAAAGTGATACGTACAACAATTCAATTTCAACAAAATACGGATTTAGAGAAGATTCAATTTTGGGTAAAACTCAAGAAATCTTGGATTCAATGCCTAAAGATGGTCAAGCCACAAGAACACACGTTGGTAATGTTATTGACCAAACAAGTAGAATTTTTAAAGAAGGTGACAGTATGTTGTCTCGAGGTTCCGCAATTAAATTTGTTGACAAGTATAAACAAGAAACAGGTGCTGAATATTGTAGGGTGTGGACCAAAGATAGGTCTTATATGAACTATTCAGACACAATGAAAAGAACCGCTAATATCAGAAAATTTGATGATAGTGTAATGGGTGGTGAGAGCAGACCTTGGAATATTAATATCGCACCAATGTCAAGCGGAAACTATGATGCAAAAAATAGTTTTAAAAACTCATTTGGTGCAAAGAATTCAACAAACATATTTGAATCACCCACAGGTGATGGATTTTACGCTAAAAAATATATGTTCTCAATTGAGAACTTAGCATGGAGAACATCTAATACACCTGGTTTCACATACAATGATTTACCATTCTGTGAGAGAGGTAATAATGGAGGTAGGGTTATGTGGTTTCCTCCGTATGATTTGAAAGTTAGCGAGAACAACCAAGCTAGATGGCAAGACAATACGTTTTTAGGTAGACCTGAACCAATATATACTTATCAAGATACTTCTAGAAGCGGTCAATTATCATTTAAGGTTGTAGTGGACCACCCAAGTATTTTAAATTTATTGGTTAGAGAATACTTTAAAGGAATGTCCGATGAAGAATCGGAAAATTATATCAACGCATTTTTTGCGGGGTGTGAGGAATTAGATTTCTACGCATTAATCAGAAGATTCGCTCAATTAGATACAAACGATATAAAACTAATTCAAAGTTTCTTAAATCAAGGACAAGACCCCGAAACTATCAAACAATATAAGGTAACCACTGAGTATCCAACAGAAACAACACCAACAAACACAACAACACAAGGTAACGAAGCAGATTCTAAAGCTGTTGATGAGGTTATAATTAAATTAAAGTATGAAAACGATATACCGGGACCAAGAGATAAAGTTGATACCACACAAAATTATACACAATTATACAAAGCTTACAAAGACCAAAAACAAGCTTATATTAATGAATTAGGTGCCGCGTTAAATACTTTAACTGGTTTGTCTCAAACAGACACTCAAGTAAAAACAGAAAAATCTTTTATTTTTGGTGATGCTAATCACGTTATAACACAATCCGACATTGATGCTCAAAAAACAAAAATCGGTGATTATTTTGATGAAGCCGATGTGTCATTTAATAAATATGAATCTAGTTTAAATAGTTTAATATCAGACATATCTGGTAAAACAGCGGAAACAATTAGATTTCAAATTTTATCTTCATGTTCATCAGTTGCAACCAATGATTACAACGAAAGATTATCACTAAGAAGAAGTCACTCCGTAATTCAAGATATTTTTGATAGATTATCGGCTGTCGGAGGAAAAAAAGAATGGCAAATAAAATGGCCAACAAATTTAAATTTAGTAAATAAAAATAATTCTGATAACGACAAAGAAATAATTCAAAAAGGAGAACCTATTGTAATTGTAAAAGAATATAGTACAAAAGATTTTGGTTTTGAACATGATACTAAAATTATTGTAGAATCGGTCAATTATGGTGAAACATTAACTGGAACCCAACCTGATAAAGATTGTGTTAATAAAGATTTCGTTAGAGTACCAAAATTAAAACAATACTCACCAATTGCGTTCTATTGTAGACAAACTGCAATGTCTTTAAAGTACAATAATAAATCAGAGAAGAAACAACCCGAAACACCCGCACCACAACCACCCATAACAAAAATTGAGGAAAATGGACAAGTTGTTGTAAATCCACCAACAAGGAAACCGGCAATTGACCCATTAAAAAGAATCATTGCAAAAACACTATCTGAATGTTTTTACTTTAAAAAATTAGAAGATAGTGACCCTGTTGTTTTTTCATCACTTAAAGAAAAATTAAAATATTTTCATCCCGCGTTTCACTCAACAACACCTGAAGGTTTAAATGCGAGACTTACATTTTTACAACAATGTATAAGACCGGGTGATACCATACCAATTAAAGGTATATCAGAAGATTCGGATGTTAGAGCAAGAAATACCTCTTTTGGTCCACCACCTGTTTGTGTATTAAGAATCGGTGATTTTTACCATTCAAAAATAGTCATTAGAGATGTGAACATATCTTTTGATGACGGAGGTCAAATATTGTGGGATTTAAACCCTGAAGGTATTGGTGTACAACCAATGATTGCTTCGGTCACACTATCGATAAACTTTATTGGTGGTCAAGGTCTTTCAAAACCTGTTGAACGACTTCAAAACGCTCTATCATCTAATTTTTATGCCAACACCGAAATGTACGATGAAAGGTCAATTGCAACAAATGAAACAATCGGTGGTAAGAAGGCCGAAGAATTTACTCGTGAATTTTTAGAAGATTTGAACAAAACTTATGGTAATGCCATTAACAAAACCAATCAATCTCAAAATACTAAAAATGTAAAAGGTGGAAATTATATGGGAGCCCTTGATGGTAACAGTATAAAATATACGGACATAATTAAATCCGTCTTCGCCTCAACAGAAAGTTATTTTGATAAGTACCAAGACACGTATAACAAAGTTTATACAAAATACGGTAAAGATATTACCGCTCTTTTATTTAAGGGTGAATATAGACCAATAAATCAATACGACATTTACACCTCAACATCACCAACACCGGGTAAAACATTATCATTACTTGGTTTATATAAAAAGACACAAGAATTAACAGTTTACACAACTGGATTAAAAACAGGATTAGCTAATTTTCTTAACAATTCATCATCAACTTATTTAGTTGATATGGTTGGTTTTAATAAAGAAATGACCGGCTCAATACTTACAGATACGAATGTTAAATTAAAAGATTTTATAACTAAAGAGATAATTGAAAATAAAATAAATGAACTTACCGTTTCCACTCAAATATTAGATGAACTTGAAAAATCAAGAAACCAACTAATATCTGATTTAGATAGAGTTAATTTCGTTATTAAAAATGGTAAGGATTCAACAGTACAAGACAGTGTTGTTAAATCTGTGGCAATTAGTGGATTTACTTCTGATTTATTATATAATGAATATAGTACCTGTATTGATTATATTGAGACAAATGCACCGAAATTAGTTGATGGTCTATCTACCAATATTACATTTTTAAATCCAACAATACAATCGGCGGATTTTGAATTTATGATGAAACAATTGTTATACGATAAAGTAGATGCATTTATATCAGAGCTAAAAGACCCTTCGTTATATAAAGACCCTCTAAAAAATCAATTGAAAAAGAGATTAAATAAATTTGTTGAAAAACCAGAAGAAAAGAAATTTAAATTAACCAAATTCAAAAAAAGGAAAAGTGATAAAGAAATTAAGTTTGGAATTTCATCCACAACAGATGAAACAAACCAAACAATAATAGATGAAGCGAACCAAATCTTTTCAACATCAAACGAAGTAAAAGATAAATTAAATTATTATAGACCACAATAATGAGTAGACAGTATTTTGATAGATATCAGTTTTTTGTTGAAGATGGTAAATTTAGGATTGTACCAGGTATTGAAATCCCAATAAAACCTTCTGACAGATATATGTTTTATAAAAAAGGTAGAGATAGATTCGATAAGATATCTCAAGATTATTATGGTTCACCAGTATTTGGTTGGTTAATATTACAAGCAAATCCAACCGCTGGTAGTGTTGAATTTCAGATACCTGATAATTTTGTTATTAGAATACCTTTTCCTCTCACAACGTCTTTACAAGATTATAAAAGAAGTGTAGAATTGTATAACCTATATTATGGCGAGCAATAATGATTACCCAAATAATGAAAACATACTTGTAAAAGTTGACCAAAACAATCTTATTTATGTTGACCCAAATAGTGTTGTTGATGCAAACGGAGAAGTTCAACCAAGAGGACATAAACAAGAAAACTTAGTCATGTATGTGAACTTGGAAGCTGATTTGATTCCAAGAACGACTCTTATTGCTGACGATAACGTAGGAAATACACTAACTCAAGTTGCAAAAGGTAATCTCAATTTTTTAAGAAACGCAAGTGGTGATGGGAACTTTGATGCCACATGGACTGACGCTTTTGTTCCCAAACCAATTCAGGGTCAAGAATCTACATATAAAGATGGATATGACGTAACATTCGGTGAGGACCAATTCAAAGACCCAACAGGACAATCTTTTGGTATTGATTCAATTAATATTGACGTAAAAGGTGCCAACTTTGTTCCACAAATCACTATAAACTTTGTTGACGTAAGAGGTAAAACTCTTTTCGAATCTTCTGAAAACTCACCTTATCGAGCTTTCTTCCATTTACCGTGGCCAATTTTTTATTTAACAGTTAAAGGTTACTACGGTAAAGCCATTCGTTATAGATTACATATGACCGATTTTAAATCGAGATTTAATGAATCTAATGGTAATTTTGAAATAACAACAAAGTTTGTTGGTTCAACTTTTGCATGGTTAAACGATATCCCATTGTCTGCAATTATCAACTGCCCTTATATGTTTTTGGTCGAAGAAAAAGACAATACAAAATTTAATGAAAGTACAGGATTATATGAAAAAAGAGTAAAACAATCATCAAGAGGTTATACGATATTAAAATCGGTGTATAGACAATACGAACAAAAAGGTTTAATCCCAAAAGGTTTTCCTGTTCGTACCCTAAAAGAAATTGGTTACATCGCTGAAACTCTTGATAAAATACTTGAACAACAAATTTTTAGTAAAGTCAGTATGGATGTCTTTTCTGGTATAAAAGAAATGGACACCCTTCTCAATGATTTTGAAAATTCAATTAAGGCTTGGGGTAAACAATATCTATCACAAGAATATACATCATTTACTAAAACTGCAACCAATAATGAAACAATTAGTGATTTATGGTTTTATTTGAACGCGAAAGATAAGACAGAGACAAAACATATATTAGGTAACGGAGCGGGTGCTCTTGAACTCCTTTTATCTAGTTTCAATGCCGCTATGGGTAAAACCAAACTTTTAACTCAAGAACTATTAAATCAAACAAGTGGAGACTTCAAAAGGATTTCAATTAGGAATGTTAAAAACGTAAGTTCATATTATAAAGTTCTTAATGATAAAAAAGTAGTTGTACATATTGATGGAATTTTTGAAGACATTTTTCAAATAAGAAAATCATTTGAGGAACAAAGAAAAAAAGTCGAAGATGATGTTGAATCAGAAATGAATAAGGTCATCAAAAGTAAAGAATATGGATTTGGATTCGAACCAACCGTAAGAAATATGTTTGCGGTTTTATTAGCTAATGCTGAGGTTTTTATTAGGTTAATGAAAGATGTTCATAACAAGGCTTTTGATGCTGCTAATAATAGAAAAAAGACTTTAACAAATTTATCAAAAGAATCAAAAGGTGAAAACATATATCCATGGCCTGAAGTAAAAAAACCCCAAGGTGGTGGTAAACAAAATGTAATTGCGTATCCCGGTGATGAAGAATTAGTTCACAAATTAAAATCTTATGACAAAACCCTTTGGCCTGAAATTGACTTTATTGAAGAGTATATTAAAATTGTAACCAATAGGGTAGAAACAAACGTAAATGGGGAACCCACAAGAAATGATGTAAATTATGTTTTTGATTCAAATACTGAAAATCAAAAAATTGAAGACTTATCAGGTATTGACGTTATAAATGAATCTATACCATTTATTGATAAAAGTTACGCGGGATTTGTTTACGAATTGTACGAAAGAGCACTGTATTCAACATTGTTTGATTCTTTTAATGACCAAATGATTAGACAGTTGGCCAATGAAGAATTTAAAAATATTCAAGAATTAATAAAAGACGATAACGATATTATTGAGTTAGCAAAAAAAATAACCAATAAAGACCAATTAATTGCTCCTGTTACAAAAACAGAATTAAGAGAAAACGGTGTTATTCAAAAAAATGAAGATGGGACACCTAAGACCACTACGGTTTATGATGGATATCTACCTGGATTATCACCATATGAAAGATTCAATTATTTTAAAGACCATCTACCAACAACCAATTATATATCTTCAGTCATTGACGAACCATTTAAATTTGAAAAATATGACGAGACAGCAACTAACCCTACGGGTGATTTAAAAGAAGATGATTTAAATAAAATTTTAATTGATTACGAACCTGAAACATACAGGACAGACATATACCCCTTCAATTCAACAACATATTTGAATTATTTAGGTAAAACAAATTTCACAAGAGATAATTTTAAATTTAATGGCATTTTAAAAGTTAACAGTTCTCAAGGTTTTATATGTTCACCAATAGAATCTAAATCATGGGTTAAACCATCAGCAGACAGCACTGACTTTTTTAAAAATACGATTAATGTTACAGGAAACACAACCTCAATATTAAACACACCATATTTTCATAATCAATTATTTAATGATTTTAATAAATCAACTTTACGAGGTAAGTACGCTGGTTCATCGTATTTGTTATTAAACTCATTACCTTTCATTGATTTAGATGAACAAATAACATTTGGAGGTCAGTCAATATTAACATCTTCTTTATTTAGAGAAGTATCGTCTACACATTTTATACCATATCATTTAATGTTAAAATGGGGTTCAATTTATCATAGATATAAAACACACTTAATAGATGGTTACGATATTTTGAATGGATGTGTAAATTCAAGCTATGTTACAAAACCATTAACAGGTAAAACCCTATTTGATAATAATGGTGCACTAATAACATACACATCAACAAACGCAAGTAGTAGTGGTACTACGATTAATGTACCAAGTACAATAGGACTACAAACAGGAATGACCGTTACGGTTATTGCTGGTACAGGACAAACAGCGCCGAATACGTACATTACAAATATTACAAGTACTACAGGATTTACAATTTCACAAACTCCACTTACAGGACTAACAGGTGCCACAGTATTTGCTGTTTATGATGAATATGTGACCTTTGATATAGTACCAAAAATTTCCACATCATCAGGTTCAACTTCAGGTGTTACATATACTGGTTACACTAATGCAGGTATTAGACCGTTCTATCAAACTGTGTACAGTCAAATAGTAAATGACTATGCAACTTATGATATAACTTTAGGTAATGTTTCATATTCTTCCACAAGTACATCGGGTAAATTATTACATAGGGTTACACAAAAAAGCGGTATGAATTATTGGGACGTGGTTATGGATAATTCCAAATACATAACCTCAGACAAAAACTACACTTTATTACCATCTCTTGGGGGACATAAAAATAGTGACATATCCAATAGTAACACATTCACAGTAGCTGAGGAGTTGACATTTAAAACACTTTGGTACCTAAACGACACTCTTTCAACTAGTTTTAGTGGACAAACGTTCCCAAGTCCGTACGATTATTTTAGGACAACAGGTAACACATATTCAATATCAACTAATTACAAAAAGGCGTTAGATTTAATCGGTACATTTAGCCCTCAAATACTTGAGTATTTTGAAAGTTTCTTTCTTGATTTTGCTAGTGAAAAAATAAATGAAGAAATACCGTATAACATTTTTAGGAATATTAGTTATCCTAAATTCCAAGATATGTTAAAGAAATTATCCGTTGTTGAAAAGAAAGACGATGATAGTAATGATATTGATTTATTAATTGGTAACACATTAAAAGAAAGACAAAAAAGAAACGCTGAATCTATCACTACAGATATATTAAGTGCTAACAACTTAATAAAATTTACGTTAGCAAACCCAAAAGAAATTGATGCCAATTCTTTATATGGTTTGACAGCGGTTCAACCTTATAAGTCTTTGACAACTTATAAACCACAACCTTTCAGTGCTTCAGATTTAACAACCCCAAATCTTAATTTTATTAAATTATATATTGGTGAAGATATTGATAGTTACTATGTTAATTTCTTTAGTTTATTGGACGTTAAATTAACTGAAGATAACATAAAAAAACATAGGCCGTTGGCTCAAATATATGGTGGATATCGAAAAGCGGGAGGAACCAACACCAAAGCCGCGTTTTTAACTTATTTACAAGATTCAATAATACTTAAAAATACAGGTGGAACAAATGTTCCAAAAGGGGCTGAAGCTAGACTTGCTTTGTATTTGAATACACTTTTACCATTATTAGGTAATTTAACGAGTAACGCCACGGGTAATCCTGCTGCTAGTATTGATATGTTTAGAGGTTACAATTCAACTCAAACAAAGTTAGAATTGTATAACACTTTCAAATCATTTAACGATAAATGGACCGCCGGTAATTCAATTGGTCAACGTTTGTTACTTGAGGAATTTTTATTCTTAGACAAAGCCAATAGAGACATTGGTGATAAATTTTATTTAAACATAGATAAGTTTACACCTTTATTGGACCCAAACAACTCTAAACTTCCTTTGTACAACGCCATTTCTATGATAATACAAGGTACTGGATTAGATATGAGAGCGTTACCTGCCTATATAAATTTTTATGGTAATAACTTGACAAATAAGAATAAAATAACACCATCAAAAAAAGTGGCATCAACTTTATTTGGTACATTCTTAGAGGTTGATTATCAAGAGGCGACACCAAAAGTTATCATACAATTAGTTGGACAAACATCGAAAAGAATTGATATGTCCAATAGTAAGGCGTATAAGTTTGTTGACGATAGTTTTTATATTGGTGGACAAACTCCAAACCCATTATTAATAACATCATTAGAAGGTTTCTCACAAAACGATTTATCAAAATCTAATAGGGTAGTTGCGTTTGAGGTGAGTTTTGGTGACCAAAATCAAGGTATATTCAAAGGAGTTACATTAGACCAAAGTACACTAAAAAATACATCAGAGTCTTTTCAAGTTTTAGAAAATCTATCAAGGTCGGCTTCAGGTGCTGGTGTTCATAATGTAGACACAAGTTTATTCGATTATTATAAACAAGCATCATATAAATGTGGTGTAACTGCCATGGGTAACGTTATGATTCAACCAACAATGTTCTTTTACTTAAAAAACATACCTATGTTTAGGGGTTCATATTGGATTACTGAGGTTTCTCATCAAATCAAGGGTAATAACATCTCAACAAGTTTTTCAGGAACACGAATACCATATACTTCATTACCTGACCCTAAAGACTCATTTGTTGCAAGTTATCGAATTCTATTTGATAAAATTCAAGCAAAAGCTATTGCTAAAATCAAACAGAGAGCCGCTAACGATACCGACACCGACCAAGAAGTTATATACCAAGGAATACCATATGTTACGGACAGACAAGGTAAAAATATACAGGGTGAAACGGTTATTCAAGAAGTTGGTATTAACAGATTTGGTGTACCATATAATGGATATAATGAAACTCGTCTAATACAAAAAGTTAGAAACGGTAATGAGGAATGGTTTAGAACTATTGTATATAAAATGGGTGGAGAAAAATACCCAATAGATGACGCACAAGGATTTAATCTCACAAACGGAATTACATGGTCTGACGTTAAGGATTCAAGTTATAAATTCTATAATGTGGATTTTCAATTGTCAAGAACCATTACTAATGATGTTATAAAAACTGCTAAAACAACATTTAAGAACCCTAAAAACAATACTCAATTAACAGTAAATCCTAATTACCAATTAGACAAAACTGTTGGTTCAATAGTGGTTGAAGGTCCAATTAGTAGAGGACCGAAGTCTACCGAGATTGGTATGGGTATGTCACCGAAACTTATGTCCGAATTAGGACTATACGATGGAGACGTTGTATACTTTAAAATGGATTAATTTTTAAGTTTTCCACTTTTTTAGATATTTATTAAAGAAAATACCATGAACAACGAAAAATTGAATAATACTTTGGATAACTACATGAAAAATCCAAAACAAGTAAAATCCGTTTCAAAAGACGGAATGGAAACAGAAGAATGCGACCTTCAAACCGGTGAATGTTATGTTATCAGGTCTAAGGATGGTATAGTAGAAAGAATAAACAAAAAATTTATAACCGAAGACGGTAGACAACTTTTACAAGACTAACTATGAAAAAATTAGAAAAATCACTTATGGAAGAACTCGCGAGATACAACGCGATTAACAAATATGCAAAAACCTTAATGGAACAAGGTGAAGTACCACCTCCTGTTGGAGATGTACCACCCCCACCACCTGGTGATGTACCACCTATGGACCCAGCAGCACCGATGCCCGCTGAAGTCCCACCAGCACCGGCAGCACCCGTGGAAGATACCGAAGAAATCGATATCACAGATTTAGTTAATATGACTAAATCAATTAAAAAGGATTTGGATGATAGCAAATCTAATAACAATGATGTTGTTGGTAAAATGGAAACAGTATTTACTAAACTGACAGATTTGGAACAAAAATTATCTCAGATGGATGCGGTAATGAACAAAATTGATGAATTAGGTAGCAAGGTTGAAACCATGAAAGAAAAATCACCACAAGAAAAGTTGGAGTTACGTTCTTTGGATTCATACCCTTTCAATCTAAATCCCCAAGAGTTTTTTGCTCAAAAACAAGGTGAGATGCAACAAACAGGTAAAAACGAATACGTCCTCACCAAGCAAGATATTGAAGATTATTCAAACGACACAATAAAAGATAGTTTTAACGCAGAAACAGAGGAAGATGAATTTAAGTTCTAAAGTAAACTTCTTATTAGGTTTACAATTACAAATGAAAATAAACCATTGGCAAACAAAAGGTATTGCCAGGCACGACGCTTTTGGTAAAACCTATGATGGTTTATCAGACCTTATTGACGAATTTGTTGAGGTTGCCATGGGTAAATATGGTAGATTTACACTTGAAGAGGATACAAATACTATTCAGTTAGTAAACCTTTCAGAGGTCAATCCCGTTGACATGGTCAAAGTTTGTACTGAAGCTCTTGTTGAGTTCTCAGATGACTTAGATGATAGATTAGACACTGATTTGTTAAATTTAAGAGATGAGATGCTTGGTTTATTGAATAAATTACTGTATCTTTTAACTCTTGAGTAACCCCTTCCCAAAACAATTTTAAAAAAAAAGAGAGTCAGATTTTGTAATCTGACTTTTTTTGTCTATACTTTACATAGAAACATTTTCTAACTTTTAAAAAACAAACATATGATGTCAACAACAGAGTCAGTACTGGCACAGTACGAAAAAGACAAACAGGTCGCAAGCGGCAACACAAACAAGGTATCCCAAGAGGATAGAATGAAGAAGTATTTTACCACACTCCTACCAAAAGGTGAAAGAAGTGGTGAAAGAAGAATTAGAATCCTACCTATGAAAGATGGTAGTAGCCCATTTGTTCCCGTGTATTTCCACGAGGTACAGGTTGATGGTAATTGGGTTAAACTGTATGACCCAAATCAAGAAGGTAAACGTTCACCATTGAACGAAGTACATGAAGGATTAAAAATGACAGGTGACGAACAAGATGCTATTTTAGCTCGTCAGTATAAATCTAAAATGTTCTATATCGTAAAAGTTATTGATAGAGATAGAGAACAAGATGGTGTTAAATTTTGGAGATTTAAAAGAAACACTAAAAGTGAAGGTGTTTTGGATAAAATTGCACCTCTTTTCAGAAATAAAGGTGATATTACCGACCCACAGAAAGGAAGGGATTTGATTCTTAATCTTAACCTAACTAAGGCGGGTAACGGTAGAGAATACACAACAATTACATCTATCATCCCTGAAGACCAATCACCACTACACTCTGATTCAGTTATTGCAGATACTTGGATTAATGATGAATTGGTTTGGTCTGATGTATATTCTAAAAAACCTGAAGAGTATTTAGAAATGATTGCTAAAGGTGAAGTCCCAAGATGGGATACAACAACTGGTAAATATGTTTCAAATTCCACTCAAGAAATTGAAATGTCTAAACCATCTTCACCAACAAAAACATCAGTTCCTCAAGTTGACCCACAAGAAGACATGGAGGGGGATGACGACCTACCATTCTAATTAAAATGAACTTGGACACATACTTAGACATTGTGTCCAAGTTCTTCTTTTTTAATTAAAAACAATAGAAAATATACAATGGCAATCAAGAAAAAAGAATTCGATTATATATCCAAATTCTCATCAAAAACAAAATATAAGGATGAAAACTTTTATTATTGTGGTGAGGCGTTTAACAACGCATGTGGATTACCAGGACCCGTGATGGGAGGTATTAATATGTTCTTAGGACATACAAACTCATCAAAAACAACCGCAATGATTTTAGCTGCGGTTGATGCACAAAAGAAAGGCCATTTACCCGTACTTATTATCACTGAAAGAAAATGGAAATGGGAACACGCAATTGAACTTGGTTTCCAAGCTGAAAAAGATGCGAATGGCGAGTGGACAGGTGATTTTATTTTCAATGATTCATTTGACTATATTGAACAAGCAACCGATTTTATAAATGACATCATTGATGCTCATGAAAAAGGTGAAATCCCAAGACACATTTTATTTTGTTGGGATTCAATTGGTTCAATACCATGTAAGATGACTTTTGATGGTAAAGGTGGTAAACAACACAACGCAAGTGCATTATCCGATAAAATTGGTATGGGTATTCACTCAAGAATTACCAAATCAAAAAAAGAAGATTACCCATCTAAAGACTCGTCATATTATTTGACAATGGTTGTGGTGAATCAACCATGGGTAGAATTACCTGACAATCCAATGGGTCAACCTGAAATCAAACCAAAAGGTGGTGAAGCATTAAAATTAGCGTCTTCACTTATCTTCTTATTTGGTAATCAGAAAAAATCAGGTATCAACCACATTGATGCAACCAAAGACGGTAGAAAAATTGTTTACGCTGTTAGAACCAAAATTTCAATCCTTAAAAACCACGTTAATGGATTAGGTTACAAAGACGGTAAAGTTATCGTTGTCCATAATGGATATATTGCCGACACCAAAGAAGCTTTGGAGTCGTATAAAAAAGAATATTCAAGTTTTTGGAAAGAAAAATTAGGGTCTAGCGACTTTGATTTAGCGGAATCAACAACTTACGATTTCGAAGAAGAAGATTAATTTTTGTTTAACCCTATAAGAGTGATGATTAATGTCTAATGTATTATTGGTAGATGGTGACAATTTACTTACTATTGGTTTTTTTGGATTAAAAAATCACTTTTATAAGGGGGAACATATTGGTGGGATATATCATTTTATAAACACCTTAAGACGAACAATTGAAATCCATCATTTGGATAAGATTGTCGTTTTTTGGGATGGACAAGATGGTTCTATAACAAGAAAAAGGTTCTACCATCAATACAAAGAGAATAGAAAATCTCGTATCAGGTCTGAAGAAGAATTACATTCTTACGGAAAACAAAGAAACAGAATTAAACAATATCTTGAAGAACTATTTGTTAGACAAGGTGAATATGAATTCTGTGAGTCAGACGATTCAATCGCATATTATGTTCAAAACTCACCAAAAGAAAACAAAATAATTTTTTCTTCAGATGGTGATTTGACTCAATTAGTTTCAGAAAATACCAAACTCTTTAATCCCTCACACAGTAAAATATACCAACCAAATGATATGTTCGTTTATGACCATGAACAAATTCTTATACAGAATATAAAATTGGTCAAGATGATTTGTGGTGACCCATCGGATAATATTGCGGGCATCAAAAATTTAGGTGTCAGGAGATTAATTTCATTAGTTCCTGAAATTAAAACCGAAGAGATTACCGTTGAATTTATTCTTGAAAGATTTAACAATTTATTTGAGGAAGACAACGATAATCGTCTTGTAAAGAATCTTCTGACAGGTGTTACCAAATATGGGATATTAGGTGAGGAATTTTTTGATGTCAATAGTCGTATTGTAAGTCTTGATAATCCTTTCTTAACTGATGAAGCAAGGGAATCTATAACTTCATTAATAAACGATTTGATTGACCCTGAAGGTCGGTCATATAAAAACACCATGAAGATGATGATGGAAGATGGTATATTTTTATTACTTCCAAAATCGGATGATGCGTGGATAAACTTCCTCAATCCATTTTTAAGATTAACAAGAAAAGAAAAGAATAAAAAATTAATTAAAATCAAAAACAATGAGTAATCAAGAAGTAACAAAGTTCGAGTTCCTTTTGACATTAGAAGGAAACATTATCTGTCAGCGCTTCTTCAATGTAAGAGAGCATAACCCAAAGTCGAGACGTTCTATGGATTTACACTATTACGTTAAAAATATTTGTGACGATATTGGTGTAGATTTGAAAACAAAAACATTGGATTATCTACATGAAAATCGTGATTATTTTTACGGTTTGGATAGTGCAGAAACCGATGAACAAAATGAAAAAGAGTACTTTTTGCTCGAGATTAAGATGGGTGACGATGTATTTATTCAAAGGATGTTTTCCGCTAAAGTCTATCACCCAAAGGTTAGATATACGGTAGACATTCGTCCTTATTTAAAGAGATATTTGTCAGATTTAACCGACATTTTATCATCTAGAGATTTGGAAACAACTTATTTAAACTATCAATTATAAAAAAATAAAAAACTATGTCAGAAAAAAATTTTGGTTTTCTCGGAGCGTCATTTCAACAAACGTTAATTAAATCAATTGTAGAGGATAAAAAGTACGGTGAACAGATTATTGATGTAATCGAGAGCAAATATTTTGATAATAGTTCTTTTAGATTTATTACCTCCCATATCAAAGAGTACTATCAGAAATATGGGAAAATTCCTGATTATCAAAGTTTGTGTCAAACTATAATTCTTGAAATGGGTTCACAAGAAACCGCGAGAATACATTTAGATACAATTCACGACATCAAAGAAAATACCGTAGATGACCCAATGGTCAGAGAAGAGGCTTTGAATTTTTGTAAACAACAAAATTTAAAGAAGGAACTTAAAATGGTAACAACCATTATTGAAAATGGTAAATTCCAAGAGTATCATAAGATTGAAGGTATTATTCAAAAGGCACTACAAGTCGGATTACCACCTGAAGAATGTATGGATGTTTTTCACAATATCGACGCCGCTTTAGAAAAAGATAATAGACAACCAATACCAACAGGTATAGAGGGTCTTGACACCGCTTTAAAAGGTGGTTTGGGTATTGGGGAACTTGGTGTTGTATTAGCACCAACAGGTACGGGTAAAACGACCATATTATCATTATTTGCAAATACTGCTTACTTACATGGGTACAATGTTCTTCAAATATTTTTTGAAGACAATCCCGATAACATCAAAAAGAAACATTACACAATTTGGTCAGGAATTGCACCCGATGAACAACCTGAAAATAAAGATTTTGTAAAAGAAAAGATAAACGAGGTTCAAACTCAAAGTAAAGGAACCTTGGATATTTTAAAGTTACCAAGTGATTCAGTTTCAATATCTGAGATTAAATCTCGATTGAGAAAAAGAATTTCAGAAGGTAAAAAGATTGACCTTTTAGTTATTGATTATGTCGACTGTATCAGTCCCGAAAAATCTAATTTCGGTGAAGAATGGAAAGGTGAAGGTTCAGTAATGAGAAGTTTAGAAGCGATGACAAGTGAATTTGGAATTGTTATATGGACGGCTACTCAGGGTAACAGAGAATCTATTTCATCTGAAGTTGTAAACAGTGACCAAATGGGTGGGTCAATTAAAAAAGCGCAAATTGCCCACGTAATTTTATCAATAGGTAAAACCATAGAACAAAAAGAACATAACTTAGCAACCATGACTTTACTTAAGTCAAGAATTGGTCGTGACGGAATTATTTGGCAGAATTGTAAATTTGACAATAGACTGTTAGTCATTGATACTGAGTCTCAAACAACACTCCTTGGTCATAAAGAGGAGAAACAAAAAAACGCTGCTGACAGGGTGAGAGAAGCTTTCACCAAAAGACAGGAAACTTTAAACAGAAATTAATAATTATTATCACCATGACAGAGAAGATTTTGAAAGAAAATCCAGGACGTTTTGTCCTTTTTCCAATCGAACACCACGACATTTGGAAACTTTACAAACAACAAGAAGCATGTTTTTGGACTGCTGAAGAAATTGATTTAGCTCAAGACATTTATGATTGGGAAAACAAACTAAATGAAGATGAACAACATTTTGTTAAAAACGTATTAGCATTTTTCGCCGCTTCGGATGGTATTGTAAATGAAAACATTGCAATGAATTTTGTGAATGCGGTACAATATACGGAAGCTAAAATGTTTTATGGTTTCCAAATCATGATGGAAAATATTCACAGTGAAACTTATTCTTTGTTGATTGATACATATATCAAGGATAAACAAGAACAAGGTAGATTATTTAATGCAATTGACACAATCCCTGCTGTTAAGAAAAAGGCGGAATGGGCGTTAAAGTATATTGAAAAGGGTACCTTCGTTGAAAGACTTATTGCCTTTGCTGCTGTTGAGGGTATTTTCTTTTCTGGCTCATTCTGTTCTATTTTCTGGCTCAAAAAACGTGGTTTAATGCCGGGTTTAACCTTTTCAAATGAGCTTATTTCAAGAGATGAAGGAATGCACTGTGACTTTGCTTGTCATTTGTTTAATCACCATATTGAAAATAAATTAAGTGAGAAGAGAATTAAAGACATTATCTGTGGAGCTTTAGAGATTGAAAAAGAATTTATTTTAGAGGCACTACCTGTTAAACTAATTGGTATGAATTCAGATTTGATGTCTCAATATTTGGAATTTGTGACCGATAGACTATTAATGTCATTAAATTGTTCAAAGGTCTACAATGTTGAAAATCCATTTGATTTCATGCAAAATATTGCTCTTCAAGGTAAGACTAATTTCTTTGAAAAAAGAGTTGCTGAATATCAAAAAGCTGGTGTGAATAATAACGTTTCCATTGAAGATATGGATACATCATTTGAAGATATAGATTTTTAATTAGATTATGAAAGTAAAAAAGAGAGATGGCTCATTGGAAGAAATGAGATATGACAAAATCACCAGAAGAATACAATATTTCTGTGATGATTTGAATTTAGAATACATTGACCCAACATTAGTGACTCTTAAAGTTACTCAAGGGATTTACGATGGTATATCTACAACTGAGTTGGACACATTAGCAGCCGAGACGGCTGCGTCTATGGTAACAACACATTCAGACTATGCTAAATTAGCTGGAAGATTGGCGGTGTCAAATCTACATAAAACGACACCAAAAAAGTTTTCCCAATGTATTAAAGAACTTCACTCATTTATTGAACCAAGAACAGGAAAAGATTCATCTTTAATATCAGATGAGGTTTATCAATTTGTGATTCAAAACAAAGAATCTTTAGATGGTGCGATTGTTCAAGAGAGAGATTTTGATTTTGATTATTTTGGATTTAAAACTCTTGAACGTTCTTACCTTTTGAAAATCGGAAGAAGAATCGTTGAAAGACCTCAATATATGTACATGAGAGTTGCTGTTGGTATTTGTAATGGTGACTTAGAAACTGCTTTGAGAATTTATGACGATTTATCACAACATTTTTACACTCACGCAACTCCAACTTTGTTTAATGCCGGTACTCGTAGACCACAAATGTCTTCTTGTTTCTTAATTGGTAATAAAGGTGATGACATTGATGGTTTGTTTGACACAATTAAAGATGTTGCTAAAATTTCAAAATGGGCTGGTGGTATCGGACTACATGTTCATGATGTTAGAGCCAAGGGTTCATATATTAAAGGAACAGGTGGTGAATCAGACGGACTACTCCCGATGATGAAAACATACAATGAAGTCGCTCGTTGGATTAATCAGGGTGGTAAAAGAAAAGGTTCTTTCGCGATTTATCTTGAGCCATGGCACGCAGATGTTTTTGAATTTATTGATTTGAGAAAAAATCACGGTAAAGAAGAATTAAGGGCTCGTGATTTATTCTTAGCGATGTGGACACCCAATCTTTTTATGAAAAGAGTTGAGGAAGACGGGGAGTGGTCACTATTTTCACCTGATGAAGCTCCTGGTTTGTCAGACGCTTATGATGACCCATTTTCTTTTACTCAAGAATTCACAGAATTGTACGAAAGGTATGAGAAAGAGGGTCGAGCAAGAAAAGTTGTTAAAGCGAGAAAATTAATGGACGCAATTTTAACGGCACAAATTGAGACCGGTACCCCATACATGTTGTACAAGGATGCTGCTAATTACAAATCAAACCAAAAGAACTTAGGTACAATTAAATCATCTAATTTGTGTACCGAGATTATTGAGTACTCAAGCCCAACAGAACAAGCGGTTTGTAATTTAGCGTCAATCGCATTACCAAAATACATCATTAATAAAGAATTTAATCATGAACTACTTTATGATAATGTATATCAAGTTGTGAAAAACCTAAACAACGTTATTGATTTGAATTTTTACCCTACTGAGGAAACAAAACTTTCAAACATGAAACATAGACCAGTTGGTTTAGGTGTACAAGGATTGGCGGATGTGTTTTGTATGTTAAAATTACCTTTTGAAAGTGAGGATTCGGACAAATTACAAGTAGAAATATTTGAAACAATTTATTTCGCGGCTCTCACATCGTCTAAAGACTTGGCTGTTGAAAACGGGGCGTACTCTTCATTTGAAGGTTCTCCGTTATCTAAAGGTCAATTTCAATACGAGTTATGGGGTAAAACAGACAAGGACACAAGTGGAAGATGGGATTGGAAGTCACTAAGAAAAGATGTTGTTAAACATGGTGTAAGAAACTCTCTATTAGTTGCTCCTATGCCAACAGCATCTACCGCACAAATTCTTGGTAATAATGAAGCATTTGAACCATTTACATCTAACCTTTACTCAAGAAGAACATTAGGAGGTGAATTTATTGTAATCAATAAACATCTCGTAAATGAATTACTTGAAAGAGGATTGTGGTCTGACGAATTAAAGAAAAAACTAATCATGGAAAATGGTTCTGTTCAAAACATTCCTGAGGTACCTGTTGATGTGAAAGAAGTTTACAAAACAGTTTGGGAAATGTCTCAAAAAAGAATCTTAACCATGGCGGCAAACAGGTCAATTTACATTGACCAATCACAGTCTTTAAATTTATTTATTGACAACGCAAACAAAACCAAAGTTTTAGCCGCACATCTTTATGGATGGAAACTTGGTTTAAAAACGGGTATGTATTATTTACGAACCAGAGCTGCTGTTGACCCATTAAAGGGTTTAGGAATCGACACCTCAACAGCAAAACCCACAGTTGAAGCTAAAGAAGTACAAAATACTTCATACAACCAAAATAATCAAAAAGAAGAAGAAGTCGTGGAGATGTCAATACCATCAAGACCAACAGATTCTCCTTTTGAATGTGAAGGTTGTGGCTCGTAACTGTAGGTGGCTCCATTGATATTTTATAATTAACCATACATCTACTTTGTTTGATTATACAGGAGCAAAAAAATCAAACAATATATAATCCCAACTTCGGTTGGGATTTTTTTATTTATTAGTATTTGTTCTTTAGTTATATTTATTAGTATGGCGATTACATATGGTATAGATTTTCCATTCAGAATTAGTCCTAAGGGTGATTTTTTGGTTATGACCGAAACCCCTGAGAGAGAGATTCGTGCAAACTTGATTCACTTGTTATTAACAAGAAAGGGTTCAAGATATTATTTACCTGATTTTGGGACTAGATTATATGAATTTATTTTTGAACCAAATGACGCTGTAACATGGGGTCAGATAGAAGATGAAATAAGAACTGCGGTGAAATTATACATACCTAATTTAGAAATAAAATCAATTAGAGTTACACCCGCTGACCAAGACCCTGAAGAATCTATGAGCCCACAAGAAGATGAGGACTCAAGATTGTTTAGAGTTTCTGATTATTCAACCAAACCATATACCGCAAAAGTTCGAATTGACTATGACATAAATAACGAACCTTTTGTTTCGTCCGATTTTATAATTATTAACATATAATATGGCTAAAAAAATATCATACGCCGTCAGAGACTTTGCGAGTTTAAGACAGGAACTAGTTAATCTCACAAGGGAATATTATCCCGATTTGATTAAGAATACAAATGACGCATCAATTTATTCTGTTTTATTGGATTTAAATGCCGCTGTGACAGACAATTTACATTTTCACATTGATAGGGTTTGGCAAGAGACAATGCTAGATTTTGCACAACAAAGACAATCATTGTATCATATTGCCAAAACATATGGTATGAGAATACCAGGTAATAGACCATCGGTTTCTTTGTGTGATTTTACAATACAAGTACCTGTTAGAGGAGATAAAGAAGATGAGCGTTATTTGGGGACTATAAAATCAGGTGCACAAGTATCGGGTGGGGGACAAGTTTTTGAAACCATCGACGATATTGATTTCTCAAATCCCTTCAATAAAAGAGGTGAACCAAACAGATTAAAAATCCCAAATTTTGATGGTAATAATAGACTCATATCATACTCAATTGTAAAAAGAGAAGCTGTTGTAAATGGTGTAACAAGAATATATAGAAAAGTTATAACAGAAGTTGACCAAAAACCTTTCTTAAAAATATTCTTACCTGAACAAAACATATTAGGGGTGAGTGGAGTAATTCATAAAGAGGGAACAAACTTTGTAAATAATCCAACTAACTCTGAATTTTTAAGTTCTGAAAATAAATGGTACGAAGTAAAATCATTAATACAAGATAAAGTATTTGTGCCCGACCCAACATCGGCATCTGATAGTGATAATTTCATATCGGGAACATACGTTCCAGTTACAAATAAATTTATTACAGAATATACTCCCGAAAATTATTTTTCGGTAACATTTGGTTCTGGTAATGTTAATCCATTGGATAATTTGGACAACTATAACCAAGGTACTTTAAGAGTAAGTCTTGGAACGTATTTGAATAACCTATCATTAGGTGCTTTACCGAAATCAAATACAACGTTATTCATAAAATATAGAATTGGAGGAGGTAAGGATAGTAATCTCGGTATTGATATTATTACAAGTGTAGATAATGTTGAATTTTCTATTAATGGACCTAACTCATCAACGAACACTCAAGTACAAAATTCTTTAACCGTAACCAACGTAACACCAGCTGTTGGAGGTGCGGACCAACCCACAATTGAAGAAGTTAGAAACATGATAGCATATAACTTCTCTGCACAAAATAGGGCGGTAACTCTTAATGATTATAAATCTTTAATTGAGACAATGCCATCAACATATGGGGCTCCCGCTAAGGTAAACGTGATGGAAGAAGACAATAAAATAAAAATTAAATTATTGTCATATGATGAGAATGGTAATCTTATTGATACTGTTTCAAACACATTAAAAAACAACATTTTATCTTACTTAGCCGAGTACCGAATGGTTAATGACTTTTTAGAAGTTCAAAGCGGTGAAGTGGTTGATTTCACACTAGAGATTGACGTTGTTATTGATAAAAATGGTAACCAAACAGAGATTGTTAAAACTATTATCGAGGATACTGTTAGTTATTTTTCAATTGAAAAAAGAAAAATGGGTGACCCATTATTTGTTGGTGATTTATATAAAACAATAGGTGAAGTAAATGGAGTGGTAAACGCTGTCGATATAAGAGTTTTCAATAACGTAGGTGGAGAATATTCATCTTCTGAAGTGTTACAATCATATATTGACCCAACCACAAAAGAAATTGCTCAATCCGATATGACTATCTATATGAAATCTAACCAAATATATCAAATAAGATTTCCTCAGAAAGATATAAAAGTTAGAGTAAAAACATTAGGAACGACTACATTCTAATTTAATTTTTATTTATTTTTCTGGAAATCCATAATTTTCTATTTATAGAATAATGCAGAAACACAGAATTTCCACAAATATAGGTAAAGACCAAAAAGTTGTTGTCGAATTAAAAAACGACTTTGACTTATTGGAAATATTATCCCTTAAATTCACACAGACGGAGGTATACTCCTCAATGTGTGCGGACTATGGTGTTGTTTGTGGAAGAATCTTTGTAAACAATGGATTCGGTGTTCCAAATGCTAGAGTTTCTATTTTCATTCCAATATCCGAAGAAGATTCAAACGACCCCGTAATTTCTGAGTTATATCCATTTACCACGGTAGATAGTAAAAATGATGAAGGATATAGATATAATCTTTTACCAAGTCGAAAACAACACGGTGGACACGAACCAACCGGTACATTCCCTGACCAAAAAGATATTTTAACGAGAGAAGAGGTTCTTGAGGTTTATGAAAAATATTACAAATACACTGTAAAAACAAACGATGCTGGTGACTTCATGATTTGGGGTGTTCCTGTAGGGACACAAACAATTCATGTTGATGTAGATTTATCTGATATTGGGTGTTTTTCACTTAGACCTGACGATTTTATTAGACAAGGTTTAGGTGTTGACAAATTCAAAAATACATATTCGTACAAAGCGTCAAATGATTTAGACACTTTACCTCAAATAGTTTCTTTTAATCAAACTATAGAAGTTTATCCTTTTTGGGGTAACGAAGATTTATGTGAAATTGGATTAACCAGAACTGATTTTGATTTATCAAGTAAAGGGGTTAAAGTAGAGCCAAAAGCGTATCTATTAGGTTCAATATATTCGGATAAAGGTAAAAATACAATAAATAAAAATTGTAGACCAAGAGGTGAGATGGGTCGAAAATGTGATTTAACCACATTTGATGCTGTTATTGAAATAATAAGGTTTACACCAAATAAAGACAGTAGTGGTCGACCAATACTTGAGAGATACGAAATACAAGAAGATATCGAGGACGATGGTTCATTTGTGGTCCCATTACCCATGAACATGGATTTTGTGTACACAAATGAATTTGGTGAAAATGAAACAACAAATGACCCTAACAAAGGAATACCAACATCGGCTTGTTATAGATTCAGAATATCAGGTAAAAATGAAACTTTAGGTAGGGTTAGATATGTTGCTAGTTATTTGATACCAAACATTAGGGAGTACAATTCCGACGTTGATGGTTCATATGCGTTTTCATTAAATTGGGACGACTACCCAACTTCAGCCACAAGTTCATCAGTAATATTCAATCAGACTTATGGAAGTTATTATCCTGAGGATTATTTCTATAGATTTACATATAACAAAGTCTACACTGTAACATCTTACATGGGTGGGCATTTTAAAGGTGGTAAAGACAACTTTTTAGGTATAAAAGATATTGCACCAAAAGCGGAAGAAGATTGCGAATCAAGTGTTGTCACCCCACCAATAAATTATGCGTGGAGAAAGTTTAGTTTTGCAATTCTTTTGGCGATTATTATTAATGCGTTCGAAAGAGTCATATATACCGCCTTTGTTGGTGCTGTTCAAATTATCATTGCTCCATTTCAATTAATTTATGAAAAAGTTAGAATTGGTCCTTGGAATATTTTAGGATGGACTTTTTATTGGGCACCTTTTGACGGGTGGGATGAATCAATTATTGAACCATTACAAGCATTGGGAACAGTAAGATTAAGTTTAACAATATATCCCGAATGTGAATCTTGTGATGAAATTCAAGTTTTTACGGAAGATTCGTCGACTGACACCGACCCTTCTAACATATATCAAAAAGTCGCTAGTGGTACCGCGGTTCGAGACAAACTTACTTTTTTGGTTAATTGTACAACATACACTTTACCACCACCAACTACTGGCACAACCACCTATACTTGGAGAGATTGTACTAATAACTCAATTCAATCCCAATCAATACCATTTAGTGGGTCATCAGTTACAGGTGTTTGCGCTAGAGATGGTTCTATGTCCTACGCTGGTGGAGATGGTGTACCCGTGGTAACAGGAACCTGTGATTCCACGGTGACAGATATTTTTATATGTGACTATGACCCAACTGAAAGAGAATATTTTTTAAGTGAATCACCCTCAAGTGGTTTAACATCTTATTATTATACGGGTTACACGTATGGACAATCATTATCAACAATTATAAACAATATAATAGTAAATCCTAATAGAAATTATTACATAAGGGTTACTTCTTATCTAGCTCATTCAGGTGCACAAACGGCCGATATTACAGCATTAAGTGGATTAACAACAGGAAATAGTTATACTTTTCTTTACAGAAACTATACTTGTGGTTCAACAACAGGTGTTTTAGGTAGAGATTTAGCGTCCGCAAATTCGTGGTTACAATGGAACGACCCAACAATCCCAAAAGATTATGTTTGGTCGGGATTCACTTACGAAATATACGATTCAAATTACCCGATAACCGGTTCAACAACAAGCTCGTTTGATTCCACATCTTTACCCGAAGGGTGTTTATCTCAAAATACAATATATGACGATAGTGGTATTGTAAAAATAAGTTACTGTGCAAGCGGTACTACTGCCGATTATAGTGGAACAACGGCAAACCCTGGTACAAATTGTAATAATTTAAACTTAATGGTAGTTGGACAAGCAGCAGCTAATGACTTGTCCAAAAACCCTTGTTCGATAAAATGTGACACGAGAAGTGGTTTTTCTGAATTTAGATTTGGTGTTTACACAGTAATTCCCGCGGCTCATACAGACAATAGAGATGTACAATTTAAATTAATCAGAGAATATGCAAGAAGAAAATTGGTAAATAAAGTTTTCTGCGAAGGTATTGCTAATTATTCCTTTTTTGACAACTGGTTAGCGGGTTCTCTTTATATGTTCCCTTTCAAAGCTAGAGTGAGATGGGACAATGAAGAAACTTTAGATTTGAACGTCAGAGGGACCAATTACTGTCAAAATTTACTATATTATAAAGTTTCAGAAAAAACATCAAATGACGCAGTAAAAAAATTTTATTACAGGTCCACAAAATGGAACGGCTCGATTTTCCAAAAAACGGCATCAGGTTCTGAATTCAGTACCCTAAGACACCCAACAACAATAATGGATTTAGGTCCAAGAGATGAATTTATTAAAGAAATTTGTGTAGACCCAACATTAGACCCAAATTGCTCTATTGTTAGAAGTATAGGTTCAACATCGTATCAAAATTTTAAAGAAATGTTGGGTCTTTACATTAATTACAGACTTGACACAAACGCCAATTATAATTATAAAGATTTTTTCTCTAATAATGGATACACTTCATACTACCCGTTTAACACTAATAAAGAAATATTAAATGGTGACGTTTTACAATTAATATCAATTAACAATGAAGCCGGTATTGAGGAATTTGATTTACAAAATAGATATTATGGTCAATACAGTCCTGTAATTCTTGACCCTGATGATTATGTTCAATTATTTAAATCACAATCCGGAACAACGAATGGACCAATGCCGATAAATTTTGTTTTAGACGATGACGGTTATAGGGTTAGAGTTTGTCTAAATGAACCAGGTAGGTTAACAGAATCGTCACAAATTGTTCCATTTTTTTATTGGGATAAGGACGGACAAGGTTTTGGTGAAGGATATGGACAATCTTGGGATTATGCCACTGTTGTTTCTCAGAGATTACAAGGAATGACGTATAATTATGCGTTTACGGGTGATTCAACATATAATTATGTTTTATTTCCGATGACAAAAACATATTCGGGAGATACATTCACAATCGCAGGTGCTGATGTTAACGATGGTTCGTTTGATGTTGAAGATACAAACGACGTGCATCTAAACTACAACAATCAAGAGGAAGGGTTTACTGTTTTACATATAACATCAGGAACCACTTTATCACCGGATGCAGGTACTTTGTGGATTAGAGTTGGAGAGGTGGGGGGATGGGCTTCAAAACCGTGGAATAATGATGTTGATTTTATATTAAAACCAACACAAGTAAATTATACTGGTAATAAACAAATATTATCAACACCATTCTTATTTTATTTTGGATTAAGACCAGGCGCAACTGCGGTTGATAAATTTATAAAATTATTTGGACCAAAAGGTGCGTTCCCATCTCAAGAATAATGGATAAAAAAAGGATTATATTACCATCTAAAAAATTTTTTGGTTCAATCAATGAAGACCAAACAATTCGTGTTGGGTTAGAGGAAACTGAGAATCTTTTAAGAGAAGGTGACAGAACAATTATTCTAAGTAACGCGGAGCTCTTTAATAAAGAAAGGAACGAAAGTAATAGCTATAAAATTCATGGTAAACTAAAAATGGTTTTTAGAAATCTTTATAGTGGTTCATCTGAATATAATCCATTATTAAAAAGACTGTATTTGGTTGGTGACGGTGGTAATAATGATTTTACAGGTTTCATACCCTACCAAGAATTTGCTTTTTTAAGAAAAGATGTGGTAAGACAAATAAACACTATACAAACTATTTCATCATTAACAACGTACAGTCCCATTTTTGCTTATTCAGGAGAAACTGAACACACCTCAATATCGTCCATACAAGCACCATATCACAATTGGAACATATACCTTTCATATGTTTATGGTCAAGACAGTGCTTATCCGATGAAATATTCATTAAGTGGTGGAACTTATTTTAGTTTTACATCAGGCGATGGAATACCTTTTAGGGTTGAAAGCAATGGTAACACATACAAGTTAACAAGTCCTGTAGAACACGGAATGTTATCGGGTGAATTTATTACACTAAGCGGAGGTAGTTTTAATAACGCGGTAAATGTCACGGGTAAAACATTCACAATTATAAGTGTTGGTGACTCAATATATAATTCTGAAAAATATGTTTTAGAAATATCTAAATCCGAATTACCCTCTGGTTCAACACTTTCAACAGTTGTTTTTGGTAAACGATGTCTTGACAGAAATGACATAACAGGTTCCACATCTAATTATTACGTTCACAAACACAAAACACTAACAGAAAGGGAAGATTATATATTAGACAAAATTGGATTTGAGTCATCTATTTGGGAAAACGAAAGAAAATTACTTTTAGAAAATAGTGCTGGTGTTTCTGATGTTTTGGTTGAAAGGAATATGATGGAATCATTAATTTATGATTTCAAAGAACCATTTGTTCTTACGGGATTAACTAATAATTTAGGTTATTTACCAACTGAAGTTTATGTAAGTACCATTTTGGCCAATAGAAACGGTTATTTTGAATACCCACCTAAAGTTGGTTGGAAATTCAATTTTCATGATACATGGGTTGACGAACATTTTAATGGTACAGGAACTACTGAAACGTCCATATTAACAAGTGGTTTCTCGAGAACGATTAGTGCAACAACCTATAATTTTACAACAGGTGTAGATTTACCTGTTGGTACAGTTTTACATGGTGCCTTTGTTGAATACAATCGTTCAGAATTAAAAGAAAGAATTATAAGTGAATCATATCACAGATTCTCTAATCCTTTATTTGTTTTTGATTATGGACAAACGGGTACAACTGTAACCTTTTCAGGTGGTTCAATGACAAACATGTATGGTCTTTATTATCAACCACACCATAGAGTAAAACTAAGACAATTGTCACCATATATTGAAACTTCAACAACAAATCAAGTATACGGATTACCACAGAATTCAAAATATTTTGAAGACGAGGCGTTATGGAAATGGAGAGATTTATACGACCATGGATTTATTGACCCTGATGGTTTCGGTACCAACTTTCCTTTTATTAATAATATACATTATGTAAAAAGTGATATTGATTTTTATTTACGAAACGAAAATATCTACAGGAATAAACAAGATAAAGTTAAGAACGTAAACAAGTTTAAATGTTAATATGAAAATTCTTGCTAAAAATAATGACCAAACAATTATAATTCCATCAAACCAAATGTTTAAAACAGATTTGGGTTGGACTGATAATGCTGAGCAGATGGAGCAAGAGATTTTATATGAAATCATCAACCCAACTGAAAATTATGAAACTGTAAGATACATACATACCGCATATGACCAAGTTTCACCGGTAACTGATAATACTTTTAACCAAACGGACATATGGTATAATTTTTATTTTTTGAATAGTTTTGGTAATTACTCACAAAATTATGAAGACGTTGGAATAACAATGGAAGAAAATTCTAAAATGTTAAAACAGTCAACAGAAAGTTTTTTCAGATTAGAGTTTTACAAAACTAATAATGACGCATCACCAAATCAAACGAATAGAAGATTGGTTTTTGCAAAGAATTTATCACTCCCTCTTGGTGAAAGAATATATTATACAGGCACACCGTCGGGAGCTACGTTACCTCTAAACGATTTTGTTTATGTCCCTGTTTTCACTGGTTCAAACTACAGAAATACGGAAAATATGTACTTTTTTTGGTTTGCGGATGATTCACCATTTGATGAAACAAATATTACGGGAAATACATTTTATATGACCGCCAAGTACTATAATGCAAAAGACGGAAGTGTTATTGATTTTGTAAATAAATCAAAAAATGTAAATGCAACAACACCGTATGCTGAAGAAGAAGATGTCTACTATAAAGTAATTATAGATAGAACAAATTATTCATACATAGTTTATGCGTATAATGGTTCATTAGGTACAAGAAAAGGAATAGTAACCGCACCAATAAATTTTTATGAAAGAAAACAATAATGGATATTAAATCACCAACAAAATACGAAATACTTAGGAAAAATATTCCTAATGTTAAATTGTATTCAAACGATGGTCCATATTGGTACAATAGTTTGGGTAGTTTAATATCGTGGTCGGAGTCTCAATATCTTGACCCTTTAGATGGTTTTATAGTGTATAACGTCACTGGTGGTACTGTTAGTAATGGATACTACATGTGGACGGGAACCACCATACCAACCAACTCTTACGGAGACGCTGGTTGTGATTTAACTTTAGAACTATATGGTTGGAACAATATTACAAAAGGGGAGGCGTATGGTGAACACATGTTACCGATATTTTTAGAAACACACGTTGACGAAATGGGTGTAATGGTTGGTTTTGATGGGGAACTTGAACAAGTTGAACAAATTTGTAACTTTTCTTATACTCAGACCGGTAACACAGTTCAGGTTTACAATACGGTGGACACGAGTAAAGTTTCTGAAATACATTTTATCGATTTTACTGTCAGTTGGGGAGACGGGACTACAAGTATTCTATCAACAACTGGAATTACCGCAACAAAAACATATTCATCCACCGGCGAAACAACCATATCAATTTCAATCAACACACCATGGAGTCAGTTTGAAACTAAAAAGAAAGTACAAGTACCTTCAAATACCACTGTCTCTAACCCATTAGGGACATTCTCCGGGTTCACAATACCATACACCAACATATCGGGTCAAAGTCAAAATTATCTAAACGATTTAGACTATAATGGAACCAACACAGGTTATACCACATTTACATATGCTGCAATTGGTAAAAGTAAAATTAGCGAATTAAAATTATACGGTTCAAATACATACTCAGGTGTAACTACAGGAGTAACAAATGGTGTGGCTTACAGTGCATACACAATTGATAATTTGTATTATCAAGATTTTGAGGATGGAATCACTACAATTACTGGTACAACATCAGGATTTACAAAAGAAGAAGTCATCAATAAGGTTATTACAAGAAATGAACATTTCTTAGGATTTATTGATGAACCAGTAATCTATTCTGACATTTTTGTTGAAAGAGGAAAACAAGGTGTAATGGAAAAAACATTACGATTATCTGAAATTGACAACACAGGTGAATTATCAATTTATGGAAACGGATATTTTAATATTAGAAAACAATAATTTTCATATTTATTATAAAAAAACATGGCAGTAGGTAGTTACGGTATAATTAGACCATCAGATGTGTCACCCGAAGACGTTGAAATTTATTTTCATTACGTTGCGGATAGAAATAGCACTTCGACTGTTACTCTTAAGAAATTAAGTTCAGCTGAAGTATTAACCCCTGTTTATCATAATTCGAACACCACGGATGATACTTCAGCACCTAATGTTGAAATCTTAGGTGGATTGTACAACTTAAAATTAACCGCATCCGATTTTGCGGATTTAGGTGTATACACACTCCATATAAGACCAAAACAAATAAGAACTTCAATTACTGATTGTGGAATTTTAGCGTCTCTACCTTCAGTTAGAGGATTGGTCATTGACTTATCCAATGTTCCTGCTGATGATAGAAATAAATTTACACCACAAGGACTTGTTGGATATAGAATTGAGTACATTAATTCATCTGACAATAAAAAAATTCCAAATTTTTATAGAATCGTAACATCTTCGTTCTACTGTACACCAATTGTTTCAAATTTAACAAGTACATCACAAAAAGCTATCAGATATCAGTATAGTGAACAGGCAACCAATTTGATGTTTTTAACAGTAACACCATCTTCAGCACCAACAAATAAACCAAATACGGTTCCATTTATTGGTGTACCATCACAAAAAATCATATTAACAAACACATATTTAAATCCCACCACAATTGAGGTAGAAATGGTTGAACATGATGCTTCAACATTGGCACATGCTCTTTATGGTAATCAAAGTAAAGCGGTTTCACAAGGTATCTATACCATCTATGACAATAATAATAACATCTATAGACAATACAATCTTTACGAAGTTAAAGACGAATTTAATGAAACATTATATGAGATTCGTGAAGAAAGAAATGACGTAGACGAAACCTTAAACTTTGATACTATAACAGAATAATGGCAAGGAGAAAAGTACCGAGTCAAGCGTCAAGCGGAGCGGAAACATTTAATGATTTCTTAGTTGGTAGACAGATAACTGATGGTTCATCTGCACTAACCAACACCGTATTTGCGCTTGATAAGTCTATCCCTGACAAAGATTCTAAAAATTTTACGAGTAACCCATTCTCTCAATTTTTAACATTAGATACGTTAAAAGAGGTTGAGGGTATTCAAACAACATCAGCAACACCAAGAAAAAAGAGAACTGACGAAGTAAGGTTTAAGGGCAACAAAAAATATGCCGATAAATCTTTATTTGGTTCGTTAACAAGTAGAATTTTAGTTTCATTAACTAGAATTATAAACAAGTTTCCGGGTGGAATTTCAATCTTATCGGACAGTCCTATAGGTGTTTCTAATTACAGTGCTAGTGGAATAACATATAACGATAGCACCAATACCACAACTTTTTACATCGAAAGAAGTAAAATATTCAATCCTTTTGATTTAGTTTTTGTTGAGCCTAATTCAGTAGTTAAACCAGAAACTGAAAACGAATTAAGAAATTTTTATTCGTCTTATACAAAATATGTTGTTGTTACAAATAACACACCATATCCAATTTTAGAATACAGCGAACCGAATACAAACAATAGAATTTACTTAAAGGTATATGGACAACCATTTACTGGTTCAACATATTCAGAAAATTTATTGATAAGACCAAACGATGGTTTAGTTGAAGAATTTTTCGAAGGGTTAGACGATTTAGAGGAATCACTTTTAAATAGAGAAACAAATCCAATTTATACTTCATCATTTAAAGTACCGAGAGATGTTCAAGACAATTCAAAAACATCTTTGGTTGATGTTGTAATAACTTGGCCAATATCTAATGATGGTTATAACATACAAATAACCGGTTTTGATTACGATTTATATGTTGGTAAATTAAAAGATATTGCTGATGAGATAGATGTGTATAAATCTAATCTAATGGTTAGATTTTTAGCCGCACCACAGTTATTTGAATTTGACACCGAAGATAAAAGAGCTGAAAGTGTATTTCAATTATATGGTCAAAGCTTTGATAGTGTAAAGAAATACATAGACAACATAGCTTATATGAGAAACGTAAGTTATGATGGAATTAATAATTTACCTGATGTACTTTTAAAAAACTTAGCAGAAAATTTAGGTTTATCAACATTAAATTTATTCGATGAAAATAGTCTAAATGATGTTTTATATTCAAGATTACAATCAAATTATGACGGAGTATCAACCGGTACGAATTTAATTGAAGCTGAGTATGAGTTTTATCGAAGATTACTTATAAATCTTGCTCACATTTATAAATCAAAAGGAACAAAATCCTCTATTGATTTCTTTTTAAAATTTTTGGGGGCACCCGAGCCTTTGATTAGGATTGATGAATACATTTATAAAGTAACGTCAATTCCATCTAGTTTTAATTTACAACAAGACATATACGATGCGATTCAAGGTAACAAAAGATATTCTTACGCCACCTTTGATAGTACAGGTTTCACATATTCTAAAGTTTACTACTCAGCGTCAACAACATTTGACAGAGAGGGTTACCCTGTAGACGAAAAAACTGGACTACCAAGAAGAGCATATAACGAAACTGAAAACATATTCTTTGGTAAAGGTTCAGGATGGTACGATATTACATTATCACACCGTACTCCACTCGTTTTAGACAGTAGTAACTCAATACTAACGGGTAACACCAAAACAATTAAAACAAAGAATAAAAACTACACATACGGAGAAGAATACTTTGATTTATATAGAACATTACCAGGTTTAGATACCGGTTATGAATTGGTTTCCGCGGTCGATAATAAAGACGGAAAACCAATTGAGGATGATTATTTATTAATTTTAAATAGAAAAAACATTGGAATTTATATCTCACCATCACGAGGTATAGATTATGATATCTTTAGACAAAGTAGAGAATTATTAATAAGTTTTGGTACAAATACTTTATTACCCCAAACAGGTAAAACTTTTGCTGAATTTTTAGACACCTTTATTCATGGACTTGTAACAAATTCTAACAAAATTCGTTACAAAAAAAATTATATTCAATTAGAAGATGTCTATAGAGATTATATATCACAAACAACAGGTTTTACACCATATAATCAAATAAATGTTATTGAATTTGTTAATAAATTATCACCTTATTGGCCACAATTAGTTGAACAATTAGTACCATCAACCACTCAATGGACCGGCGGTAATTTAATAGAAAATAACGTGTTTGGTAGACCAAAATATCAATATAGATATGATTGTCAACCATTAGAATTTATTGAGGAACTATACCCTGATTTTGAAAATGTAATTGAGGAAGATTTAGAAAATATTTTAGGTGAAGAAAATAATTTTAGAGGTTTAATAAACCTTACAGGTGTTACTTACTATCCTGTAATTGAAATTGATGGAACAGTTTATGGTGGGGCCGACTACACGGGTCTAACATCCTCTATGTATGTGATTGTTAGTGGAACAAGTAACACTTCAAACAGTGCAAAATTATTTGATGCACAACCATTTACAGGATGTACAAGTGGGGTCACCAGTGGTGATACGGTAAATCTTTCCTTAATATGTGATTATAAAGATTATCTTGAACCTGATGTTACTAAAATTAAAGAACTATGGTTATCGGCGTTATCTGTATTGATTGATGACGTAACTATTACAAGAAATAGTGCAGGGTATGAACCCTATTCTGCTTTCACGGGAACCACAGGCCAAACATATTTTTCAGAAACAATACCATTAATAAAATACACAACATACACTGATGAAAATGGTGTTGAAAAAGTTAAGTTTTCATCCGTAAAATTAGGTCCAAACGAATGTTCAGTGGTCGACTATTTTGATTATCGATTTGATGCCGATTACAAAATCACAAAAAATACAAATGGAATCAGTGTTAAAGTTTATACTGATAATACCGTTTATTGCGACTCAAACAGTGGATGTACATTAGTGAGTGATGTGTTTTTTGAAGTAATTGGATACAAAACAGGTATCCAACAAGGTTCAACATGGCCATTTAACATTTATGCTAATTGTGTAAGTGGAACAAATGAAAATGCGGATGTTTACATTCAAAAAGTTAGTGATTGTGTATATAAATTAACTGGTTTTTCAGAAAATGATGTAATAGATTTTAATATTGTAGATGCAGCAAATAAAGAAGTAAAATTCAAAATTGAAGGTCTACAACCCAAAATTGAACATGACCCATGTCCAACACCATCAGGAAAAAGTCACGTAGAATTATTTAGTATTGTTGGTTACCAAGGAACAATATCATCCCCAATTTCAGTTGTTTCAGGTGCAACATATTGTGACAATTACACAGGTTACACAATACAACCAAAAGTTGAATACAAATCAAACTTTAACTATGGTTTAAAATGTGACTCTATAGTTTTAGTAGTTGATAGCGGATTAACCATTGACAACCAAACTACAGATGACAATATTGAAAGTTATATTAGTGGTGGTACGATAAGTGGTAAAAGTGTTTGTGATTTAAATGTTGGGGAATATGTTTTATCTGCATCTTACAAACAATGTACAGAATATAGTCACCAACAAATTGTGAATGGACCTGTATCAGGGTATTCATTTACGTACAACTATCAAAAACTTGAAATTACAGACATTGAATGTTTAGCATCAATCAAGAAAAGTATCATTACAGGATTAACCCAAAATAATACTTATGAAGTTTTTGAAGTTTTACCAACAACACAACTAAGAGTTTATACAAATAGAATCATTGAAAATTTTGGAACACCTACAAATAGTGTTTACTTTTTTGACGATAGGTTCCCAGAGGAATTACAAAAAAAACCAACAGATTTTATTGAACCTTGTTGTGACCATCCGAAAGAATTATATAACCATGGGGATTATTTAATAAACAAATATGGTAAAACCATAGAAGTAATTGATGTCGACTTAAATTATTGCGATACAGGATTATACTTCAATCTAAATTTTGAATTAGACAATACACCACTAACTGATGAATTTGTTGTTGTTTTCAATGGAAATAACAGCGACCAAATTCTGATGAAACACAAATACGATAAACATCCAAATATTGGATTCAACCTCGGTCAATATTATATCGATGCCAACCATTGTCCTACAGAACCAACTAATGAGGAATTAAGTAGTTCCATTTTTGATTGTCCATGATAAAAACTGTAAAAATAGACGTTGACAATACCCGAATAAATGAGTATATTTTTATAATAAAAATAGATATAGATAAGACTGTAGATTTAAATGGCATTAATAAAAATAAACACAGGTAATTTTGATGGTGAAATTGGTGTTATCACATTTTATCCTTGTACTGGCGGTACCTTGAATTTAGGTACTGTCGTGATGCCATATTATTACGACACAAACTACTACTTAGGTACTTACTCAGTTTATTTTCCGTCACTTGATAAAACTTGTGTGGCTGAGATTCCTTGCCCTACACCTTCACCTACACCTTCACCAACACTTACACCATCATTAACACCAACACCAACAACCTTTACTTCAAATACCCCAACCCCAACAGTTACCAAAACCCCTACTGTTACACCTACGGTTACAAAAACACCTACTGTTACCCCAACCAATACTATCACTCCAACAAATACTCCTACGAATACCGTAACTCCGACTAATACTCCAACAAACGAGCCTACAGTTACCCCAACTGAAACTCCTACAGTTACTCCAACTAACACAGTAACTCCAACCAATACCCCAACAAATACCCCAACGGTTACCCCAACTGAAACTCCTACAGTTACCCCAACTAACACAGTAACTCCAACCGAATCACCAGCCAACACACCTACTGTAACTCCTACGAATACAGTTACACCAACCGAGACACCAACTGTTACTCCGACCGAAACTCCAACTGTAACCCCAACAAATACGGTAACCCCAACCAATACACCAACTGAAACACCTACCAACACCCCAACAAATACAGTTACCCCTACCGAAACTCCAACTGTAACTCCAACAAATACGGTAACCCCTACCGAAACACCTACCAATACACCAACTCATACAGTAACCCCTACCGAAACACCAACCAATACCCCAACTAATACACCGACTGAAACACCCACTAACACCCCAACAAATACTGTTACCCCAACTAATACACCAACCGAAACACCAACCGAAACACCAACCAATACCCCAACCAACACCGTAACTCCAACTGTTACCCCAACTGTTACCCCAACTGTAACTCCAACCAATACTGTTACCCCAACTAATACACCAACCGAAACACCAACCGAAACACCAACCAATACTCCAACCAACACCGTAACCCTAACCGTTACCCCTACCGAAACACCAACCAACACCCCAACTAATACTCCGACTAACACAGTAACACCAACACTGAGTCCAACCGTTACCCCTACCGAAACACCTACCAATACCCCAACCAACACCATAACACCAACTAACACTCCGACTAATACCTCAACTGTAACTCCAACCAATACTGTAACTCCAACCAATACACCCACTGTAACACAAACTGAAACACCTACCCTAACACCAACAAATACTGCAACCGTTACACCAACTCAAACCCCAACCAATACTCCTACCAATACTGTTACACCAACGGTTACCCCAACTAACACTCCAACTGTAACTCCAACAAATACGGTAGCTCCAACTAATACACCTACAAATACACCAACCGAAACACCAACAAATACCCCCACCAACACACCAACAAATACTCCCACAGAAACACCAACACTTACACCAACCAACACCGTAACCCCTACCAATACAGTCACACCAACCAATACTGTTACAGTGACTCCAACAGAAACTGTGACACCAACTAATACACCTACAAACACCCCAACTAATACACCAACAAATACGGTTACACCTACGAATACTCCAACCAACACAGTAACTCCAACAAATACTCCAACTAACACTCCAACATTAAGTCCTACCAATACCGTAACTCCTACCAACACCCCAACAAACACACCGACGAATACAGTAACTCCAACTCAGACACCTACAAATACTCCTACAAATACCGTTACACCAACCAATACCCCAACCAATACCCCAACCAACACCGTAACTCCAACAAACACTCCTACCAACACTCCTACAAACACTCCCACAAATACCGTAACTCCAACCAACACCGTAACTCCGACTAATACACCTACAAACACACCAACGAATACTGTGACTCCTACATTGAGTCCTACGGTAACACCAACTAACACCGTAACACCAACCAATACTCCAACCAATACACCTACCAATACTGTGACTCCTACATTGAGTCCTACGGTAACACCAACTAACACCGTAACACCAACCAATACTCCAACTAACACGCCGACCAACACTCCTACTAACACTGTAACACCAACATTGAGTCCAACAGTGACTCCAACCAATACAGTTACCCCCACAAACACCCCGACAAATACTGTAACTCCAACCAATACTGTAACTCCAACAAATACACCAAGTGTAACTGTGACGGTTTCACCAACACCAGCACCTTCTTGTGACATTGATTATACAATGTTACCCTCACCAACTCCAACGAGCACCCCAACACCCACCAATACTCCAACGGTAACACCAACCAACACTGTAACACCATCCGTTACATTAACCAATACTCCCACAAACACACCAACCAATACAGTAACTCCTACTAACACCCCAACTAATACACCAACAAAAACTGTTACACCAACTTTAACTCCAACAAATACTCCAACTAATACTGTAACACCAACCAATACACCAACAAACACTCCTACCAATACAGTTACTCCTACATTGAGTCCAACAGTTACTCCTACCAATACTGTTACCCCAACCAATACTCCTACCAATACCCCAACCAATACAGTTACACCTACATTGACTCCAACAGCGACCCCAACCAACACCGTAACCCCTACAAATACCCCAACATTAAGCCCCACCAATACTCCAACCAACACCGTAACCCCTACAAATACTGTAACACCAACGAATACCCCAACCAACACTCCGACAAACACCCCAACAAACACTGTAACACCAACCAACACTCCAACAAACACTGTAACACCGACCAATACTCCAACAAATACCCCTACTAATACTGCTACTCCTACAAATACACCAACTAATACTCCTACCAATACGGTAACCCCTACAAATACACCAACTAACACTCCTACCAATACGGTATCCCCAACACTGACACCTACTAACACCCCTACGAACACCGTAACACCAACAAACACACCAACTAACACACCAACTAATACTGTAACACCAACTAACACTCCTACCAACACCCCAACCAACACAGTTACTCCTACCAATACGCCAACTAATACTCCTACCAATACGGTAACGCCAACATTGAGTCCAACAGTGACTCCAACCAATACCGTTACACCAACTCAAACCCCTACAAATACCCCAACTAACACCGTAACACCAACCAATACACCTACGAATACCCCCACTAATACTCCAACAAATACCGTAACCCCAACAAACACGCCTACGAATACACCAACAGTAACCCCTACCAATACCGTAACCCCAACAAATACACCGACGGTAACTCCGACCAATACAGTCACACCAACTAATACACCAACCAACACTCCTACCAATACGGCTACCAATACAGTTACTCCTACCAATACACCCACAAATACACCAACAAATACGGTTACACCAACTAACACTCCTACTAATACTCCAACAAATACCGTAACACCGACACTGACACCTACAAATACCCCGACAAACACTCCAACCAATACAGTTACTCCAACCAATACTGTAACTCCTACCAACACCCCTACCAACACCCCAACAAATACTCCAACAAATACAGTCACCCCAACTAATACTCCAACCAATACTGTCACCCCTACCAATACTCCTACAAACACCCCCACCAATACTGTCACCCCTACCAATACTCCTACCAATACTCCTACAAATACAGTAACTCCAACTAACACCCCAACAAATACTCCAACAAATACAGTCACCCCAACCAATACTCCTACCAATACGCCCACCAATACTGTCACCCCTACCAATACTCCTACCAATACTTCTACAAATACAGTAACTCCAACTAATACTCCTACCAATACGCCTACTAATACTGTAACTCCAACCAACACCCCAACTGTAACTCCTACCAATACTGTTACACCAACAAACACTCCTACTAACACACCAACCAATACTGTTACACCAACAAACACTCCTACTAACACACCAACCAATACGGTAACTCCTACCAACACCCCAACTAACACACCAACCAATACGGTAACTCCTACCAACACCCCAACTAACACCCCAACAAATACTGTTACACCAACAAATACTCCCACCAATACCCCAACAAACACGGTGACTCCAACAAACACTCCTACTAACACCCCAACAAATACAGTAACACCAACATTGAGTCCTACAGTAACTCCTACGAACACAGTAACTCCTACAAATACTCCCACAAACACTCCGACCAACACCGTTACACCAACAAATACCCCAACCAATACCCCGACAAATACAGTAACCCCAACTAACACACCTACCAACACTCCAACTAATACAGTAACTCCCACATTAAGTCCAACTGTGACTCCTACTAATACTGTGACTCCTACAAACACTCCTACCAACACACCAACAAATACAGTTACACCTACATTGAGTCCAACAGTGACTCCAACCAGCACCGTAACCCCAACTAATACGCCAACATTAAGTCCTACCAATACTCCAACCAACACTGTTACTCCTACAAATACCGTTACACCAACCAATACACCTACCAATACCCCAACAAACACCGTAACCCCAACACTAACCCCAACTAACACTCCAACCAATACTCCTACAAATACGGTATCTCCAACCAACACCGTAACCCCAACAAATACACCAACTAACACTCCAACCAATACTCCCACCAACACTGTTACTCCAACCAACACCCCGACCAACACTCCGACTAATACAGTAACTCCTACCAATACCCCAACAAATACCCCAACAAATACAGTTACACCTACATTGAGTCCAACGGTGACTCCTACTAATACTGTAACTCCTACCAACACTCCGACCAACACACCAACCAATACTGTTACACCTACATTGAGTCCAACGGTGACTCCTACTAATACTGTTACACCCACTAACACGCCAACTAACACTCCTACTAACACTGTAACACCAACTCAGACTCCCACGAACACGCCTACAAATACAGTAACACCTACTAACACACCTACTAATACACCAACAAATACGGTAACACCAACCAACACCCCTACGAACACGCCGACTAACACCCCAACCAATACAGTCACACCAACTAATACCGTAACTCCAACAAATACGCCAACCAATACTCCTACCAATACGCCAACCAATACCGTAACACCAACTCAGACACCGACAAATACCCCAACAAAAACTGTTACACCAACATTGAGTCCGACTGTGACACCAACAAATACTGTTACTCCAACCAATACCCCCACCAATACTCCAACTAACACAGTAACCCCAACCAATACTCCAACTGTAACACCTACGAATACTGTTACACCTACAAATACACCGACGAATACACCAACCAATACGGTAACTCCAACCAACACCCCAACCAATACCCCAACTAGTACTGTTACACCAACATTAAGCCCGACACTAACACCAACCAATACAGTAACTCCAACATTGAGTCCGACTGTAACTCCAACAAGAACGGTTACACCTACTTTAACACCAACCAATACACCGACAAATACGGTAACCCCTACAAATACTCCCACCAACACCCCAACAAACACTCCAACCAATACAGTCACCCCAACAAACACCGTAACACCAACCAACACCCCCACAAACACTCCAACCAATACTCCAACAAACACCGTAACACCAACCAACACACCAACCAAGACTGTAACTCCAACCAATACCCCAACCAATACTCCAACTAATACAGTAACCCCAACTAATACACCAACCAATACTCCAACGAACACCGTAACTCCAACCAACACCCCAACCAACACTGTAACTCCAACAAATACACCTACAGTTACCCCGACTAACACAGTAACACCTACACTGAGTCCGACTGTAACCCCTACGAATACAGTTACACCAACTCAGACACCTACAAATACTCCAACTAACACCGTAACTCCTACCAACACACCAACTAACACACCAACTAACACTGTTACACCCACAAATACACCAACCAATACAGTTACTCCTACCAATACACCTACTAACACTCCAACTAACACAGTAACCCCTACCAATACCCCTACGAACACTCCTACTAATACAGTAACTCCTACAAACACCGTAACACCAACCAACACACCAACCAATACTCCAACCAACACTGTCACCCCTACATTGAGTCCTACGGTAACTCCTACGAACACAGTTACCCCTACTAACACACCGACTAAGACCGTGACTCCCACATTGAGTCCGACTGTGACTCCTACAAATACTGTTACACCAACTCAAACCCCTACGAATACACCAACTAATACAGTTACACCAACTAATACACCTACAAACACCCCAACAAATACAGTTACACCTACAAATACCCCAACTAACACTCCAACCAATACAGTAACCCCTACACTGAGTCCAACCGTAACACCAACTAATACTGTCACACCCACGAATACACCAACCAATACCCCTACGAATACTGTAACCCCTACCAACACCCCTACTAATACTCCTACAAATACGGTTACACCAACTAACACTCCAACAAGAACGGTTACACCTACTTTAACACCAACCAATACACCGACAAATACGGTAACCCCTACAAATACTCCCACCAATACCCCAACAAACACGGTGACTCCTACATTAACACCAACTGTAACTCCTACAAATACCGTAACACCAACCAATACTCCTACAAATACTCCTACTAACACAGTAACACCTACCAATACCCCTACAAACACACCAACAAACACTGTAACTCCAACTAACACCCCTACTAATACTCCGACGAATACGGTAACTCCAACCAATACCCCAACAAACACACCTACCAACACCGTAACACCTACAAATACTCCTACTAAAACTGTGACTCCCACATTGAGTCCAACAGTTACACCTACCAACACCGTAACACCTACAAATACTCCCACAAATACCCCTACTAACACAGTAACACCAACAAATACACCAACCAACACTCCAACTAATACCGTTACCCCAACTAACACACCTACAAATACACCAACAAATACTGTGACTCCTACATTGAGTCCAACAGTTACACCTACCAACACCGTAACACCTACAAATACCCCTACCAACACCCCAACAAATACAGTAACACCTACATTGAGTCCGACTGTGACTCCAACTAACACCGTTACGCCAACTAACACACCTACCAACACTCCAACTAACACCGTAACCCCTACCAGCACCCCCACAAGAACCGTTACACCTACATTAACTCCAACCAATACCCCTACTAATACCGTAACCCCAACAAATACCCCAACCAATACCCCTACTAATACCGTAACCCCAACAAATACCCCAACAAACACTCCAACTAATACCGTAACCCCAACAAATACCCCAACAAACACTCCAACTAATACCGTAACCCCTACCAACACCCCCACAAGAACCGTTACACCTACATTAACTCCAACCAACACACCAACTAATACTGTAACCCCAACCAACACTCCTACAAACACTCCAACGAATACAGTTACACCAACCAATACACCAACTAACACCCCAACCAACACTGTAACTCCAACATTGAGCCCTACAGTGACTCCCACTAATACAGTTACACCAACTAACACACCAACCAATACCCCAACCAACACCGTAACTCCAACAAACACCCCTACTAAAACTGTAACTCCCACATTGAGCCCTACGGTAACCCCAACAAACACTGTTACTCCAACCAACACCCCAACTAATACTCCAACTAATACTGTTACTCCAACCAACACCCCAACCAACACCCCAACTAATACTGTTACACCGACCAACACACCAACGAATACTATAACTCCTACTAATACTCCTACCAAAACTGTTACACCAACTCTAACCCCAACGAATACACCGACCAATACTCCTACAAACACAGTAACCCCAACCAATACCGTAACACCAACTAACACTCCAACCAACACTGTAACTCCAACTAATACACCAACCAACACCCCAACTAATACTCCGACAAACACTGTTACGCCAACCAATACACCAACAAAAACTGTCACACCAACTTTAACCCCAACCAACACCGTAACACCAACCAATACCCCGACTAATACACCTACAAATACTGTTACTCCAACTAATACACCTACAAACACTCCAACCAACACCGTAACCCCAACCAATACACCAACTAATACGGTGACTCCCACATTGAGTCCTACGGTAACTCCTACAAATACTGTAACCCCTACTAATACTCCTACCAAAACTGTTACACCAACTCTAACCCCAACGAATACTCCTACCAATACTGTAACCCCTACCAATACTCCTACCAATACTGTAACCCCTACCAATACTCCTACCAATACTCCAACAAATACTGTTACCCCAACTCAGACACCTACTAACACTCCAACGAATACAGTCACACCAACCAACACACCAACTAATACTGTAACTCCTACATTGAGTCCTACGGTAACTCCGACCAATACGGTAACCCCAACAAACACACCAACTAACACACCAACTAATACTGTAACGCCAACTAATACACCAACAAAAACTGTTACACCAACTTTAACTCCAACCAATACCCCAACTAATACTGTAACACCTACCAATACACCAACAAACACTGTTACGCCAACTTTAACTCCAACCAATACCCCGACCAATACCCCAACAAATACCGTTACTCCAACCAACACAGTTACCCCGACCAATACCCCAACTAAGACAGTCACCCCAACTCAGACTCCCACCAATACTCCAACCAATACCCCCACAAACACTGTAACTCCAACAAACACTGTTACGCCAACAAATACTCCAACTAATACGGTAACACCGACTAACACTGTAACGCCGACCAATACCGTAACCCCCACTAACACTGTAACTCCAACGAATACAGTTACACCGACCAATACTCCAACAAGAACTGTTACGCCTACCTTAACCCCTACAAATACTCCAACAAATACGGTAACTCCGACCAACACACCAACTAACACACCAACTAACACAGTTACCCCGACTAACACCCCAACCAATACGGTAACCCCTACTAACACACCTACTAATACACCAACCAAGACTGTTACTCCTACATTAACTCCTACCGTTACTCCAACGAATACAGTTACACCGACCAATACCCCGACTAATACTAATACCCCTACTAATACACCTACAAACACTCCTACTAACACAGTAACCCCAACCAATACACCAACAAAAACTGTCACACCAACTTTAACCCCAACAAATACACCGACCAACACACCAACTAATACAGTGACTCCAACCAATACTGTTACCCCAACAAACACTCCAACCAAGACTGTTACTCCTACATTAACACCAACCAACACTCCGACCAATACGGTAACCCCTACAAATACCCCAACTAACACCCCAACAAACACTGTTACGCCAACTAATACACCAACCAAGACTGTTACTCCTACATTAACTCCAACCAATACCCCTACTAATACCGTAACCCCAACAAATACCCCAACAAACACTCCAACCAATACTGTAACACCAACGAATACTGTTACCCCAACATTGAGTCCTACTAATACCCCAACTAATACTGTAACACCCACCAACACACCCACCAACACACCAACAAATACTGTTACACCAACCAATACACCAACAAAAACCGTAACACCTACATTAACACCAACAAACACTCCTACAAACACCCCAACAAATACCGTTACTCCAACCAACACCGTAACCCCAACTAACACACCAACTAATACGGTGACTCCCACCAATACCGTTACACCTACAAACACTGTTACACCTACTAATACTGTTACACCTACTAATACTGTAACACCAACTAATACACCAACCAAGACTGTAACACCTACATTAACTCCAACCAATACTCCAACAAACACCGTAACACCAACTCAGACACCGACTAATACTCCTACAAATACCGTAACTCCTACCAATACACCAACAAAAACTGTCACACCAACTTTAACTCCAACAAATACCCCAACCAATACTGTTACACCAACTCAAACCCCTACGAATACACCAACTAATACAGTTACACCAACTAACACAGTCACCCCGACCAACACACCTACCAATACCCCAACCAATACTGTTACACCTACCTTAACTCCTACAAATACTCCTACAAATACAGTAACCCCAACCAATACACCAACAAAAACCGTAACACCTACATTAACACCAACAAACACTCCTACAAACACTCCCACGAATTCCGTTACTCCTACTAATACTGTTACCCCCACTAACACCCCAACTAACACAGTAACGCCGACTAATACTGTTACTCCAACCAATACCGTAACTCCTACAAATACGGTAACCCCAACCAATACTGTAACGCCAACTAATACCCCAACCAAGACAGTTACACCAACTCAGACACCTACTAATACACCAACCAACACTGTAACACCAACTAACACACCTACCAACACTCCAACTAACACCGTAACTCCTACTAATACACCAACAAAAACTGTTACACCAACTCTAACACCAACAAATACCCCTACGAACACTGTAACTCCAACCAATACACCAACAAAAACTGTTACACCAACTTTAACTCCGACCAACACGGTAACCCCAACCAATACTCCTACTAATACTCCTACTAATACAGTAACCCCCACCAATACTCCGACCAATACGGTGACTCCCACATTGAGTCCTACAGTTACCCCTACGAACACCGTTACACCAACAAATACCCCAACCAAGACTGTAACTCCTACATTAACTCCTACAAATACCCCTACTAATACTGTAACCCCTACCAATACTCCAACTAATACACCTACTAAAACTGTCACCCCTACAGTTACTCCTACTAATACAGTTACCCCAACCAACACTCCCACAAACACTCCTACAAACACTGTAACCCCTACATTGAGTCCTACAGTTACCCCTACGAACACCGTTACACCAACAAATACCCCAACCAATACTCCGACAAATACAGTTACACCGACCAATACGCCCACAAATACTCCTACTAATACTGTTACACCCACTAACACCCCAACAAATACTCCAACAAATACAGTTACACCGACCAATACACCCACAAATACACCAACAAATACAGTTACACCGACCAACACACCAACAAAAACTGTAACACCAACTTTAACTCCAACCAATACACCCACAAATACACCAACAAATACGGTTACACCAACAAATACAGTAACCCCAACTAATACACCGACTAAGACAGTCACCCCAACCAATACCCCAACAAATACTCCAACCAACACACCAACTAACACGGTTACCCCAACCAATACTGTTACACCAACAAACACACCCACTAATACACCAACCAAGACTGTAACTCCTACATTGAGTCCTACAGTTACTCCTACTAATACAGTAACACCCACCAACACACCAACTAACACGGTTACCCCAACCAATACACCAACCAAGACTGTTACACCTACATTAACACCTACTAATACTCCGACCAATACTGTAACCCCTACATTGAGTCCTACAGTTACCCCTACGAACACCGTTACACCAACAAATACTCCTACAAACACCCCAACCAAGACTGTTACACCTACATTAACACCTACTAATACTGTTACACCTACATTAACACCAACCAATACTCCAACGAACACTCCTACCAATACTCCTACAAACACGGTAACACCAACAAACACTGTTACACCAACAAATACTCCTACAAACACTCCGACCAAGACTGTTACACCTACATTAACACCTACTAATACTCCTACGAATACTGTTACCCCAACAAATACTCCAACAAGAACTGTTACTCCTACATTAACACCGACCAATACTCCTACGAATACTGTTACCCCAACAAATACTCCAACAAATACACCTACTAATACAGTTACACCAACTAACACACCTACTAATACAGTTACACCAACCAACACCCCAACCAAGACTGTTACACCTACCTTAACTCCTACAAACACCCCAACCAATACTCCAACAAACACTGTTACGCCTACTAATACCCCGACTAATACGGTAACTCCTACAAATACCCCAACCAATACCCCAACAAATACCGTTACTCCAACTAATACACCAACAAAAACTGTTACACCAACTCTAACCCCAACAAATACTCCAACCAACACACCAACTAATACGGTTACCCCAACAAATACTGTTACCCCCACAAATACTCCAACCAAGACTGTCACCCCTACCAATACTCCTACAAACACCCCAACCAATACGGTAACTCCTACAAATACCCCAACCAATACTCCAACAAACACTGTTACGCCTACTAATACTCCGACTAATACAGTTACACCAACTCAGACACCTACTAATACACCAACAAAGACAGTTACACCAACTTTAACACCGACCAATACAGTTACACCTACATTGAGTCCTACAAATACTCCTACCAATACAGTAACACCAACAAATACACCAACTAACACCCCAACAAATACCGTTACACCAACGAATACACCAACTAACACTCCGACTAACACTGTAACCCCAACTAATACCGTAACCCCAACAAGAACACCAGCAGCTAAACAAGAACACCAGCAGCTACTGTTAGTCCAACAAATACTCCAACAAATACTCCTACGAATACTGTTACACCAACCAATACACCTACCAATACACCTACTAATACTGTTACACCTACTAACACTCCAACCAAAACTGTAACACCAACCAATACTCCTACTAATACTGTTACACCCACAAACACCCCAACAAACACTCCAACAAATACAGTCACACCAACTAATACACCTACAAATACACCTACTAACACAGTCACACCCACCAACACACCGACCAATACAGTGACTCCAACAAGAACTCCGGCCGCCACTGTTAGTCCTACCCTTACACCCACAAACACCCCAACCAATACCGTTACACCAACCAATACACCAACAAGAACCGTCACACCAACTTTTACACCTACTAACACTCCAACGAATACAGTCACACCAACAAATACTCCAACCAATACGCCGACTAATACTGTTACACCAACCAATACCCCAACCAATACTGTTACTCCAACAAGAACTCCGGCAGCCACTGTTAGTCCTACCCTTACACCAACCAATACCCCAACCAATACTCCAACAAATACAGTAACACCAACCAACACTGTCACACCGACCAATACTCCTACTAATACACCAACAAAAACTGTTACACCAACTTTTACACCAACCAATACTCCAACCAATACTGTAACACCAACCAATACTCCTACAAACACCCCAACAAACACCGTTACTCCTACCAATACTCCTACCAATACTGTAACTCCTACGAGAACACCAGCGGCTACTGTTAGTCCAACATTAACACCGACTAACACACCAACAAACACACCTACTAATACTGTTACTCCAACAAATACAGTTACACCGACCAACACCCCTACTAACACCCCAACCAACACTGTTACTCCAACCAACACCCCAACTAATACTCCAACAAATACGGTAACTCCAACCAATACCCCTACTAATACCGTAACCCCGACAAGAACACCAGCTGCCACTGTTAGTCCAACCTTAACTCCAACTAATACTCCAACCAACACTCCAACTAATACAGTCACCCCTACGAATACAGTTACACCTACCAATACACCAACAAGAACAGTTACACCAACTTTAACTCCAACTAATACACCAACCAACACTGTAACACCAACTAACACCCCAACTAATACTCCAACAAATACGGTAACTCCAACAAATACCCCAACAAATACTGTTACACCAACAAGAACACCAGCGGCTACTGTTAGTCCAACATTAACACCAACAAATACACCTACCAATACCCCAACGAACACAGTAACCCCCACAAATACTGTTACCCCAACCAATACCCCAACAAGAACTCCAGCAGCCACTGTTAGTCCTACGGTAACTCCAACAAATACCCCAACAAATACTGTTACACCAACAAGAACACCGGCTGCCACAGTTAGTCCAACCGTAACACCAACTAACACTCCAACAAATACTGTTACACCAACATTGACACCAACCAAAACAGTAACCCCAACGGCTAGTCCTCAGTATGTTGCTGCTAGATTTGAATCATGTTGTCCTGGTGACACCAATGTTTATTATGGTCAAGTACCATTAGGTACATTGTTAGGTACGGTATTTTATTTACAAGACATTCAGTTATGTGCAACGTATGTGCAACAGGTAGGACCTGGAGGTACGATTTACACTACTGTTCAGACAAGTTGTGCACAATGTTTAGGAGAAACTCTAAATTTTTGTCCATCACCAACCCCGACACCAACACCAACCAGAACTGTTACACCTACGAATACGGTAACCCCTACCAATACACCAACAAGAACAGTTACACCAACTCTCACACCAACCAATACCCCAACAAATACTGTTACTCCAACAAGAACTCCAGCCGCCACTGTTAGCCCTACGGTAACCCCTACCAATACACCAACAAGAACAGTTACACCAACTTTAACCCCGACTAACACCCCAACCAATAGTGTTACTCCTACGAGAACACCATCCGTAACCCCTACCAATACACCAACAAAAACAGTTACACCAACTTTAACTCCTACATTAACACCAACAAGCACAGTAACACCATCACCATCCTTACAGGTTGGTTATGTTTATTTATTACCATGTTGTGATGGTGGTATTTTAGGTAATACTATTTCTTATTTAAGTATAACAACTAATTTGACCTATGTTCAAAGCGGTATTTCACAAGGTCAAACTATTGTTATAAATGGATGTTGTTATTTTGTTGAAGGTTATAGTCAAACCTACTCACCACCAAACTTTAGTGGGGTTGACGGGTATTATCCACCATCATCATTTAGTGTTGATACATGTGAAACATGTATTGGAGCTAACCCATGCGCCACTTGGATTTTCGATTTACAAAGATGTGGATGTTGTGGTACAACAGGACAATATACAATTCAATTTGGTTGTCAAAATGGATTTAACCCAAATCTTTTAGTAAACCGTTATATATCAATTAATGGTTGTTGTTATTTTGTTACAAACTCAGTCGGACCAGGAGTACCTGGTTCCGCAATCACTGCGTATGGTACATACAATACATGTACTGAATGTGAAACTTATCACCCTTGTCCTTCACCAACCCCAACAGTTACACCAACAGTTACACCAACTTTAACCCCAACAAAAACACCGACAAATACACCAACAAGGACAGTTACTCCAACTTTAACACCAACCAATACTCCTACAAATACACCAACCAAGACTGTAACTCCAACCTTTACCCCTACAAATACACCAACCAAGACTGTAACTCCAACCTTTACCCCTACAAATACTCCAACCAAGACTGTAACTCCAACCTTTACCCCTACAAATACTCCAACAAGGACAGTTACTCCAACTTTAACACCAACCAATACTCCTACAAATACACCAACCAAGACTGTAACTCCAACAAACACTCCAACAAACACTCCAACACCATCTCCGGTTTCAAATCCGTCATCAACCCCAACCCCAACTCCAACTCCGACCCCAACCCCAACTCCACCATGTGTTTGTGAGTCATATATTATTACAGGATTAGGACCTGGTAATATAGTTAACTATACCACTTGTTGCGGTGGAGGAACACCCACAGAAATACTTGACCCAAATGTGTACCCAGCAAGTGGTACAATTGAGATATGTTCATGTAGTATTCCAAGTGTATTAGGTCCTTATGGTGGGGAGATAACGTATGATGGTGCTTGTGGTGATTGTTTGTGTACAGACTTTTTTGTTGATATTAATGATTTAACAGCCTCAGATGATAATCAAGTATACTTTGCATACCAATGTTGTGATGGTACATTCACAACACAAGGTTATAACGCCCCTGGTAATTATAGCGTTTGTCTTATGAGAGTGACAAATGTGTTTATATTGTTTAGAGGAAACTTCGTACCACCAATATATACTTCGCAATATACATACGGTACTGGTTGTGGTGATTATTGTAACACATTTTGTGGAGAAGCATGTTAATGATAAAATAATGATTTAAGTATTTATAGAAAGAATAGTAATAAATGCCAGCACAAATAATAACATTTCAAAATTGTTTAGACCCAGCGTCATACTATGATTTTGTCGTCGATGACAGTTTAGTATTATCGGGTGACACGATTTTTGCTGATTACCAATGTTGGTCTTCAACAGGAAATGTCGGAGGTGGACCGTCAGGTACGGTTATTTTTAGTGGTTATACAACCTGTGAACAATGTAACGACGATTTTAATGGGTGGCAATTTGAACATTGCCAAATACCAGGGGCATTTGTTTACTTTGGTTTAAAAAATTCAGAAGTTAATCAGTATTTCCAAAGTACAGGTGCAACAATTTCTTATGATGGTACATGTTACAACTATACAGGAGTTTATGAACAAGGCACTGGTAGCACCACTTACAATTATACTGTTGCACAATTAATTTCTGAAAATGCTCTTTTTACAAATTGTATTGACTGTTTAACACCACCAAGTCCAACTCCTACCCCTACTCCAACACCCACACCAACTTTATGTTACTCAGGTATAACCGATTCACCAAATTGGTATTATACGGACTGTTGTGGTGTATATCATAGTGGTTCATTTTCACCAACATATGTTTGTTACGACCCGAGTTACCCATATGCAGGGATATCTTTCAATGGTTTCTGTACTGTAGTTTGTCCGAGTGTGACCCCAACTCCAACACCCACATTAACACAAACTCCTTCCGAAACTCCTTCCGAAACCCCAACCCCAACAAATACTGTAACTCCAACAAAAACTCCAAGTCTAACTCCGACACCTTCGGTTACACCAACAAATACACCCACAAATACACCGTCAAGTACGTTAGGTTCGACACCTTCGGTTACACCAACAAATACACCCACAAATACCCCTTCATTAACACCTTCGGTAACTGTTAGTGTAACACCCACAGTAACCCCATCACCTTCACTAGTACCTACAGGATGTACTCAATATACATTCTCATTACACCCAATTTATTTTTTAACGCAAGCCGGACCTTATAATATTTCGGGAACAACAACAGGAGGAACTATAGTATTAATTGCAACTGGTGTGACAACATCTCAATTATTATCTGGGTATACCGCACTTGTGTGTTATTCAATAACAACATTTACAGTTCAAAGTACTGGTACGTGTACTAATTCTGTGAATTTTACATTACCTGTACCTATTGTATCTCCAACCCCGACCCCAACAAAAACCCCAACACCAAGTCCATCCGGTAATCCAGTTGCGACCCCAAGTGTAACACCTACTAATACCGTAACCCCGACCCTGACCCCAACACCATCAGGTGGTTGTAGTGATTCAGTTAGAAATACTCTTGCCGCAACGAATTCATATTCTGCCGTTGGTAGACAAGGTATGGTTTATTCATCATCAAATAACAAAGCATACGTTCTAAACGCATCAAGTGTTGTACAATCTTTTGTCCCAAATTCAACAAGTTTAACAAATGAATTTACATGGTCAGGAAGTAGTTTATTATTAGGATATAACTCAACTAACAACAAATTATACAGTTGGGAATCATCATTTCCTGTTAAAATGTTAATAAGAAATTTAAACACAAACACAACATCGTCAATATCAATTTCGGGAATAACATCAGGTTTAGGAAAAATTGAATATAATTCTGTTTTAAATAAAATTTATGCATTTAGTCAAACAGGTGGAAATTTTTCAGTTTCACAAATTAGTGTCATAGATGGTTCAACAGATACTTTTACAAACCAAATTACAGGTATAACTTTATCAAACCCTGAAGCGACTGTTTACAATCCTAATAATAATAAATTATATTTCGCTCAGAGTGGTAGAATATATTCTTGTTCTGGTAATACTATTTCGTTAGATGGTACATCACTACCAATCACCTCAGCAAGTTTAATTGCTTTGGATGTGACGAACAATATTATTTATTTAGTTAGTGCGTCTACGGTATACAAAATAGATGTTGCAACAAACACCACACTTACTTTAAATTCAATATCGGGAGCAACTTGGATTTTTGGCTCAACAAGGTCTATGATATATAATCCTGATAACGGTAAATTATATATTAGCAGATATTCAACATTGTCAGATGGATTCTTAGGTGTTCTAGACCCGACAACAGGTATATTTAGTGAAATTATTGGTGACGGTATTTCTAAACCTTTGTATGTACCGACAAATACAATATATGGTATAAATGATAATGCTCTATACGAAATTTGTGGTTCATCCTTGGTAGCGGTTTCCCCAACCCCAACCCCTACTTTAACTAAAACCCCAACCCCAACTAAAACTCCATCAGTTACACCAACACCTAGTCCGACATATCAAGAATGGAATATGGTTGGATGTACAAATTACTGTAGTGGGGTTGTGTTGTGTTCAGGTTCGTATAGTGTAACATTATACACATTACCAAATGTGGTCAATATTTATGATTCAGGTGTTACCATCTACACGAATAATAACTTAACAACAACATTTGATGGGTTTTTTCAAATTGGAAGTGTAATTTATGAAGTAGTTTCTGGTTCGGTAACTACTCAGTATACAATTGGTGATGGATGTTAAAATAACTTTACTATAAAATAGGATTTTTTATATTTATCAAATATAGAAATCAATAATTAAAAAATGGGATTAAATGTTCGTTTATACAATATAATCAATGATGGTACGTACTCAATTAGATACAAGTCCGGTGATAGCCCGTATCCTGAAACGAACAATTCAACATTTACACTTTACGCAACAGGTTTAACTCTTACAGCTGTTACAATTACAAACTTAAGTTTTAATACTCAATATTGGGTTAAAATGACAGACGACACTACAGGTCGTTATATAATTAAAAATATTTACACTCACGATAGTAAAGCGTTTCCTTGTTATGATACACTATGTTTTAGTGTTGAGGTACAGTGTGACCCACCAATAAGTCCAACTCCAACACCTACAGTTACAAGAACCCCAACCCCAACACCTACAGTTACAAAAACACCAACAGTTACCGCTACACCATCTAAGACACCGAACGCTTCAATTACACCAACCCCTACTCCAACAAAAACTCCTGGTTTATCACCAACCCCAACAGTTACCAAGACTCCAACTCCTACTCCAACACAAAACACCCCTTCATCATATTGTTTATGGTACAGTATTGAAACGATAGATGAAAATATACAATATGAAGTTACTTGGACACTAAAAGATAATTTAGGTAGTGTAACAACCGCCACTTCAAATATCCCAATTACTTTTTATAAGGTTAATAGTTCAGGGGTGGTAATTGCGGTATACACATCACCACAATGGCAAATATTCATTGGTTCATCACAGGATAGTGGAAATATTACACTCAATCCAAGTGCTGGTGAATACTTAGTTGCACAAACCGGTTTAAGTGGAACCATAACAGACCCTAACTATTGTGGTATTGCATTTATAGATTGTGATTTAAATCCCGATTATTGTAATTAAACATTGAATTTATATTTATGAAATAATGCCGTCATTAGTAACATACTCAGTAACAATATCAAATTTTTCAGGACAAACACCTTGTAACGGGTACTATATCTACACAGGGTTAACACATAATATTGATGATGCAAATTATATCAATGGGGTTGAAGTTTTAATTCCAATATCAACGGGATATACGTTTAATATAAGTTTATTGGATAACATACCACAAATTTTTGTATTTGTGGAACACTGTGACGGACACATAAACCCTGTACCATCATCGGTACCAAAATTGCAAGGTGGTTATCAATTAGCATTAGTTGATTTAAGATGTAGTGATTGTTACTACCCATGTGCATTTAATGTTAATGTTGTTCAAATAACGTAATAAATGGCTTGTCAATTATATAACGTCACAATAAGTTCATTGGATACCGGTAATGCCACCGGTAACACTAACCCTGTTAATAATGGTAAGGTGTATGTTGCTTATTACAACTGTAATGGTGTACTTACAACAACAAGTTTTTCAAATGGTAGTTATACTATTTGTACCGACATACAAAATGGATTACCTAGTTTATATTATTTTAAAAACGATTCTCCATTAACCGCATCGAATAGTACTGCAAATGATAGTGGTTCACAATGTCAAGAAACCACTTTTTTTGAAAAATGTTGTGAACAAGGAGGCACTATTTATGAAGTACAAAGTGGATTAAATTATATAGTAGGTAGTGTATACACTGACAATACGGATTGTTATATTGCGGTTGCGTCGGGCCCTTCAACCGCAACAGTTGACGACACTGGGACGTGGGTTTCACAACCAAGTTGTACAGCTGGTGAGTGTCCATCATGTCCTTCACCAACCCCGACACCAACTCCAACAGAAACACCCACAGAAACCCCAACTCCAACAGAAACACCCACAGAAACCCCAACCCCAACACCTTCAGAAACACCCACAGAAACCCCAACCCCAACTCCAACACTTACTAAAACAGTTACACCCACACCAACTAACACTGTAACACCAACACTATCCCCCACCCCAACACCAACACCATCAATATGTACGGATTGTGTGTGTAAACAAATCATAAGTGAAGATGGAAATACAATTACATATTCATATACTGATTGTTATGGTTTGCTTCAAACTTCCGGAACCATCGCACCTTTTGCTACGGTTTATCAATGTGTATGTTTTGACAATCAAACAATTACATTCAGTGACCCAACTAATATAGTTGTGAATCCTAATGGTGGTTGTGAGGACTACCAAAATTGTGACTCACTACCGGTCCCAACACCTACATTAACTAGTACTCCGACAGTCACACCTACAGTCACTCCTGAACCAACAAGTTCACCAGCTTCAACTGTATCTGTCACACCAACAGTAACACCAACAGTAACACCAACAAGTTCGCCGGTTTCAACTGTATCTGTCACACCAACAGTAACTCCTACAAATACAGTTACACCTACAGTCACAACTTCACCTGGCGGTTCACCTACACCAACCAATACATCAACTCCCACAAATACAGTTACACCTACAGTTACTTCATCACCAGGCGATTCACCTACACCCACACCAACTACCTCACCATCAGTAACTCCAACCAATACATCAACCCCTACAAATACAGTTACACCTACAGTTACTTCATCACCAGGAGGTTCGCCCACACCAACTACTTCACCATCGGCAACACCCTCTAATACACCAAGTGAAACACCTTCAACAACTCCGTCTTTAACACCGACAGTTACACTTACAGTAACATCAACACCGACTCTAACACCTAGCGTTACACCATCAGTTACATCAACACCTGGTGGTTCGCCAACCCCAACACCCACCAACACCCCAACAAAAACCCCTACACCTACTGTTACACCTTCAGGTTGTGTAAACGATTTGGTCACCCCAAAAGGCGTTAAGATTTCATTTAATTCCGGTTCTAATTATACAAATTGTACGGTCTATACCGGATTAACTTCAACTAACATAACAGGTATAACTTCATGTACAAGTATGTCCACAGGAGATATTTGTGATATTACAGGTATAGACCCAACATTAATGGAGATATATGTTAGAATTGATTGTGAAGGTTGTTGTGAACAAGTTTTTAGAGTTAATTTGGATGATTGTTGTGATAGTTCGTCGACACCGATATCATCACCCACCCCAACAGTAACACCGACTCAGAGTGCGACTCCTACGAATACACCAACACTTACCCCAACACCAACTGTTAGTAGTACACCATCAACAGGGTATACTTGTAACGATAGCGTTTATGTCCCCTCGACAGTGAACGGTGTTTCTATAACATCAACATATAGTGGTAGTGTTACCGAAAATACATCTGGATACACGTCATCCTGTGTTGGTGACACTATTGTAATGACCGACTATCATAACTTTTTAGGAAATTCAGGACCTTTCTCATATAGATACAATTTTAGTTCACCAGTAAATGATTTAGTTGTTTTTATAACCGGTATGGGTGGTACTAGTGATGAAGATTTCACATTTACAACAAATACAGGTACCCCCACAATATCTTCACCGTTAAGTTGTTATGTAACAATAACAGGTAACACAATTATTGGTGGCTCAACCGCACCACTTTTTGTCAATGGTGGTGGAAAATTCATAATAACAAATTCAACACCATTTATCTCGATGACCATATCAGGTAATGGTGGTGCCTCAGGTTCTAGGGTGGGTATTTGCTCCGATTCAATCATACCACTTGTAACACCCACACCCACCAATACTTTAACACCAACACCGACCGTAACCCCAACGAATACTGTAACACCTACTAATACAGTAACTCCAACAATTACAACATCACCCGGTGGTTCGCCCACATCAACACCAACAATAACACCTACTAATACAGTTACACCAACTGAAACTGTAACACCAACACCGACCGTAACCCCAACGAATACTGTAACACCTACTAATACAGTTACACCAACTGAAACTGTAACACCAACACCGACCGTGACTTCTACCAATACAGTAACACCAACAAATACCCCAACACCAACACTCACCCCAACCAGTTCGGCTACTCCATGTGACATACTATGGGAATTCGATGGAGGAACGACAGGAACAGGAGGTCATACCACATTTAGTTATACTGACTGTACCGGTACCCTTCAATTTATTACTGTTGGGAATGGTACAACTGAGACATACTGTGGTTATTTAACACCAACACCTCAAGTTACGAATGATGGTGACGGTACTTTTACAAGCACTGGAACATGTAATTAAAATTGATTATCTCAACTAAAGTATTTATATTATAACCATGAGTTTTTTAAGTAATAATAATTCAGAATTTTTATCAGTTAGAATCACCCAAAAGGGTAGAAATTCTATTGCAAAAGGTAGTTTTAACATCGCATATTTTCAAATTGGGGATTCTGAATTTGATTACACATCACCGTTTGATAATTTTACAGGATTAAACTCACAACCATTTCAAATGGTCTTTGCACCCTTTGATAAAGAAGGGGGTGTAAAATATCCCTATAAATTAGATAGTAGTAACACGGGTTCTACGGTTTATGGTATTCCCGTACAATCTTCAACCACCGATACTTTAAGAAACGTTATGGGTCCTGCCGGTTTTGTAACCGAGTATATTGATTATGATAGTAGTAATTGTACAGGAACGAGTGTTGAGTGTGAAACTCAACAAATATCATTATCCGCGATGACAGGTGATAATAGTGTGACCGTATTAACAGGTGCTAGTTTTAATGACTGTGAGTATATTACAATAGTTTATGGTGGATTTTGTGGTAATGACCCAAATCATCCTGTAATCACTGGTGAAACAAACAGTTTAACATATAAAATTACAGGTGTAACAGGAAATACACTTTATCTTGATAGAGCGACACCTAATTTTTCAGGATGTACAGGTCCCGCTCAAGTGGTATGTAATTCTTGTGAAAATGAATATCCTGTAAGTGTAACATATAATCCAAACTGTAAACCCGCGGAAATTGACCCAACACAACAATTAAATTCATGGACCATGAATGTCGTTTGGGGTATGAAACCAATCGGTTTTGACGTTAATGGTGTGGACGAAAACATAACAGGTTTTACATCAAACAAACACGTATCAACTAAACAATTTTTAGGTTATACAACATCAAGTGGTCAAACATTTACAACAAGTTCAGGTACCACGGTAACTAACCCCACTTCTTATAAAAATTCATATAATGAAGTGATTGAAGTTACTCCTGAGGAACAAAGATGTATTGCTGTAATCCATTATTCAGAACTCGGAGATTTAAAAAATGACCCTGAAAGATTCTATAAGTACGACGATTATATAAGCACAAATAATACGGAATCTCAAGCATTGTTAGAAGACTCAATTGGTAACACGATAACAGATTTAGAATATTTTGAAGTATATATCCCATTTATTCAATACCATAGAAATACTGGTACAACAATAGGTGCTTTACTTACTATGGACACAACAGATTACTTTGTTAGTTCGAAGAAAAACGCATACCAAAAAATCAAGTACAGATATCTATTAGATGAGATTGGAAATAGAGTTGGTAAAATTTTCGTAAACAATAAAGTAGTTGTCATTGACGACCAAGAGTTGGTTGCTGTTATGGATTATAAATCTAACAGAAAGTACACACTACCTTCACCAAAAATAAACTTATTACCAAGTGATTTACCAGCCGCACAATCTTTTTATTCTGGTTCAACTGAACAGACTATATGGTTAACATACATGTTAAACTACACGGGTGATACCCAAATGAATGGATTACCTTGTAACTACTATACTAAATTCGAAACAACAACAGGTAGTACCTATTATACAACTCCCTGTCAGTTATATGTCAAGTTCGCAAATGGTTATTTCACAGATATGGTAACAGGTAGTACTTGTAATTTTAAAAATGGGTTTATAGCTAATCAGTTCCAATTATTAATTCAAGTTACCAATTATGGTGATTTACCTGAACCAAATCTTTGGAAATTATTGGATATGACTCAATATATACCAAATCATACTGTTGGTAACACAATTAACCCTGCGAACTTAGTTGATTATTCATTTCAAGTTACTTTTGACATGTACGATAATGATACTACAATATTTGATTTAGAATCTTATATTGGTGAGATACCAAATCAACCATCAACAGCACCACAGTTTGGTGATGAACAACCTTTTCCTGGTAGTATTAAATTGGTAAGAGCAACGGATATTGAGAAAATGAATTTCTTGGTGAACTTACCGGCTAGTCAATTTAATGTTACACAAAATCCAACGTATACTACAGGTCAAGATAAGAGAATTACAGAAGTTGCTTTATTGAACGAAAATAAAGAAGTGTTGGCAATAGGTAAGACCGCCAATCCTGTAAAAAGAAGCGGAACACAAGTATTCGCAATAAAAATAGATTTCTAACTCTTTACAATTTAAATGATATCTCATATAATTTTTATATGAGTATAAAATTTAAGAATGCACCCAAAATTTTGGGATTAGACATTTCAACCAAGACCATCGGATGGGCGCTATTTGATGTTAATTCTTCGCGACTTTTAGAATTGACACACTTTTCTCCTAAAATAAAACCTCAACCTGAAGATAAGATTGAGGAACTTCTAAAGAAGGCACAGGCGTTTAAAAAACATTTAGAAGATTATAAAGATGTGGGGATAACACGAGTTGTTATTGAGGAACCACTATTAAATTCAAATAACATTTACACTGTTGGAACATTATTGAGATACAACACAATGATTCTCAAATCGTGTTATGAGATTTTAGGTATTGTACCTACTTTCATTACCACCTACAATGCAAGAAAATATGCATTTCCAAGCTTAGTTGGTAAAAACGATAAGGGTAAGAATGTTTTATTTGGTGGTTTACCTAAAGATATAGACAAGAAACACATTATATGGGAAAACGTAAATACCGTTTGTCCTGAGGTAGAGTGGTTGTATGGTAAAAACGGTCAATTGAAAAAAGAAAACTACGATATGAGTGATGCGGCAACAGCGGTGATTGGATTTGTGAACATGCAAAAATTAGGTATTTCCAATTAAAATTTGTTTTTATGAAAATGATTGTGTATACTTTGAAAAGAATTTGATTCAATAACTAATAATGTCAAGATAGCATTAGTATTTTGACATAAGGTGGGAGGTTTTGGTGTATAACCCCCACCTTTTTTTATGCGGTTTGGTTTTACAATTTTTATTTTGTATATTTTATCTATGCCATCAGTTGCCATTGAATACAAACCTGTTATTGACATCCTTGAAGATATTCTTGGTGACTGTAGAATGCACAACGAATACAAAGGACAGTTGGCGTTTGATTGTCCAGTATGTTCCCACGAAATCAAAGGATTAGACCACGGTGATGGTAAAGGTAACTTGGAAATCAATTACAAAATGTTGGTTTATAAGTGTTGGTCATGTTCTGAATTATACAATACCCATGGCTCGGTTTACAAACTCATAAAAAAATATGGAAACGAAAAACATCTAAAAAGATATGAGTTATTAAAACCTGATGAGGTAGAACTTGTGGTAAAACAATTCAAACAAGTTGAATTACCCAAAGAATTTATTGCACTTAACAATCCAAGTGACGGTGTTAAATTGACTCACCACTATAGACAAGCCATGGCGTATCTAAAAAAGAGAAACGTTACTGACAAAATAATAAGAAAACACAATATAGGGTTTGCATTCTCAGGACCATATGAGAATAGAATAATAATTCCATCTTATAATGAATGGAGACAAATCAATTACTTTGTTGCACGTTCATTTTTGTCAAAAACTAAATTAAAATATAAAAATCCTGACGTACAAAAAGAGACAATTATTTTTAATGAAAGTTTGATAGATTGGTCAAAAAAAATTTATTTAGTCGAGGGTGCGTTTGACTCTATTTTTTTAGATAATGCCGTCCCAATGTTAGGTAAGTACATAAGTGATTTACTCTTTAATAAAATATATGACCTTAGATGTGAAGTGACAATATTGTTAGATGGTGATGCGTGGGACGACGCAGAAAAATTATATCACAAATTAAATTGTGGTAAACTATTGGGTAAGATAAACATCGTGAAACTACCTAAAGACAAAGACATTGCAGATTTACAAGGAAACTTAACCGAATACAAAGAATTTAAATTAGATTAAAATGAATTTAACAGAAATAGCACAGGAAATCAGAGAGTGTGTTGAAATTAGAAAAAAGGAGTTAGAACTTACTTTTTATGAAGATGAACACATTTATTTTATGAGAGATTTAGATGGAAAACATAGAAATAATTTTCCATCCGTATCAAAAGTCATTAAAAAATTTTACATCCCATTTGATGCAGAATCTAAAGCTTACCAAATGACAGATGGTGACGAGGAAGAAACTCGTTTATTGTTAGAAAAATGGAAGAAAGCGGGTGATTACTCTACAAATTTAGGTAGTAGGGTTCATTACATGTTAGAAACTGATTTAGTTGGTAGATATGGTAATTATAAAGATGTGAGACAACCAATTTTTGAATGTGACAATCAACAAATCATGAAGAGTGACAGTATGATATCAGCGGGTAAAGATTTTTTAACCTTGATGGAAGAAAGAGGTGCGGTACTCTTAGATACTGAAATGGTGTTGGGTGACCCTGAACTAGGATATGTTGGTCAACCTGATAAATGCTGGCTGATGATGAACAAACAAAAAGACGGATTTGGAATTGTTGTTACGGATTGGAAAACAAACCAAGAAAAGAATTTTCAAATACAACCCTATACTTCAAAAATGTTACACCCTTTTGAAAACTATTATGATACCGCTCTAAGTCACTATTATGTTCAACTACCATTGTATGGTAAACTATTATTAAAAATGTTGGAAGGTAGTAAGTTTTCAGATATCAAATTATTAGGTTGTGTCATTACACATCTTAAAGATAATGGGACGTTTACGGAATACAAAGTCCCATCGGACATGACCAATTCGATTTTACAAATGGATATAAAAAAATACTTAAAATGATAAGAAAAATTATACACATATCTGATTTACACATCAGGACCTTTCAATTACATGACATGTATAAGAAACAATTCAAGATGGTAATTGACGATGCGATGAGAAGAGTGGAAGATTGTAATTACGATGAGATAAGAGTGGTCATTACTGGTGACATTGCTCATCAAAAAATTAATATCTCAAACGAACAAATGATGCTCACATCTTGGTTCCTAACACAGTTACACGAAAACATCGGACCTGTTATAATAATACCAGGAAACCATGATTTTTTAGAAAATAATGTGAGTAGATTGGATAGTATTACCCCAATTGTTGAAATGTTGAATAATGAAAATGTCAAATATTTCAAAAACAGTGGGGTATATGAGGATGAGAACATTAATTGGGTGGTTTACTCTTTATATCAACACAATCAAAAACCCGATTTTGAAAAAGAGGATAATAAATTTTATGTTGGTTTATTTCATGGACCAATACAAGGTTTGTCCACTGATTTAGGGTTCGAGTTTGAAAATGCCTACTCACCATTAAACTTTGTTGGTTTGGATTTATTACTTTGTGGTGATATCCATAAAAGACAAATGTTTGACTTACCCAACGGAGGTAAAGCTATCATGATTGGTTCTCTGATTCAACAAAATTTTGGTGAGACAGTTAATTATCACGGATACGGTGTTTATGACGTGGTAAACGATGAATACCATACTTATGATATAGAGAATGAACAACCTTTTCTACATTTCTCCATATCTGACATATTAGATATTGACAATGAATCAGAAAAACTACTTAATATTAGATAATGAATTCATAAAGTATTGTGAATTAAACAAAATTGAGAATCCTCAAGAATTTGCGGAACAAGTTTTTAAAAAAGGTTTCAATATTGTAAAGTACGGTGAAGTACCATTTGGATTTTCATCTGGTGAAAAGATAGTAGAGAAGGAAGTAATCAAAGAAATTATTAAAGAGATTCCCGTAGATAGGATAATTGAAAAACCAATTGAAATTATTCGAGAAGTTATTAAAGAGGTACCTGTTGAAGTTATTAAAGAGGTACCGGTGGAGATAAAAGGGGATACTCAGATTGTAGTAAGAGAGGTTATAAAAGAAGTCCCAATTGAAAAGATTATTGAGGTAAAAAATGACGAAGAATTAAACACTTTAAAAGTTGAAAATGAGAAATTAAAGTCTGAATTGGAAAGTCTAACAAAATCATTAGAGGGTCTCGGCAGAAAGGGTAAATTTATGAAGGACAGTAACCTCTCATCTTTATATGGTGAATAATTTTTTTATTGATTTTTTTTTCATATATTTTATAAAATACATTCAAACATGACAAACATTTTTATTTGGATTATGGCAGCATATGGAATGAGCACTATAATCGTTTACGGTTCTATTTTTGACTCTGTAAGAGATTCCATACATAATTGGGCCAAAAATGAATACGCTCCTTTACAAGGAGTTGGAAATTTTATTTCAGGATTGATTAGTTGTATGTTATGTACATCAACATGGGTTGGATTCTTCTTTTCAATCTGTCTCGGGGGAATGACAACTCATTTTGGTATTCATTGGTTACCATCTATTTTCTTTGACGGTATGTTTACCGCGGGAAGTGTATGGGCTATAAATGGAATAGTTGAATTCTTTGAAGAAAGTAGATTCAATAAATAAACCCTGACGGGATGTTCAAAAATTTTAAATGGGTTACATAAAAAGAAGTTTTGATGACACTGAAGTAAGAAATTTTGCTAAAATTTTCATTAAAGAAGTTTTTAACATTTTGTTCGAGTCACATCCTAATTCAAAAGCAATTGATTTAATTTGTGTTGACGATAATTCATTTGGTGTGGAGTTGGAAAGAGGGGGTTGGATTGGTGATTTTTGGGAGAATGAATATTCCTTGATTAGTGGTTATGATTTTAGGACTGTTAATATTCCAATACGGAAGGTAAAGTATTGGTACGATAAAGTAGGTGATACTATAACCCCAAACAAAAATAAGCATTGGTTTATTAGAACAAACAGAGATTTTACTCAAGTTATATTAATAAAACCAACCACAATTAAGAATAAAGACAAAATACTTTTCACAGAATTCAAACCAAACAATAGTGAAGAGATAGAAAAATGGATGTCATTTAAAAAAGAACACGTTCAAACCTATAACTTAAAGAAGAACAAATGGACACTACAAAGAAAGAAGTAACCAATCTTAAAAATCCCTACATTAAAGTTACATGGCAGGATACACATGAGAACTTCACCTCTGAAAAACTCAATAGAGTTAAATCATATTTTCAAAAGAAATACAACACAAAGTACGTTCAAATTATAACTAAAGTTATATCCAATGATGACCAAACAAAATTAGCGTCATTAGACATAACAGAAAATATTTCTGATTTTCAGTACCAAAAAACTTTGATGAAAGATTTCGTTGAGGAGAATGAAATCAATATATCATTAGAAAGACTTAATAATCTTGACAATAAAGTAAATGAAGAATTCATCCGTAAAAACGGTGATAGAATCAAATACACTAAATGGTATATCAAAAAGGTTGAATTTTCAAATTTCCTGTCCTATGGGGGAAACAATGAGATTGATTTTACCATATTACCCGGCATCACAGTTGTAGAATCTACACCCAAAAATTTTGGTGGTAAGTCAACTGCAACAGTTGATTTAATGATGTTTTTATTTTTTAATAAAACCACAAAAACTAAAACCAATTCAGAAATTTTCAATAGGTTCAGTAACAATGACGAAGTAAAAGTTAAGGGATACATAACCATAGACAATGAGGACTACATTATTGAGAGAATAAGCTCACGTAAGAAAACAAAAAGTGGTGATTATACCGTCACAAATAAATTGGATTTTTATAAAAAAAATCAAGATGGTACGATTGAAAATTTAACAGGTGAACAACGTAGAGAAACTGAAGATTTTATAACAAAGGCAATCGGCACAGAGGAAGATTTTCTATCAACAATATTAACAACTGGAAATAATTTAGAAGAACTCATTGAATCAAAACCTACTGCAAGAGGTTTAATACTTACAAAGTTTTTAGGTTTAGAAATTCTTAAAGAAAAAGAAGAAATCTGTAAAACAATTCAAAGTGAATGGAGTAAAAAATTGATTTCCAATAATCATAATATGAATGATTTGGAAACAGAGATTACTTCTTTTCAAGAAGGTATCGATGAAAACAAATCAGAAATATCTAGATTAGAAATTGAAACAACAAAAACTCAGTCAACCTTAAAAAATGCGGAAAATAAAAGAGATGATTTGTTGTCAAAAAGAAACACAGATATTGACCAAGATTTAATTCGTACCAATACAAGTCAAATAAAGGTTGATATTAGTAATTTGGAAAAACAAAAACAAGTTTCAATTACTAACGCCGATTCTGTTAATGTAAAAGAACCTTCACAGTTTTATCTTGAGGAAAATCATTTGTTACTAAAAGATGAAATGAATGGAATAGTTGTGGAAGGTAGAGTAAATGCTGACTCCATTAAACGAAACGAAGAACTAATAAAACAATTAGAGGAAGGACAAATATGTCCGACCTGTAAAAGAGCATTAGCTGAGGTTGACCACACTGATGAAATAAATAAATTAAAAGAATTGGTCGAATCAATTAGGAAAATTCAAACAGATAATCGTAAGAAGTATGATGAATTAACTGAAAAGGAAAAGGTCTTTATTGATTTGAAAAAAGAGTACGATGGGTACGAAAAAAACAAAATTAAAAAGACAAGGTATGAGTTGGAGGTCGAGCAGAAAAAAATAGAAATTGAAAAGTTACAAACAAAACTTGATAACTATGACCGCAACAAACAAAAGTTAGAAGAGAATCAAAGAATAGATGCTGAAATTGTGGGTTTAAAGTCTCAAATTGAAACCCTCAATGCAAATCTAAGAAGTTATGGCACTACTATTGAAAGATTAAAAAATCAGAATCAAACTTTAACTGAAAAAATTGAAACTAATAAGGATTTAATTAGAAAGATAAAAGTTGAAAATGAAACTCAATCTATCTTCAAGGTTTACCTAACCGTTTTCGGTAAGAATGGAATCTCAAAGGTTATTTTAAAAAATATGGTCCCACTAATTAACCAAGAGTTGTACAGACTTTTAGTTGATAGTTGTCACTTTATTTTAGAATTGAACATCAACGAGAGAAACGAGGTTGAATTTATAATGATTGATACTGAAACTAGAGTAGTAAAACCACTCGTTAGTGGTTCGGGTTATGAAAGAACTATTTCATCACTTGCCCTTCGAAGCGTATTAACCAAGATATCGTCATTACCCAAACCAAATATTGTTGTAATGGATGAAGTATTTGGTAAAATTGCGGATGAGAATTTGGAAATGGTGGGAGAGTTCTTCAAAAAAATTAAAGATTATTTTGAACACATATTTGTTATTTCCCATAACCCATTAATTAGAAACTGGTCGGACAATTTGGTTATGGTCAAAAAAGATAACAACATTAGTTCAATTGATTTTATCACACCAAAAATTTCTTAATATCACTTTTTTTTCTTAGATTTAAAAAAAATAATTCACATGAACAGTAAACTATATAAAGACTTCGGACTATTCGCTAAGGACAAAGGGATTAGCGGTTTAAATTTACATCACTACAACAAACAAGTTGAAGACAGTTTAACTCCATACATATTGGAAGAGAGACAAATGAACGTAACCGTGATGGATGTATTCTCACGATTGATGATGGAAAGAATCATATGGGTTGCGGGTGTTGTAAACGATAACATGTCGACAGTGGTTCAAGCTCAACTTATGTTTTTAGACAGTATCGATAATACTGATATCACAATGCACATTGATAGTCCTGGTGGTTCTGTAAAAAGTGGATTATCAATGGTGGATGTAATGGATTATATCAACTCGGATATTCGTACAATCAACACTGGAATGGCAGCATCTATGGGTTCGGTTTTACTTGGTGCGGGTACAAAAGGTAAGAGATGTTCACTAAGATTCAGTAGAACAATGTTACATCAGTCTTCAGGAGGTTTTGAAGGTAATATTCAGGATGCTAAGATTAATATGAAAGAATGGGAAAAATTAAATAAAATTCTATTTGACCTATTGGGTGAATATTGTAACAAACCATCCGAAGTTGTCATGGAGGATGCGTCGAGAGATTTGTGGTTATCATCAGAAGATGCGTTGAGTTATGGCATTATCGATGAGATAATTAGAAAGAAAAAATAATTATTATTAATATTTATATCATATGGACGAAAGACTTTTAAACGCAAAAGAAAATACAAATAAAATTGCAGGTTTTCTTGCAAAGAACTATAAAACCGTTTTAATGGTTGTGTTCGGGTTGTTCGTTCTGTATTGGATGATTTTCATTTTAACACCTCGAGTGGGTATGTCACCTGAAGATAAGGCGAAGATTGATTCTTTGAATGTTGTAATTAATAACATGTATAAAGAACAAGAAATGTTAGACGATAAAATCGACAACATCAATAAAGAAATTGGAGAAGTTGATAATAGTATCGATAAAATTAAAAATCAAAAAACAATAGTAAAGGAAGTATATCATGAAAAAATTAATCGTGTTTCTAATTTTACTGAGCCAGAGCTTGATAGCTTTTTCTCAGACAGATACAAATAATAAAAATCGAACCCCCGAACCAGTAAAATGTTTACCGGTTTCTACATTTAAGTCAATTGCTAAAGACTTATTAAGAGGTGATTCTGCGATTGCTGAATTGAAATTATCAAATGAACAAATCACAAAATTAGAGGAAAAGGTTTCACTGAAAGATAGTGTAATTGTTACCATGCAGAAGAAAGAGGAAAATTATTTAACAATAATTAAATCTCAAGACGAAAAATATCAAATTTTAGAAAATCACACAAAAAATTTAGAATTACAGTTGAAGAAAGAAAAGGTGAAAAATAAGTTCAAAACCATCGTTGGGGGTGGACTTATTGCAATTTTATCCGTATTTTTAATCGTACAGTAATTTATTTGAATGAAGACATATCTTTTATTTTTATTCGCGAATTTCGAAGACCACGAAGACATTGAATTTTTTTGTTTGGAAGTTCTTGGAGTTAGTCCAAAAATTGCCAAGGTTAGGTTTGTTATTGAAGATACGTCTAAAAGTATAATAGTTATATTTGAATCCGAATCAAATAGAAAAGAGCTCTCTGAAGAACTTCACAATATTATTTCTATGGAGGATGTGAAATTTTACTTCCTCTTCGAAAGAGAAAGTATATATAGTGCCAATTTACCTATACAGATGAAGGACTTTATGTTTAAGCCAAGTGAAGAATATAGTTCATTAAGGTTAGAATATAATAAAAAAGAAAACACCGAGAACCCTAACGAAACAATGGACCTTGATAATATTTTAGAGAAAATTGAACAGGAGGGGATAGACAGTTTGACTCCTGACGAAAAAAAATTCTTGGATGGCTTCCAAAATTGATTTTTTTTACATATTTTTACCCATGAACCACAAACCGAACATTCATGGCCAAAACATTACTAATCAACACTGAAGAAATTCAGAACTACATCAAAGACATCCGAAAGATTAAGGTAATTACTCACCAAAGACAGGATGAAGTCTTCGAACTCTTAAAAAATAAAGACCTACCTAAGAAGGAAAGAGTCGATTTGTTAAACGAACTCGTAGTGGGTAATCTACGTTTTGTAATCACCGTCGCTAAATCATATCAAAACAATGGTATGGATTTAATTGATTTAATATCCGAAGGTAATATCGGTCTCATACGAGCCGCCGAAAGATTTGACCCTAACAGTGGTTACAAATTTATTTCATATGCTGTTTGGTGGATTAAACAATCTATTATGGCTTCTCTAAACGAGAATTCAAGGATGATAAGACTGCCGTCAAACATTATTCAGGAAAATCAAAAAAGAAAGAAAAATGAACAGTTAAATGTTGATGACCCTTTCTTTATCAATTATGAAGATAATGGGGCAGAAATAGTACTACCTCATTGTGTAAACTTGAATGATGAAATAAATGAAGAGGGAGACCAATTAATCGATACCATCATTAATGTCAACGCTGATAACCCTGAAGACATTTTAAATACGTCTGAAGAAATTAAAAAAAGAGTTTCTCAAATGCTTTCAATCCTTGACGATAGAGAAAAGGTCATTATTGAAAAGTCTTATGGGTTGAACGGTATTGAAATGAATTTAGAAGACTTGGGTGATGAATTCGGATGCACTAAAGAACGTATTAGACAACTACGTGATAAAGCACTAAAGAAACTTCGTAACGACAGTTATGGATTATTAAACTATTTATAAATAAAAAACATGAAAAATTTTATTCAAAAAAATTTCACAATAATCGTTTTGGTTGTTGCACTTTTAGGATTTTTTAAAAGTTGTGGCGACGGAAGAGAACTCTCTAAAATGAGAAAGGAAATTGAGTCAATTAAAGATTCTACCTACACCAAAGAAGAATTGGATGTTAGGTTAAGAATTGAAGGATTGAAATCAGAAAAAAGAATGATTCAAGCAACTGATAGAAAAATTTTAGATGTAAACCGTCAAACTGAAATTGATAATGAAATAAGCAAGTTGGAAAATAGTGTTAAATGAAAAATTGGATTAATAAAAATTATAAAACATTAATAGTATCTGCGTTTTTAATACCAATTATAACTGTTGCGTTGGTTTCAATATCACACGTAACTAAATGGTACGGAATTTCAAACCCAATTAGTTGGGCTATCTATTTATCAATAGGTATCGAAATTGCCGCATTATCTGCGTTGGCTGCAATATCAGCTGATATGGGTAGAAAAGTATATTTCCCATTTGGTATTGTAACCCTCATTCAATTTATTGGTAATATTTATTTCGCCTATTCATATATTGATATTACGAGTCAAGCATTTATTTCTTGGGTTGAGTTAGTTTCACCACTTTTAGAATATATTGGTGTTGACCCTACAGACATGATTGGTCACAAAAGATTTTTAGCGTTTTTCGCTGGAGGTATGTTACCAATCATTTCACTTTCTTTTCTACATATGTTAGTTAAGTTTACTCAGAGTGAGAAAAATACTGTAGAGGTTGAACAACCAGTGGTAAAAGACGCTCCTGAACCCGTTGGTGAAGAAACACCGGTGGTAGATGCTAAAGACATTGTTGGTGAAGTCTCTCGAGTTAGAATCTCTCAAGAAGATTTAGATATTTTAGAAAAATTACTTAACAAAACCCCCCAACCAAAAGATGTTGAAACTCCTGAGGAAGAAGAGGATAATGACTCATCAGATGTTTTTTTAATTGAGGACCATTTAATTAAAGAAGAACCGGTGGTTGTTAAAGAAACAACTATTACTCCTGAACCAATTGTTGAAGAACAACCTGTAATAGTTGAAGAACCAATTGTCACACCTGAACCAACTATTGCACCTGAACCAATTGTTGAAGAACAACCGATAGTAATTGAAGAAACAACTATTACTCCTGAACCAATTGTTGAAGAACAACCTGTAATAGTTGAAGAACAACCGATAGTAATTGAAGAACCAATTGTTGAAGAACAACCTGTAATAGTTGAAGAACAACCGATAGTAATTGAAGAACCAATTGTTACACCTGAACCGATTGTTGAGGAAATAATTGAAACACCTGAACCGATTGTTGAGGAACCAATACAAGATGAACAACTTCCCATTGAGGAAGAAAAAAAAAATTAGAAGAGTCCCCACAACAGGAGGAATCGTTGGAAAACTTTGGTTTGGACAATGGGGAAATAAATAATACAGAAGACAACGACATTTCTTCTGTTATCAGTAAAAGGTTAACTAGAAATGTTGGAAATACACAACGTAGAAGGTTTAGATGATAAAACTTTAAATGTTGTTCGTCGCAGAACGAAAAAAACCCAAATATTACTGTACGACACTAATAGACGTGCGGACGATTTCATTAATAAATTAAAGTACAGGAAGTGTGGTAAATACGACGAAATACCACACTTTATTGTCACTAAATTAGGTACAATCTACCAACTTTTCGATACCAACTATTATTCAAATACATTTGACGAACCTTATATTGACAAACAATTTATTAAAATTGCGGTTGAAAATTTAGGATGGTTAAGTAAAAATACCGTAACAGGTTTCATGCATAATTGGATTGGAGACCCTTACAGATGTGAACCTTTCGTTAGAAATTGGAGAAACCATTATTTTTGGGATAGGTATAATGATGACCAAGTATTATCAATTTCATCATTGTGTGAACATATATGTGAATCCCACGGTATACCAAAAAATATAGTACCTTCTCAGGGATATCTTGAAAGCGCTATTAAATTTAATGGTGTAGTGTGTAAATCTAATTTCTCAAATATTTATACAGATATAAACCCATCATTTAATTTTAGACTAATTTTTAAAAATGAACAATAGAAAAACATCGGGGTACGACGAGATAAAAGGTATGTTAAAGACGTTAAGGTCTCTTAATGAAACCGTGTACACCAACAAGAATTTGATTAAGGAAGAGGATGAAACTCAACAACCTAATACCAATACACAAAATACCGATAACGAGTTAAACAAAAAACAGTACGATAACGTGGAGGTTGTTAATGATGTGGATGTTAAATTATTGTCTTCTGACCAAGAGGATATAAAACTTAAACCTGAAGAAAAAACCGCCTTATCACAAATAATTGATTCATTTAGACAACAAGTTTCACAAATTGCAAGTTTAGAACCTGGAATTACCATAACCGAGACTGAAATCAGACTTGATGGTGAAATTACAGACTTAGAAATTAATTTTGTTATGATTTCGGGTGAAGGTAGTGGGTTATACATAAATGGCGACATGTTATTATTAGACGACGAAACAATGGACATGTTAGAAAAATTGAGAAAATTTGAACCAACTTTCACATCGGCTATGGAGCCATTAATTAGAGATAGAATGAACGCATAATGGCACTTACAAACACCGATGTTAAAGAAATTGAAAAGATTGCAAGAAAAGAAATGAAAGATTTTCTTGAGACCACTCAAGCACATACCATTGTAATGAAAATAATACAAAAAGAGATAGGTGCTAGGTCAGTTGATGAAAGAATCGTTGACCTATCATCTAAAGTTGTTGTGGAACTTTTCAAAACACTATGGCAACGTAAGTCTTTTTGGGAACAACCCTTAAAAAGTGTTAGATAATGTCATATAATTTCGAGAAAATATTGAGAGGGAAAAAATCTTCCCCAAAAGATACAAATGAAACTTCTGCAGATTCCTCAGGTTCATTTGAGGGAGCTCTGAGCGGTCCATTAGTTAAAAGGAAAATAAAAAAGATTCATAATTTTGAAGAAGAATTAAGTGAAGTTACAGACTCTTCTTCTTCAGGACAATATGACACTTCTTATAGTGCTGGTAGGTCGAACCCATTAAAAATCAATGGTCCCAATAGTATCATGAACAGTCGAGCGGTAAAAGATAAAAATTTCCCAAAATGGGGAGGTCCTGGTGGTGTTTATGTAAAGGTAAAAGAAAGATGTAAAAAATATCCTTACTGTAATCAGGGTGATATCAAAAGTTTAGATTTTTTTGAAGACCAAGAATTGAAAGAATCCGTTTATAATGTATCAAAAAAATTAGGATTACCGTATTCTCAGGTCGAGAAAATTGTAATAAATGAAATAAATAAGATATTTATTAAGTAAATGAAAAAGAATATATCAAATATCATTTCGGAGTCATTATTTGACGAAGTAAAAAGAACCATATTAAAAGAAAATAAAAAATCTCAAGATATGTTTCAAATTACTTGCGAGGGAGAACCCGTTGAAACATTTGAATCCGAAGAAATTGCAATGCAACATTTGGATATTTATAAAAAGAAACATCCTAAAAAGGAGTTCATAATCGAAAAAGTAAAATATAATTCACCAACTGAAATGATTGATAAATTAGACCAGATGGGAGAAGAATTAGAAGAAAATAAAGAAACCACAAAAATGAAAAAAATTAAAGTATCGAGCATGGCAGAAGCCATTTTATCCGCTAAAGAAAAAGGTCTAAAAGAAATTAAATTTAACGGAAAAGTACATAATGTTGAAGAATCATGGAAACAACTTGAAGAAGAGGAAGGTGTTTGTGATGAGTGTGGACAAGGTTATATGGAAGAAGAAACAAATGTGGAGGAATCAAGCGCGTTTGTTTTGGCTGCTGATAAAGCGAGAGATGCTGGTAAAAAAGAATTCGAATTCCCTAAAGGAAGTGGTAAAATGCATAAAGTAACAATCACTAAAGATATTGATACAAATGAAGGTGAAATGGGTACGTGTAGTGAGTGTGGTTCACCCATGAATGAGGAAGGAATGTGTTCAGAGTGTGGTACTGGTATGTATGAATCTAAGAAATCGGTTCTTAGACTTACTGAAAGTGAAATGGTTTCTTTGATTAAAAAAATGGTAATTGATTCAAAAAAAAATCTAAGTGAGGCGGTACCCGGTATTGCGGTAACTAAGAAAGCTCAGAGTGGTTCTAAAAAAGAAAATGACGACGCAATTAAAGATGTTCAGAAAAAACTGAAAAAAGCATCAACATTTGATGGTAATGATAATCCTGAGTTTCCAAAACAAGTTGGTAAAGGTGAAAAAATGGCGGTAAACCCAACTGAGAAACAAGAAGAGTATATTGATGATAATATGAAGGGTGGTACCCTTTTAGATTTAAATTATGATTTTGAACCATCAGAATCATTCAAAAAAAGATTAAAAATGGCATTAGAAGGTGACTCAAAAATGGGTAACTCACAAAATGCTGCTAACGTTATAAAAACAAAAACAGGAGAGAGATTAAGTAAATCGGCTGAAAGAAAAAAAGAAAAAGAGAAAGACGCACCTGAAGCATTCCATGGAGCAAGAGGAGTTCAACCTTTAAAAGTAAAGAGTGTGAATGAATCTAAAACTACAATGACTTCAATTGTGAATGAGGAAATCTCGAGAATGAAAAAAATCATCGGATACAACGAAAGTACTCAGATTTGGTATAGAACCTACAACATTAATAGGGATAAAATAATATTATTTTATGATTTCCTATCTTCTTTATATGATTTAGTAGACGAAACCTTTTTAGGTTCTGATGTACTTTATGACGAAATAGACCAACGAAACCATTTTAATTGGTGTTGGAATAAAATAATCACCAATTTTGATAAAGAAAAAATATTCTTCAAGGAGAAAGGAACCCACTATGAATATATGTGGAATTTTTTCTATGAGGCGTACTATTTTGTTAAATTGGAAGAAAAAGAAAATAGAATATCTGAATACTTTTACAAGTTATTTGATTTTAGATATCAAAAGTCAAGGTCCGAGTTGGACATTCTCACAGAAATTTATAAATTATTCGAACAAAACTTGAAAAAGTAGTTTATTTTCCGTATACTATATATAAAAACGGAAAAATGGACACACTTAAACAAATCAAAGACTTGGTGGAAAAAATGTCTGTTGATACCACCAAGGTATTCGAAAAGGGTAATAGAAGTGCATCTATTCGAGCTAGAAAATATGCTCAAGAAATAAAAGAGTTAATTCCTCTTTATAGAAAAGAACTATTACAAGAAATAAAAAAACATGATGATTAATTATATCTTTATTTTTTTGATGGTATTGAGTACCATTTACGTACTAAGGTTCTGTGTTGAATTTTTGATAAAATTCTTCTCAGAACAACCCTCAATATTAAAGTTGACCAAAATAGAATCTGTTTTGTTTTATCTTGCGGTTTCTTACATAATAACATTTTTAATAATATAATTTAGTGTTTGACAATATAAGACATTTAAGACCATATTTTTTCTCTTTGAGAGAAATAGACAATAACGTAAGTTTAGACATTAAACTTCCTGTTACTTGGAAAATCGAATCAATAATTTCTCAATACAAATCTATCAAATATAAGATACAAGATAAAAATGAGAAATTTACTTTGGTTTCATTAATCAGTAATGCAACCGCTGATGGTTATGATGTTGTTTTTTCTTGTGCAAAAGAAATAATAACCATGAATAAAGAAATGGAAGAGAAACAAAGACTCTTACAACAAAAGATTAAAGAGTTAGAAGTTTTGTTTCAACACCAGACACTTGATAAGTTAAAAGAAATATCATTTATTGAGGATGCAAGACAAGAGAATACAACAGGGATTAAATTGGTTGAATCGGGAAGTGGAGAGGGACTCCAAGGAGATACAATCCCACAAGAATCAAATGATTGAGGAAATCAAAAAATTGGATAAAACCAAAATGTTTGAGACCCCTAAAAAAGAAAAACTTTCTTTTTTTAAAAGACTTTCTATAATTTTTGGATATGGAAAAAAAAGGTGACTTGATAAATCAATTGGCAATAATATCAGATTTAATTGAAAAAATTAATTTGGATACTAAATCGTGCACATTGGTTATTGAGTTAGAAAACGAAAAGTTTCTACAAACTTTTGATTATATCTCAAAAAAACAAAATAGTCGAATGGTTAAACCCGACAAAACTTTTACAATTAAAATTGGTCAGGTGGATATCATCTTTAATAAGAGTAGTGTCTAAATAATTCTGATTTTTTAAATCCTTTGGATTCAAGTAGTTGATATAACAATTTTCTTTGTGCGGTTGACACGTCTTTTATGAATATGAAATTACCTTTCTTCTTTTTTAGAACGTCCTCTCTTATCAATTCAAACAACCTTTTAGCGTCACGGATGTTCTTATTTCCAAACAACAGTATATTATCATCGTTTTGAACAAATAGTTTATTATTCAATGTGAATATTTGACCTATTTCATTTATAGATGTTATTTGTTCTAACAATTCATGATATCTAATTCTTTCCTTCTTTTGAAAATCGTATATTAGTTCTTCTTTCCAATAAGGAATTATCTCTTTGATTCTGAATTTATCATCTTCGTACTTAGCCTCAATCAATCTCCCCAAACTATCCTTGACAAATGTTTTAGTCGCCCACCTATTGTTAGGAAAAATTAACGCAAGTTCATAAACTACTTCGTTGTTTCTTTTTCTGTTTTGTGTTTTTACAAATCTTGGTTTTTTCTCTGTCTTATATTCATGCCAATACTCGTACACAGTTGTCCTTTTTTGACACCTGTATAGAATTTTAACTCTTTTCTTGTTACAAAAGAGAACTACAAAGTATTTTCCATTTTTCATAGAAAGTTTTTAACAAAGGAGTAGATTCCGTAAACCGCGAAAACACTCCAAATAATAAAAGCACCATACATCACCTTTTCTGTCTTTTGTGCTAATCTTTCCAATGACTCCTTTGTTGGAGGAGCCATTTCTTTCTTCTGTTTACAATTAGAACATCCCATAATACAAAAAATAAGTAATAAATAAGTATTTATCAATATGAAATTGATTGAATTGTTGGAAGACATGGTGGTTGAAAAATGGTCAATGAAATATAAAAAGACCATAGATTGTAGCAATCCAAAAGGTTTTTCTCAAAAAGCCCACTGCGCCGCGAGAAGAAAAAGACAGAAAGGTGGAAAGACCAAATCTCAGCCGGTAAAATAAAAGTGCGCACTGATTTCCATTTTTGAAAAAAGTTTCTTATATTTTTATAGTTAGAGGACTAATAACGCAAAATATAAAATTATAAATGATATCTTACATTGGAGGAAAAGCTAGAATAGGTAAGTGGATTGTTCCGTTCATACCTAATGATATTGAAACCTACGTGGAGGGGTTTTCGGGTATGTTTTGGGTCTTTTTTAATATGGACCTAAAGAAATACCCCAATCTCAAAACAGTCGTTTACAATGACTTTAATCGATTGAACGCAAACCTTTTTAAATGTGCTAAACATTACGATAGGTTATGGGATGAACTCGCGAAATACCCATGTCAACAATTAGGTGTGGAAAACACCCCACCTGAATATGAACAAATGTTCCGTACATACCAAAAAGAAGTATTCAACGAAGAATTAGTCATTGGGGATGAGCCCAATTTTGATGTTGCCGCAAAATACGTTTACGTATTAACTCAAGTTTTCTCAGGTTCCAAACCCGAAACTTCTAGTTATACTGATTACAAGGGTAAGTACAGATGTAAGGTGTTAATCTTTATGGACAAACTCAAACATCCTGAATATAGAGCACATTTAGATAGAATCACGTTTGTCGAAAACATGGATTTCCAAAAAGTTGTTGAAAAGTATGATTCGCCAAAAACATATTTTTACATGGACCCCCCTTATTGGAAAACAGAAAATTATTATTCAAATCATGATTTTGATAGTAATGACCATGAAAGGTTGGCAAACACATTAAAGGGTATACAAGGTAAATTTAGTTTATCTTATTATGAGTTTAAACAACTTCATGATTGGTTCCCCGAAAATGGTGTTGGTATTGGTAAAAATGGACAACTTTTGATGTTTCAACCAACTGGTTACAAATGGGCTAAAGAAACTTTCAAAAAGGCGGCTGCCGCTAAAAAAGACGGAACACAAAACGAAGGTATTGAATTACTGATTATGAATTATTAAAAATGGATTTTTCTCCTGAAAGTTTGATATATTTGCAAACAATTAAAAATTACTTTGAAAGTAATGAGGAAGCGAGAAAATATTTTTTATCAAACTTGAACGAAGATGAGTTTTATAATAGTATTTTAAAAGTCGCTGAAAATAATTTTAGAAAAACAGGTGAACCTCAATTAACACAGGAACAACTTGAATTTCTAAGAGTATCTTTGATGATTTTTAAAAAAGTAGAAGATAGTGAATTTAATGGAATTTACTTTTATGAATCAACGGATTTAAAATTTTATTACAAATAGAATGAGAAAAACACCAGACCAATATTTTATTTATGAAACATCGTATGGTACCGACGTACCAACGAATCAATTGTATCTTCACACCTTTGATGAAATACCATCTGTTTATAAGACGGAGAAGGTGTATACATCAGATGTAATGGATTATTTCATATCAGATGGATATAGACCTATATGTGAATTAAATTCAACCTCTAAAAGAAGAGTACATAAACCAAATACAGAAATTTTTCTTCTTAATGATAATAATAAAACTGCAATATTATTAAAATCAAAATATGAAAAAGAAGAATTATTATTTGAGTTAGAATTTTATTACACATTATCTCATGGTATATTTGATACAAATTTTGATTTGAAAAAAATATCAGGATTTGAGTTTGAATTAAAAAAGAGTGGTATTAGTTTAGTAAAATCTGAACATGGTCATATGGACACCGAGGAATATGAATTAAATGTACCTGATGTTGACATAAAATTAAATTACGGTGATAAGTTTGTAAAACTACACGATACTATTGTCACTCGACTGAACAAGAAAAATGATAAAGGTATTGTGTTATTTCATGGAGACCCCGGCACGGGCAAAACTTCGTATATAAAGTACCTTACAAGATTGATTGTCGATAAAGAGATACTATTTATTCCACCATCTATGGCCGAATCTCTTTCAGAACCCTCAATTATTCCATTCTTGATGGAACATAAAAACTCTATTCTGATTATTGAAGATGCCGAGAAAGTAATTTCAGATAGAGAATTAAACGGTTCTTCTGTTGGTGTTTCTAATATATTAAACATAACAGATGGTATTCTTGGGGATTGTTTGAATATTCAAATCGTTGCTACCTTCAATATGAAAAAAGAAAAAATTGACCAAGCCCTACTGAGAAAGGGTAGATTAATTTGTGAACATAAATTTGAACCTCTAAGTGTTGAAGAATCTAACAAATTATTAAAACACTTAGGTAAGAAAAAAACAGTTGATAAACCAACTACACTTGCGGATATTTATAATATCGATGAAGACGTGGTTCGAGTTGAAAATAAAAAACAAATAGGATTTTAAAATTAAAGAAAAATGGAATTAGTAACAGTTGAAAAACTAAATGAAATGAAACAAAACGGTGAGAAAGTTCTTGCCGACTTTTACGCTGAATGGTGTGGACCATGTAAAATGTTATTACCAAAATTAGATTTACTACAACACGAATACCCTGATGTTAAATTCGTCAAGGTTAATGTTGATTCTGAAATGTCAGGTTCTCAAGAATATGGGGTACGTTCAGTACCAACGGTAATGATATTTAATGGTAATAACGAAGTATCAAGAACATCAGGTGTTAGACCCGATTCTTTTTACAAAGAAATATTAAACACTTTATAATATGGCGAATGAATTACTTCTATTTACACTTGAGGGTTGTGGAGGTTGTAAAAGATTAAAAGAGAGACTCCAAAAAGAATCATTACCTTACCGAGAAGTTGAAGTTGGTAAGAATAAAGAGATTTGGAATAAAGTAATTGAACAAACGGGTAATGAATATTTACCCGCCTTTTACATTAAAAAAGACGACACTGGTAAAGGACCCTTTTTTTGTCCCGAAAAAGATTTTAATGGGGACGACGAGGCGTTAGCAATTATATTAAAATACATTGAAAAAAAAGAAGGGGGTCAATAACCCCCTTTTTTATTTAACTAAACTATTAATCCATTTATAGGTTTTTTCCATTCCATAGAACAGAGGTTCACTAACAACCCAACCTATTTTTTCGTGGTATAATTTATTGTCTGAATTTCTTCCCCTCACACCAACAGGACATTTATATCCATACTTCTGTTTAAATTCTTCCCCACCAATATTTCTGATATAAATTTCTTTACCTGAAATATCTATAGCCATTTGAGCCAAATCATTAATTGTTACTTTCTCTTCAGAACCAATGTTTACAGGACCCAAAAAAGAGTCTTGTCTCATTAGTCTTAAAACCGCTTCAACACATTCATCCACATATAAGAATGAACGAGTCTGTTGACCATCACCCCAAACTTCAATTTCTCCACCGTCTAACATTTCGGCAACTTTTCTACACATAGCTGCTGGTGCTTTTTCTTTACCACCTTTCCACGTACCATATGGACCAAATATGTTATGAAATCTAGCAATTCGAACATCCAAACCGTGATTTCTGTGAAAAGCCAAGTACAACCTTTCCGAAAAAAGTTTTTCCCAACCATATTCTGAATCAGGATTCGCGGGATATGCTGATGATTCTTCACAATTTGGGTTGTTAGGGTCTAATTGATTGTGTTCAGGATACATACATGCCGATGATGAATAAAAAATCTTCTTAACTTTTGTCTTCACTGATTCATTTACAACATTTAAATTTATCATTGCAGAATTGTGCATAACATTCGCGTCATTTTCACCAGTGAAGATGTAACCAGCACCACCCATATCGGCAGCTAATTGATAAACCTCATCAAATGGGACCTCAGTTGAATATGGTTGTTTGTAATAATTAAACGGTAATATCGTACCATTTAATTCTTCTAATCTCATTACTGATGATACGTTTTTTGGGTCCGTAAGGTCATATATTAAGAATTCGTCACAAAAGTCTTTCTCATCAAAATATTCGTGTCTTTTTATATCAACTACTCTTACGTAGTTTCCTTCATTTTTTAATCTTTTTGCTAGGTGACCACCAATAAATCCGCCACCACCCAATACTAATACTCGTTTCATTTTATTTTTTTAAAAAATCCCTCACCAAAATTATTACCCCACCAAAATTGTTCAACACAGGTAAACCCATGATGTGTCATCCAATTGTTTATTTCATCAAAGTGTGGACAACCTTTATATAATTCGGCTCTGTTTATTTCTACAATAACGTAGTCAATGTTGATTAATGTATTCACGGAACCTTTGAGAACCTCTAATTCAAAACCTTGAACATCGATATTCATCATGTTGTATTTTGAAAAATCGTAATTTAAATCATCCAATCTATCCATTTCAACTTCTTCTACAGAATCAAAAACGATATGAGGAAATTGAACAGAATGTAATTTCGGTTCTAATATTGAGGATGACATACCTTTATTAAAGGATTCTACAAACATAGAAACTTTTCTCTTTTCATTACCTAACGCCAGTTTAACTAAAATTGCGTCATCATCTATTTTTTCTTTTAAGGTCTCAAAATTAGACGATAGAGGTTCAAAGTATATTCTGTTTGAAATACCCAATTCCTTATAAACTTCATCTTCTTGACCAAAATGTGCACCAACGTGAATCACACCATGGATATTAACATTATGATTAATCATAAATGTCTTTAGCTCTATATTATTCATTCTCTATCCTCTTTATATTTGTCTTTATTATACAATAAATCCCTGTGTTTTTCAAGTATTTTTGCTGCGTTTACGTAAACTAAATTATTATGTAATGATTGATTTTTTTGTCTAGTGGTCCCCCATCCAGGTTCGGAAATATAATCTATCGTATATAAACCTGACACTTTTCCGAGTTCTTTGAATGCTCTCATGGACATATCCATATCATCATAATTTTGGGGTGAAAAATATTCGTCTAAAAAATTTAATTTGACCACGTCATTATAGTTGTACATTAGTGGACCTCTGTTACCATATTCTCTAGCATAAAAAATATCTCTTGATGAGTTATCTTTATGTGCAATATCGATGTAATTTATTTGTTTTGTTTGTTCATTATAGATGTTATTGTGAGCAACAAAAGATGTTACAGCGAACACATCACTATATTTTATGAACGGTTCCAACATCCTCTTATCAAAATCTTTTTCTGTGACAACCATATCATCTTGGATTAAGACCACATAATCATTTATAACAGACTTTAGACCAATATTATTTGCTTTGGTTTCAAAAACATTGTCGGCATACAGGTAATCAATTTTTTTATTACTAACTCTCTTTAAATTGTCACGAACAATACCTTCACTATTATCTGTACAACCATCAAAAACTATTACAATCTGGTCATTCAGTTCTGATAAATTATTTACCAAGTTACTCACCACTTGGTTCATTAAGAATTCCTTGTTGTGAATTGTCAATACTACTGATGTTTTCATTTTAAAAGATATTTTGATAATTCTATACAATCACCTTTTCTATCAAACAGGTGGTCAACATAATTATACGTTTCAATCACGTTATAATTTTCTTTGTGAAAAATCCAATTATTTGCCGTTTGCTCACAACAATGATAAATCTTCGAGTCTGTATCAGTCACATCTGAAATGTCTACCGATATCATATCTTCCATAATTTTTTTTGCTTGGTGAATATTGTAATCCGCGGGCAACCCAAAAATACCTAAATTATAAATTTTAAAATCTAAATCATTTGTAACCTGTTTACATATTTTTATTTCACCCCATCTCGGGTCACCATTCCTAACGATTCTTTCATACTTCCAAACCATAATAGAATTATCATCAATTTGTGGTAATTCCGAATGAAAAAATAAATCATTATCGATTTTTACAGTGTACTCAGTTTCTGATTTTGCATAATTAATAAAATCATTTAAAACTGTAAAACTATAATTAAGACTTTCATTGTATTTGGTAAGTTGTTCCGTGTAATCAATATAAATAATTCTGTCTTGGTCAATGTTATACTTGTTCATTTTTTCTTTCATACCCTCAACATCATCAGTATAAAGATGTAAAATACTTTTTCTATTCTTATCAATAAATGAAGCATAAGATGCTGATGAATAATCAGATATAAACTCTTTATTTTTGTAGACATCAAACGCCCATTTCCGACCGATTTGGGACATTTTATTTAAGTCATAATTATAATTTAATGCAATAAATTTCATGGTATATATACGTTGTATTTTATTCTATAATCGAGACAATAATCAAATTTTAAATTATGTTTCACAACCAAGTTAGTTAATATACTTTGGTCATTTCTATGGAATTGCCAATTTGGAAAATTCTCACCAATTTGATTTGGTTCATTGTCAACTATCTGTTTAATACTACAATACTTAAAATAATCGTGAACAAATTCCATCATTTGTTTGGTTTTTTTAATGATGATAAATCCTGCTTCCATCTGTGGTGTTTCATGAAACTTTTCTTCATCACAATCCATCAAGATAAAACAGTCTCTTTTTGTACATATTTTTTGAGGCCAACGATTTCCATTCCAATTTGTAAAATAATAATCATTATCTTTCAAATAATTTGCAATCGTATTATAATCAACATCAACTAAATCACCGGCATCGGTATAAATTAATGCATCCCCATCTTCTAATTCATTCAAAATATCTAAAATAATTTTTGGTTTCCACAACCAAAATCCATCACCCGTTTCACAATCTAATATTTCTTTATGGTTTTCATAAAAAATACCTTTCTTAACATCTTCAGATTTAAATCCTCGGATATCATTGAAACCACGTGAATTATAATATCCGATTAATTTTTGAACGGTGTTACTAAATTTATTGTTGGTGTAAAAAGATAGAACAATTTTCATTATTAATGTATCCCCCGAACATTTACGTTTATTTCATATTCATTTATTAATGGAGAGAGTTCATTAGGGTATTCAGATAAATTCCATTTACCTCTAACTAAAGCCGTTGCTATATATGGATAAACAGAACTATCAAAATGATTCAACCCCCTTTTGTTTTCACCATCGTAATGATATAAACCTTTGATGTTGTTTTCTATCATAAAATTTCTATATGTTTCATTCTCTAACCACATATTATTTTTGGTACCTTTCATGATTTTAATGTAATCATCTTTTTTCCAAATAGTTGGTTGCATAGAAAATATATCTTTATTGTCGGATTCTATTTCATATAAGGTCTCATAAATTTTTTTATCTTTAACAGACCCCGATTTTAACAATCTAATGAACGAATATTCTTGGTTATCATGTAAAAAATCGAGGTAATTAAAAATTTTATCATGACTGACATTGTTATAAAGAATAAAGTCTTCTTGTAAGTATATAAAATAGTCATATGGTATTGAAGATAAACACTTTAACCATGATTCATAATAAGGTTCTTGATTTTCATATAAAAAACAAATTTGCTCGGGTATCATTACATCTGTAATAAAATACATCGGTAAGTTTGTGTACTTTTTTTGTTCTAACAAGAACATATCCAAAATATCTGAACATTTTGAATTTGTATAAGTAACGTAACAAATTTTATTATCCATAAGGTGTTAAATTTTTGTTGATATAAACCACATCCATTTCTGTGTTTGAAGATTCTGGCGACTCGTCTATTGGTATAAACCTATTTAGTTTTTCATCTAGTTCAGATTTACTTGTAGAACCACGATATAATTCCTGTAACCCTACTTCGGTGGTTATTATTTTTACATCATTTAAATATTCTTTTAGAGAGTCTAATACGATATTTTCTGCACCTTGAACATCCATCCAAATCAAATCAACACTTTTAATATCATTTTCTTTTAACCAATCACTAAGAACAATACAGTCAACCTCAGTTTCCTTTTGGGCCCACTGAGATGAACGCCAGTGGTTTGTTGTCTGTAATAAAGAACTGGCACCCACATTTCCATTATAAACTTCGTAAAATTTAGTTTTACCGTTGTAATTGTTTATTGCGTATTGGTAAACTTTTATGTTATTAATTTTCTCAACGTTCTTAACTGTAAATTCGTAGTTTTCTTTTACTGGTTCAAACGCATATATTTTAGCATGTGGAAACCATCTATTTAACTCTAAACTTTGGCAACCATCTCTTGACCCAATATCTAATATTGTGTTGACATCATTAAAGTCAATTTTATCTTTTATAACATTAATCATTTTTGTTGTCCATAATGGACATCTACCATTCAAATCGGTAAAGGCACCCCTATTTAATTCATCTTGAGTAAATGCGTCGTCAATAAATTTTGAATTATCTATCATTTTTATAATTTTTAAATCACCACCATACTATAACATGGTGCGTCTTTATATGTGGACAAATTAATATTTCGTTTTAACCAAAAAATTTCATTATCATTACTTAATTCGCCACCCATAAAGTTTATATTTTTATAGTTAAGTGATATTATATTTTCCGTGATTATTTTTTCCGAATACTCATCGTGTATGGTAGATACATTCCAAATATCAAACACCGTATCTATTTCACCCTCCACAAAATAATCAACAAAATATTTTCCTTCATTATGCCAAGTCAAAAAATTTACACACTCTTTTTTAAATGTGGAAACTAATCTATTTGCATTAGATGGTAGTAAATCACTTCTCCATTTAAGGACTCTGTTGTAACCTATTTCTTTGGCTTTCATTATTCCATTCAAAGTTGATATTTTTTGTAGTGCTATATTTTGTACACCCCTATCGTGTGGAATACTGTTGAATAAGACAACATCATTAGTATCGTATTTTGATTCTTCACCTTGCCATGTTGACCAAATCAAATCATAACCAGTCCAAGCGTTTTTTAATTCTTTAACGTAGTCTGAAGGTCCTTGTACTATGACACAAAAATCATTATTCATACTGAATTAAAATTTTGATATGTGATTATGATATTGTGACCCTTCATACATGTATGGTCTAGTTATTTTATTATGTATGAATACATCTAATGCGGAACCAAAATCAATATAAGTGTTATTACTATTATTTGTAAACATATGTTTTATGATAACAGCAGATGTTGGTCCACAACATACGATAAATAAAGTATCTTTATATTTTGAAGAAACATTGTATATTTTTTCTAAAAACGAATCTCTATGTTCTTCCCAATAGTTTACACAATCATTAGGGAACGGTACAAATTCTGATACACTAAATGGTATGTTTTTTAAATCACAATTTTCATTACAAATTAAAACAACATCTCGATTTATATTTCTTATTCTTGATATATTTTCTTTGTAATTTGCGTTAATCCATAGGTTAGCAAATGTAATGTTTGATTTATTTTGTATTCTATCATATAAAAAATTATAGTCTCTAATACTATCAGTTTTGGAGGATATTGCAAAATAAAAATTTGGGTCGTTCAACCCTATACATTCATTTAAATCCACACCTAATTTGGTTTGTCCCCCACTCGAAAACCATTTATCGTTTTGATACGCTTGTGTATTCTTTTCTATCGGTGAATTATTCATTAACATCACTTCACCATCGGCATATCTAACAAAAGAAAAGTTAGTTCGACTATCTATCTTTTCCCAAAACGAATTAAAATCTTCAATATACTTTTCAATCATTTAATATTGTCTTAAATCCTTTATTTACATACCCACGGTAAACTTCACCCATTAAATTCATATTTGAATGATTTACGGAAATTGCGTTGGAATCAGTTCCATGTTCCCATGCATATTCTGGTATACTACCCCACATTTCTCTATTTTCTTTAGGATGGGGAGGAACGTAAGTTCCGATATTTGCGTATTTCTGTAATGTATATGAAAAGTGCATATCCTCACCAACTAATTTACTCTGATTGATTTCAGGTAATTCTCTCCAAAATATCGATAACCATTCTCTTTTAAAGAACCACGAGTGACCAACAATGTCGACCTTTTCAATTTCTTCGTTAGGTTGGTCCCAACCGACTCTTGTTGCTGGCCAATAAGAGTTTTTTGTGTGAAATTTTACACCGATAGTTCCTAATAAACCTTCTTGAATTTTCATGGTGTTTAGACAGTTTTCTAACCATAGTTTACCCGGTATTGTGTCATCATCAAAAACACAAATATATTCTGTGTTGGCATTTAAAGCAAATGCAAATCTTGCCCACACACCTAAATTACTATTACAAGATGCGTGAATTAAATCTTTGGTTAGTCCCTCATCAAATTGAGAACCAGAATTTTGCCAAAATAAAATTGATTCGGGTTGGACACTTTGATTTCTAATTGATTCCAATTGTTTTTGGAGAACATGTGGTCTTTTATACCCATTTAATATTACCGTTATACTCATACAATTTTTCTAAATATTTCAATGATTCTTTCACAAGAATTACCATCACCAAAAGGACAATCATATTCTGTTTGGAAATCGTTAATAATATCGTAAAAAATACCTTCTAAGTCAATGGGTTTTTTACATATAAAAGACGTTTTACCCAAGGACTCAGGTCTCTCAGTTTTTTCTCTACATACAATAACTTTCTTATTTAGGAACGACGCCTCTTCTTGAACACCCCCACTATCTGAAATTAGTAATTTACAGGATTTGAATTCCTCAATAAATTTATCATGGGTTAATGGTTCAATAACATCAACATGTGTCAATATATGTTTGTGTTTTATGACGTTTGGGTTTGGGTGTATTGGAAGAATGAATTTTAATTCAGGATTATTCTTTGCTAATCGATTGATAACATCAAACCACTCCGACATCATCTCATGATTCTCTCTTCTATGTAAAGTGATTAAGACTTTATTTTCGTATGTAATATTTTCTTTATTAAGATTATCTAATACGGTATTGCCAACTACAAAATTTTTACCCTGAACTTTTTCATTTTCTAAGTTCATCTTGTTACTTTCTGTTGGGCAAAGATTATAGTTTGAAATTCTACTAATTAACTGCCGATACATTTCTTCGGGGTAAGGGTGATTGTAGTCATATGTCCGTAATCCCGCTTCTAAATGAATCACTTCTTTTTTATGGTGTAATCCTATTAGGGATAATGAAAGAGCGGTTGCGGTGTCCCCTTGGATAAGTATATGTGTAACCCCTTCCAAAAATTCTTTTTTAAAATTTAAAAATACGGATGACATAATACTATCCAATCTATTTTCACACGTATCATCAATGGATAATTTATAATCAAAATCACCCAATACAATATCTTTGTGTTGGGTAACATATAAAATTTTATGGGGAATACTTTCCCCACACATTTCTATTAATTTTTTTATTTTAATATACTCAGGTCTTGTGCCGTAACAAAATAATATCATATATAAGTTGAAATGATTTCTAAATTTTTTAAAGTGTTAGTTTCTAAGAAATCAATTAATTCATCACCTGATAACCTATTAAACCATTCTTCTAAACTTGCACCATAATTTTGTGTCGTTATTACTTCCAAACCTAAACATTTTGCCTCAACAACCAGTCTACAAAAAGTTTCTCTTGCTATCGGGAAAAACACAATACCTTTACATTTGGCCATATTACTTAAAAATTCAACTCTGTCTTTAGATTCTTTAAGAATATGGACCGGTAATTTATTTTCAGAACAATACTTCAGACTACCTTGGGTGTTCTTTATCCAATTATTTGTATAGTAAACAGAATATTTGTCGTTTTTAACATTGTTGGATTTATTTAAATTCCTCAATAATTCTAAGTCCTCATTTGACCATATCGAACTATTCAGATTTATAAAATTAGCAACAACATCGTTTTTAAGATAAACGTTCATGTGGTCGGTTGTTTGAACAAATACCGCTTTTGCATTCCGGTAAAGAGAATAGTTGGTTCTTTCCTCAATCGGAATTATGTTGTCGGTATATCTCCATGGGTGTCTACTTGCACATATTTTATAATCGTTTTCAATAATGACGTAGTTCAAATTTTGTATTTGATTAACCAAGTTTGGGTTCATCAAAGAAATATTTGATATAATATACAGGGCGTTGTAATCAAATGACTTGACTTGGTTTGAATATTCAAACTCAAGATTAAATCTATCAATTAAAACTTGATTCACCCATTCAGAACCACCGTGAGGTACTTCTTTAATGGTAAAATCCGATATAAGTATTTTCCTCATATAACTTGATAATTTTCTTTTAACATGCTGTCCATGTAATTGAATGGTAAATTAAAATAATGTTCACCGAATTTATGTTGTTTATTGAACGATGACAATCTCTTTGCTCTTGAAATGTAAATGTTCTTCACGTAGTCTTTACCCAAGAATTTATAGTGAAGAAGTTTTATTTCCCGCTCATCCGAAAATTTACCATCAACAGAATTAAAACTGTGACCACCAATGCCGTATTTTATATCTAAATCAGGATGAAAAATTATATTTTTACACATTGGTTCATACGTTTGTGAACCTGTTTTAATTTTTGTTGTAATGAATTCACCGTCGTATATTGGAAATTCAGTACTAACCATGTCGTGACCGTCTATTCTTGGGACGGTTATACCCATTTCTTTGTACTCTTGAAGTTTATCCATAAGATTTTCATGGTATATAAACTCATCACAGTCACAAACTATAACCCAATCAACACCCTGACCTCTACTTCTTTTTTTATACTCTTCGGATTTAATGTTTACGTAATTAATTTCATTTATTTCATTACCACTATCCCATTTAATAACCTCAACTTTTGGGTACCTCTTATAAATCTCATCAGAGGAGTCCGTTGACATATTATCGTATATGAATATTTTTTCACAGATTGTACTATAGTAATCCAATGTGAATGGTAATATTTTTTCTTCATTCCATGACAGTATATGTGCGTGTATCTTCATTTTAAAATATGTTTTTCCAAAGTGTTAATATCTCTTCGTTACTTAATTTAGAAACTTCATTCATAGTCTCTTCATTACCATAAAACTCTGTACCGGTTAAATAACATTCATCTTTAACCAAACAAGCAACCTCACCCTTTGATGAGTGATATACCTTACCAATCATATCGTACATTTCTTGTTTATTGGTGGTGTGACCGTAATGAATTACTCTTGGATTCATTAAAGGTTTTACCAATTTGTCAAAATAGTTTTGGTCACCGATGTGACCGAACAAATAGATTTTTTCACACCTGTCTTTTAATGCTCTTTGTATTGACACATGGGTCTGTTTTCTGTCTTCAATTGTACCAATAATTCCTGCAATATTTCTTACCAGCTCTTTATTTGAAATAATTAAATTTTCTTTGATGTTTGGTATTATTACATAATCACCCCTGTAATCCGAGTGATATTTTCGATGCTCTTCATGTAAAAACACGCACAGGTCCCAATACTGTTTAATTTTACCAACAGGGAACCACCATTTTTCATGACAAGACAAAATAACTTTTTTAACAGGTGGTCTTTCCTGTAGTTGTAAAAAATGGGTAATTACAATATCATCAGATTCATACTTTAAATCTTTTTCAATGTTCCCTGATTTACATTTGTCTAAATGGTAATTCTGATTACCGTAAAATGTGCAATCAATACCATTTTCATTTAAGAAATTTGTTAAGTTTATAAAAAAAGTGGTAGAACCACCTTTTTCTGTAAATCCCGATACAATTTTTATCATCTTAATTGTTTGATATTTTTTCTAATTTCAGGTGAGTTTATGTACTGACCTAAGACTTGTTTTAATTCAACATCAACCTTTTCAAATTTTGATGCCATATCAATCATTACCACACTGTTTGTGTCAATGAATGTTTTACGTTTTTTAAGTAAAGTTTTCAACGCAAAATCTAAGTTATAAATTGATGTTTCTAAATTAATATCAAACCAATCAATCATTTTTAAATTTGTAGATGTAGTGGCAAAAAAGTCACTAATACTACCAAAATTGTTTGGAAAGTGTCCGTGTAAAATATTGAAAAAAGATGATTTGTTTTTAAAAATTAAATTGAACTGTTCGTTGTTTTGAACTATATCCAATCCATTTGAAAAAATTGTTCGGTCGTTTTCTAATACTGTAGGAAAGACGCACCCAAAAGTATTTTTTTCACTCTTAAATATTGAATACATACTTGAGAAAACGTCGTTCAATACGGTAACAGTATCATTACTGAAAAATAACAAATCTGTTTTTGATTCCATAAACGATTCATCCCATTTCAGTACTGATAAGTTTTTATTTAATGTATCAAAAAAACCCTCGTAAATTTTAATATTTTCAGATTCAAATTCTCTAATATTGTCTATATTGGTATCCGTCGAGATGAGTGAAATCTGTAAACTATCAAACACTGGTAATTTTTTTATGTTTTCAAAAAACTGAATTAAATTTTCATTATCGTTTGATGTTTGAACTATTAAATTAAATTTATCTTTAAACTGTTTTGGTTTGGTTATGTCATAATCAATTTTTGGTGTTATATTAATTGGTAGGTTCTCTTTAAATTTTTCAATGTAAAATTCCCTATTCTTTTCCCAAGAATCATTGGTCATTCCGATTGATTTGTGAGTGATTCTTATGTTGTATATAACACCGATGTTTACCTCACTTAAGTGATTGCTAGTACAGAATACCATATCATAAAAATGAAAACCCGGTACTGACTCATCAAAAGTGTGTTTTATTCTGTTTTTGTGGATTCCAATGAATAAACCATCCACTAAACAAACTTCGTGAATTGAATTTGGGATTCCATTTGCATATCTCGATTCCCATTTTTTACCCTCATTTTCATGATTAACAATACCAACCATTTTGGTATTATCTGTCCACCACCTACCACTCTCATGAATATTGGTTGTACCGGCAACACCGAGAATCCCGTAGTCAGATTCTTCAAAATGTTTGACTAATTTTCTACCCCACGAAGTCGTATTAAAGTAAATGTCATCATGACAAAGTACGACAATATCATGAATCGACTCTTGAATAATTTCATTGTAAGTTTGTGAAAGACTTTTTTCACCATTGTTTACTTTTTCAATAACTTGAACTTTGGGGTGTCCACAAGTTTTTTTTAAATATTCTTGAAATTTTGGGTTGGACTCTCTTGTACTGTAACCTATTGTAATCATTTTTTTGTTTTAAAATATTGATGATAATATAAGAAATAAAATTCACAACTTAAAATTTGGAACCGTTTGGTGCAAGACCGTTGTGATTATCAATTTGTTTTCTAAAATCTTCTCTAGTGTTATATAGGTCAAGAGCTCGGTTTACTAATTTTTGTAGATTGATTGAACCATCTACACTTTTTATCTTAAATCTTTTATAAACATCATCTATGATGTTAACGCTGGTTAGTTTTGTTTGTTGTTTAGGCATAATATAAGTATATAAATTTATATATATTATAAAAGACAAAAAATATCGGACAATTTATTAGACTGTCCGATACAATTTATTGTCCTTCTGTGTTTTCTTCGTTAGTTTGATTGTTAATCTCCTCAACCTTTTTTATGATTTGGTCAAGTTGTTGTTCCATAATTGTAATCTCCTGTGGAGGTGTTGAACCACCTTCGGTTAGTTGAATGTTTACCGTTTGATTACTAACAGGTTGGTTTCTTTTTTTACATCCGCATCCCATGATTTTAAGTTTTTTTATAAATATTTTGGTTTATTGTTTTTTATTCGTTATCTTTTGTAATAATAATAAATAGAAAACAATTTGTCAATGGAAATGAATAAAATTTATCAGGGTGACTGCTTAGAACTGTTTAAGGAGTTAAATGACGGTACTGTAGACCTCTTTGTTACGAGTCCACCGTACAATGTCGGTATTAGTTATGATGTGCACAAAGACGATGCTCCGATGGATGAGTATTTTGAGTGGTGTAAGAAATGGTTATCCGAAGTTTACCGTACATTAAAAGATGATGGTAGAATTGCCTTGAATATACCATATGAAATAAACGTTAGAGAAAGAGGTGGGAGAATTTTCTTAGTATCTGAATATTGGCAGATGATGAAAGAGATTGGTTTTGGATTCTTTGGTGTTGTGGACTTAGAGGAGGATTCTCCACACCGTTCTAAAACAACCGCTTGGGGTTCTTGGATGTCACCATCATCACCATACATATACAATCCAAAAGAATGTGTAATTCTTGCATATAAGAAAGATTACAAAAAGAAAGAAAAAGGTATATCTCAATGGTCTTATAATCAGATTGAGGTCGAAAACGAGGAAGGTAATTTTAAAAACAAAAGGGTTTATTCAGATAAAGACAAAAACGAATTCATGGAATTAGTCTTTGGTCAATGGAAATACTTCAACGACACAAAATCTTTAACTAAAGCCACATTCTCCATGGACATCCCAATGAAAGCAATAAAAATACTTTCCTATCAAAATGACCTGATTGTTGATTGTTTTTCAGGAAGTGGAACCACCGCTTTGTCAGCTAAGAAGCTGAATAGAAATTATATTGGTTTTGAGTTATCAGAATCTTACACAAAGATATCTCAACAGAGATTGATTGATTATGATAACCAAAAGAAACAACTGGTAATGTTTGAAGAATAAAATTAACGGACAGGATTCATAGGTGTTCCCAAATACATATTAACTCGGTCACCTTCTTTAAATTTATCAGTAACACCGGCGGGAAACTCAATAACATGGTCACCTATGCCGGTGTATCTTTTTGGGTTCAATTCATTTTGACCAGCGGGTTCACAATTTCTATGTATTTTACTGATTCTATTTTTCAATACAAAAACAATATCCAAAGGTATTAAACAGTTTTTCATCCAAAAAGAATGGTGACCAACACCACCCATATTAAAAACCATACAACCATTTAAATTATCTCTACCCATCATACCTTGACTAATTTCTTCAGGTTCGGATAGGTATTCCGCAGGGAACTTTGTATTATTAATAATCACTGACATATTTTTATAAATATTTGACTTTATCATATTTGTTTACTATATTTTAATATCATGAAAGGACTATTCAACGACCAATTAAATTTTGACAATAATGATGAATTGGAAATGGTTTTAGATAATTTAAACCCACAGATGGCAATTCAAATTATTGAAATGGGTTTACAACATGGTCATTATTCCGGTGTTTTTAACATGAGGGAAACACACACGTTATATAAAACAATTCAATACTTAAAAACATATGAATATAAGGACAATAATTTACGTACTGATGATTCTGACGGGAATCATAATTGAAAAATACGGAATGAACACCAGTAATCCCGAGATTGAAAAATATTTTGGATTTGGTATAATTTCTCTTGGTTCATTCAATATAGTTTTAGATTATTTAAAAAAGAAAAAAAATGTCAAATAAAGAAAAGAAATACATCACGGATTTTTTTGTAATAAGAAAGAAATACCATTGGTTTCTTTTACCAACTCCCATATTTTACTACCGTAAAGACACGTTTTTTGAAACCGGTGCAACCTCACCAAGCTGGGGTTTGGCTTTGAGATTCTTAATTTTTATGGTCGGTATTCAGATACAGAAAAACATATATTATAAAAAATGAAAACAAAAGTAGAATACGTATGGCTTGATGGGTATTCCCCTGAGCCAAATCTCAGAAGTAAAATAAAAATTGTGGACCTACCGGCACCATTTGAATTGAAACACATCCCCAATTGGGGGTTTGACGGAAGCTCAACTAAACAAGCGGAAGGTAACTTTTCAGATTGTTATCTTAAGCCAGTAAAATTATATCATACAAATAGTTCACTTGATACAGTATATGTATTATGTGAGGTTTTAGATGGTAATAATGAAATTCATCCATCAAATCATAGAGCAAAAGTAGGTGAGGAAGATGTAAATTTTTGGGTTGGATTTGAACAGGAATATTTTATTCGTTCTTCACATAATAATCCAATTCTTGGATTTGAAAGAAATGGTATCATTGACGGTCAAGGAATTTATTATTGTGGTGTAGGTGGACATATTGTTGGTCGAAATATTTCTGATGAACATTTGAACATGTGTTTAAAATATGACATCAATGTGGAGGGAACCAATTCAGAGGTTGCATTAGGTCAATGGGAATACCAAATTTTTGCAACAGGTAAAATTGCCGCTTCTGATGATTTATGGATGAGTAGATATTTTTTACATAAAATTGCTGAGAAATATGGTCGTTCTATTGAGTTACATCCCAAACCGATGACCCACGGAGAATGGAACGGTTCAGGTTTACATACAAATTTCTCAAATCAAAAAATGAGAGAAGAGGGTGGTGAACAATACTTCAATGCAATTTTTAGGTCTTTTGAATCAAGAACACAAGAACATATTGACTCTTATGGTTCTGATAACCATTTGAGATTAACAGGTCATTTTGAGACACAATCTATTGATAAATTTAGTTGGGGTGTCTCAGACAGAGGTGCATCTATCCGTGTACCAAAATCCGTTGGTGAGACATGGAAGGGTTATCTTGAAGACAGGAGACCAGCATCACACGCGGACCCATATAAAATCGTTAAAGTGATTAGTGATAGTTTATCATTAGCCGAAGAATTAAATAATGTTCATCACATGATGAATGTTGAAATAGACACCGAAAAAATTGTAAATAAATACGGTACACTTTCAGGGGAGGAACTCTTGGAAAGTTATCGAAAAGATGAAGAAGAATAAAATACCATGGGAAAAAAAGACAAAGAACATAGAAAAAAAGTTCAAGCTCGTAATCAAAGATTAAAGAGAGAAGAGTCCACATTGATGAATTTATTTAAGAAAATGCAAGAGACTAAAAATTCTGAATCAATAAATCAAGAATCGGAATCAAATAAAAATCAAGAAATATAAATTAATTATGGTAAGTCAACAAATTTTAGATACGTTCATTTATGAAACATTAAACGGACAATTTGGTGTGTCCGACCCAACAGAATTTGACCAAACTATTGGGGTTTTTGCAACTAAAATAGAAGCGGAAAACGCATTAAAAGAATACATTATTAGAGAACAAATAACTTTTGAGTAATGGAATTTTTGAATTCACACCCCATAAAAAAGTCGGATTTAGGATTCCACGGAAATTTATTCGGTGGAAAACTTTTAGCGTGGATTGACGCGGCGGCTGCGGGATACTCCATGCAATTGTGTGATTCACCAAGATTAGTTACCGTATCAATTGATAAATGTTTTTTTGAAAAACCAGCCAAAGAGGGTCAGTTGATTAAAATTTACGGGTCACCAAGTAAATTAGGGAATACTTCAGTTACCTTGTATATGGAAGCAAGAGCACATAATGTTTACACAGGTAACCAAATTGTCATCTTGAAAACAAACATAAGGTTTGTTAGGATTGATGAAGAAGGTAATCCGGTACCAATTGGTGAAAAAGGTAGGAGTAGAATTCAAAAATTAATTGACATAAGAGATTCTGAACAAAACGATGTCAACCCTTAAAAGACAATATAAAATTTACATTAAACAAAATCCCAACTCAAATCTTTCTTATGAGGAATGGGAAAAAAATTTTTTGGAAAATTTGAAATTGGGTATGGAATTAGGTGACGATTTTTCAGATTGGGACGTAACTTTAATGGACGGTTTGGAGGATGAATAAAAAGAAACCTGATATTGTTGTTTGGGATGAAACAAATGGGTACGACGCTAATAGAAAGCATTATCCTACCAGTATCGGTTCGCCAAAATTTGAATTACCTAATGTGGGTCTCGTAAAAAAAGAGTCCTCAAAAAAAATGATTGATGTCTTTAATCGTCAAAGAGAAGAAATCATTCAATCAATAGAAAAACTTCAAAGAGAGTATGTGGATTCAATAATGGTTTGGGAATCAAAAATTTCTTTTGACCCAATTGTTGGTGAAACATATTACTTATATAATTTTAATGGTGTAAATACATTATCATTATTATCACCAAAAGATTGGAATCGGGGTGACGATTTTATTGGTGCTTTTACATTAAATTCAGATAGAAAATGGGTTAGAAATGAAAGGTAAATTAATATATCAAAAAAAATCTGACGAACTTATTAACAGTGTCGAAGGATGGTTTATTGTTTCTGAAGATTCATCAAAGAATTTTGAAGCATCAAAAGAAACTTTAGAAAAAATAAAAAGCGGAAAATATGATGTAAAAGACGGTGATGAAGTCGAGTATGTTTTAAAAACAAATTGTCAAGTAATGTACGATGATATTTTTCATAGTACAATTGCTGACATCATAATAACGCAAAAAATGGTTAGTCGGGTTTTTCTGATTGATATTGATGGGACAATTTGTGACGACATTAAAAATGAAGATTCACATCTTTATCCGACAGCTAACCATTACCCAAACGCGTTGGGTATCATCAACAAATGGTACGATGAGGGAAATGTAATTACATTTTTTACCGCTCGTGAAAGTAAAGACCGTGAAGTAACCGAAACATGGTTAAAAGAAAAAGGTTTTAAATATCACGGATTGGTTATGGACAAACCAAGAATCAAAGATGACCAAGAATATGTGTGGATTGATAATAGAAAAGTCAGAGCGATTACGTATCTTGGAACGTGGTCTGAATTAAAAGAAGTAGACGCAAAAATTCAAACATTTGAGTAATGAACAAATTAGATAAACAATACACAGACTTACTCCAAACTATTATAGATTATGGGGTAGAAAAGAAAGACCGTACAGGTACAGGAACCAAATCTATTTTTGGTTATACAATCCGTCATAAAATGTCCGATGGGTTTCCATTACTTACAACCAAGAAAATGGCGTGGAAGACGATGGTAACCGAATTGTTATGGTTCCTTCGTGGTGATACAAACATCAAGTTCCTTGTTGATAACAATTGTCATATTTGGGATGGTGATGCGTATAAGAACTATCTAATTGAAGATGCCAAAATCTTACCTAATATGTCAAAAGAAAAAATGTTAGAGTTAGGATTTCGATTAACAAAAGAAGAATTCATCAACAAAATAAAAACCGATGATGAGTTTGCTAAGAAGTGGGGTGACCTCGGACCTGTGTATGGTAAGCAATGGAGAAGATGGGGTAGAAAGAATGTGACTAATTACGACTTAAAGGATGTAAAAGGTTCTGACCAACACAGAGTACTAAAAGCAATTGAAATCGGTGAAGATGTTACCAAGTATGGTGTCAAAATAGAATACCAAAACAATTCAATAGACCAAATCACAAACCTAATCAACGACCTTAAAACAAATCCAGACTCAAGACGATTAATGGTCAATGCTTGGAATGTTGGAGAGCTGGACCAAATGGTTCTTCCACCTTGTCATTATGGATTTCAAGTTTATACGAGAGAGTTGAGTTTAGATGAAAGGATTAATTATTATAACTCAACAAAAGACCCTTTAAATCAAAGTAGTGATTATCACGATGTTCACATGGATAGTTTAAGAGTTCCTAAACGAGCAATCTCTTTAATGTGGAATCAACGCTCAGTAGACACATTCTTAGGTCTACCATTCAATATTGCTTCTTACGGTTTGTTACTTGAGATTATTGCTAAAGAAGTAAATATGGTACCTGATGAGTTGATTGGTAATTTAGGTGATACTCATTTGTATAGTAACCATGTTGAACAAGCAAGAGAACAAATCGGTAGAAAGTATACACATGAAGAGAGAGAAGGTATGTTAAAAGAGGCGATGGGTCCTAATGGTTATAAAAGTGCGTTGAAAGACTTAGCACCATTTGGTGGAGGTATGTCTGAATATTATGAGATATATAAAATACCACGATACACAAGAGAACCTTATAAATTACCCAAACTAAAACATATGAAGACCGATGAATTTTATAAATCATTATCTGAAGACTCATCTTTAATAACTCATTTGGAAAATAAGGATTTTCAAATCGAAAATTATCAATCACACCCATCGATTAAAGCACCCTTAAGTAATTAAACTATGAAAATAAGTATTGACAAAGTTGTATATCAATCTTATATTTTACCATATGTTAAAATAACATATAACAGTTGGTTAAATGGTGATTATGAATTAATAATTGGTTGGTTTAGTTATCAATTGGTTATTGGTTATACACCAAAACATAACAGATAATTGAAAAATATAGATGATTAAATTTTTAAAACTGCTATTGATGAAACTTAGGCGTTTAAATTCCCCAACAATAGTTGAACCAGTAAAATGGTCAGTAGAGGATTTTAATAAAGCCAAAAAATGGGCCCAATCAAGATTACACCCTTCTTATAATGATAGAACAATATGGGACGTGGTTTATAGTGTAAGATATGATACTGCCGAAGTTCTTCACGAAATAAATAAGTTCATAGTTATAGAAAATAAAAATAAAAACAAATAAAAAAATGAAAATTACAAAAACACTATTATTAATTTTAGGATTGTTTACAATCGTATACTCATGTTCTGACACGAGTAAAACAATTAAACCACAAGAGTTCCCAACGGACTTAGGTATTTCGGGATTCAATTTTCCTGAAGACTCTACGAAAATTTACGGATGGTTAGAGAATCAAGATACAACCAGTATTGTAAATCACGCGTGGGGTATTTGGGCTGGACTTACTCAACCAACAAAACAAAAATACAATGGTCAAACATTGTTGGTTTTTGAAACTTGGATGGGTGTTCAAGAACTATCTGCAATGTCTGCACAGGGTCAAGTTTCAAGTTCAATGGAAAAATCAAACAGAACTGAACTTAACATCCCGAAACAATTTGTACATGGTAAACTTTTCGCGGGACAAAAGATTGACACAAACTTCACTGTGTTGGAAACAGTTTCTTATGACCCATCTGCGGCACATTTTGCAACATCAAACAAATTATTTAATCAATCGTCATTGAACAAATATTTGGTAAAAGATGGAATTGGTGCGGTACCTGAATTTCCTAATACTTCAATCACCACCAAACCAACATATTATGCTGGTGTACCAAGTAAAAACGGTTTGATTAGAGTACCTGTTTGGGTATCACCAAATCCGGCCAAAGCGTATAGATATAATGAATGGCAACAATGGGTTTACGCCGATGTTAATAATAAACAGGAACCGAATAAAAAGTTAGTACCTGTAACAACATCAAATCCCACAGAGGAACAAATTAAAGATGCGACCTGTAACGTAAATGATTTTATTAATTATAAAATTGATAGAGTAGGTGCGGACTATCTCAATAGTCACCAAGACGTTGGAACTACACCAAGTAGACAATTTATCGAAGGTGACTATGTGTTGTTGGTAGCCATGCACGTAACAACAAAAGAATTTAAAAATTGGACATGGCAAACTTATTTTTGGTGCCCTGACCCGTCTAACCCTCCTTCACCAAGTTCTAAATTTGAAGCAGGTCTTAGACCTAAAGAACTTAAAGGCGCCGCTTCACACTACGCAGTTAGTACAGCATACGCAATGGTTTGGCCGAATCAACCTGTGAGTGGCGGTTCTGACAACAACGCTAGACCGATACTTGCTTTCAATCCTTATTTAGAGGGTGGATTTGGTCCAAAAGTTTTCAGTTTACAAAACAAATTCAGACCTGATTTTGTGTATGGAATGCAAACAAACTGTATGTCATGTCACGCATTGTCGACTATGACGGGTAAGAATGGATACACCACAAATCAATACATTGATATGATGGACACATCGTTATTTAAGAATGATGTTAAATTAGATTTCACATGGTCAATTCAAGGTAACTTGAATTCTGATAAGTAATAACATAAAATAACAACAAGTGAAGCTCCGTAAAATCGTAAAAGAATATAAAAATGCTACAACTTATGAGATATGGGAAGGAATTAGAGACAATTTTACTTTCGGTTTCATCGGAGCGACACTTGTTGTTTTTATTGCAACAAGAACCGACTTTGCTGTTCTTATCGGTTATATTGTCTACTATTATTACATGGGTCGGATAGTTAATCGACCAAAGTACGTTACAGATTTAGGTAAGTTGATAGTTTTCCCAATCCCTTCGGCATTGGGTGCGTTCACAGGGTATAAGTTATCTTATACTTTAATTGGGTTATTGGGGAGTATTTTTTAATTAGTTCTCCTACCCTGTCCACGGTAGTTTTTCTCACTTTTATCGTGTTTATTAAAAGATTTTTTAGCTTTACCTAATCTTCTTTTACCAAAATTCACCTTTATAGATGCGTTTGATGATTTACCTTTTGAACTTTTTCCTGCTGCCATGTTAATAATTTTATAAAAATAAATATGGATATCATTAAAAAAGTGGTATATTTGTAAAAAATATCAAAAATGCAACTCATCAAACAAAGATTTTCTTATTTCAGAATAGATTTAGTTAGGGATAATTGTATGTTGTCTGAAGATAGACCAATACCAATTGTTGTATCTGATGGTAAAGAACTGGATGATGATTTTTTATTTACTGAACAGGTTAAGACACTTGAGCCCGTTGTAAATAGGGATACCAAATTTGAAACCATAAAATTGGAACCAAGACCATCAAAGGGTGCGAGGACAAAATATTTTTATGGTGAAAAAGAAAAAGAATACGTTTCTTTCATAAAATTGACAAAAGAACCTTGTTACACAACAAGTGAAAAACATTTAAAAAGACATTATGGGAATCCTTTCTCATCAATACAAATTGTAACATTTGAAAGAACAATAGAACTTAGAGAAGGTAAACTTTACATAAGGTGTTACAAGAATACCAGATATCGTGATTTTAATTGGAAATATTTCCGTAAATCTTCCAAGGTAATGACGTTAACAATTGATTTACAGAAGGGAGATTTTACGATTGGGGATATGAATTTTGGAAAGATAAAATCCAAAAGATTTAGAAAAAATTCATTTACTACGTTAGAAATCTTGTTGGGTTCAAACAGTCTTTTCAATTTAAAAAAAGAGTTTAGTAACAATCTTAAAATCGCTAAGGAATTTGATGACACATTTAATGAACACGAATTTGTAAATGTTATTAAAAATCACATTCCAAACTTACCTACTAACGTTGGAAACTTATTTGATAAACATTTTTTTATAACTAGTTTTATTGAATTCTTTGCGGAAAAGAAAAAAATAAAAACACCAAACGACTTTGTACCACTTATTAAAATACATTACCCAACTGAAAAATACCTTAAAAAGAATCAGAGAAAATTAATGCAATCTATTTTGGATAGTTACGGAATAAATTCAAAATTTACCTTGAAACTTTTCCATGAAAATCCAAAATTAAATTTACAAGAGTTTTCATGTATGTGTGATTTACTTGGAAAGGATTATCCAAAATACCTCGGTTCTTTGAAAAGTGAATGTTTTAATCTTTTTATGGTAGATAATGGTAATGCACATTCTATGGTACCGCTTGAATTGAGAGGTGCTAAAAATCACCACCGACACCTGTTTATTGATAATGTTGATAGGGAAAATATCATTAAAATTTTAAATTCCCTGATTCCCAAACCGGCAGGAGACCATTCAGTATCGTCGGTTACTCGAGGTATATACACTTTGATAAAAGACCACTTCGATATGATTGAAAAGATTCGTGAATTTGACCCTAACATAAAAATGAGGGCAACAAATTACACGGACTTTCATACAGAGCACATTGAACTATCCAAGACATGTTCATTAATCAAAAAGGGTTGGTCAATCGAATATCAATATGACAACAGAATGGTGAGATTAGTGGAGGAACAAATAAAGACTCGATTTGAGAACGACAATCATATTTTTTCTCCTGTGATATTAAAGAGAGAAGAAGAATATTCGGAAGAGGGTACATTTATGCACCACTGTGTTGCCAGTTACGCAAACAAAGAATCATCAATGATAATTTCATTGAGGACCAACGGTGGTTCAGATAGAGTAACATGTGAGTTTAACAAAAAAACAGGTGACTGTATTCAGGAGAGACATTTTTGTAATAAGTTACCACCTGAGTATTTTGGTGAATCATTAGAAATATTAAAACAAAGAGTTAGAAAATTTGCGTCACAAAGATTATTGAACCACATTGATATTAAAAAGGTGAAAGTTAAAATAAATGGGAAGGAAGTCAACCAAAGAGAACCTGATTTATTTGAACAACTGATGAATGGTGACATAGAGTTTTAATACTACATAATTAAATTTAGTCCATGTATATTTTATACATGGATTTGTTACTTAGACATTATCAAAACAAAAAATCCAAAACGAACAATTCGGTTTCGATTTGTGAATTACAGTTGTATCAATATGATAGTTTGATACACTATATCGCGGATTTTTCTTTCGATTATTTACGATACGGAATAAAAAACATCCTTACCATCCATCACGGGTTCACGGTTAATTTAAAAAACGGGGACATAAATACTTACTACCAATTATCAAACTATTCAGTGAGTGAAGGTGATAAAGGTAGAAGTAAAAATAATAGAAAGAAGAATAATTTTGATTCAATACTTGCACTAATAGAAAACGGCATGTACAAGGGTGAAAAGAGAAAAGATTATTGGGGTAAAAGGTATAATAAATCAATTCAGGACATTATTAATATTTTAATATCCAAAATACAATCTGAGTCAAATTTTAATATTGAAAAGAATTATCAAGAGAAATGCTATATTAATCCACTATATGATTTGTTAGTTGATTTTCATTTATCAAAGAAAAATATAAAATACCATGATACTGTTTACACCACAATTCAACAAGAGTATCCACAGAAAAAATGGTTAAAATTAAATGATAATAAATTTTTACCTTCTATTTTAGATTCGTATGGAATTAAATCAAAGTACTTGATTGCTGAATTAAATAAACCACAAAACTTTGATGTGAATATTAAAAGTCTAAGCTTTCTATGTAAACTTTTTGGTGATGGTTACGTTGATTATTTAAGACAAACTAAGTGGCACGACATTGTAAAACGTAATTCTAATTTCAGAAAATTCCACACTTTGAAAAATGATAAAGAAAAATCCATGATGGTCAAGGTTATTAATGATTGGGAAACCACAAACCTATATAAAGATAATTTTGTTGAGTTGGTGAACAAATTAATGAATCTTCGAGAATTCATAGAATCCAAAAATATCCCCTGTAAATTTAATGCGAGCGATTCCGACTCTGTAGAATTACTTTTAAATAAATTTGAAAACATAAAAAATCATTTTAAAAGGGGTTACAAAACAAGATATTCATTTAATGAGGAGTTCATAAATGAAATAGAATCTGACATTATAATTGACAATAAAGTTTTTCAAACCAAAATACTCAAAACCGAAGAGGATTTTTTCACTGAAGGATTTATGATGAAAAATTGTATGTCTAAACAATTCAGCAAAGGTGTGGTCTATATCTATCTTTCCATGAAATGTAATCGAACAAAGATTAATTTAGAATATAAAAAAGGTAGTTTGATAATGTCTTTTGGTAAGGCCAATAGTCCTGTTGAGTCTTATTTCAATCCCGCAATAAATGAAATATCAAAAAAAATGATGAAATATTCCAATATGACATGGACTAAAGAAAAATATGAATATATTTCAAAATAATTTTAGGATTTTTTTGGAAATCAAATTTTTCTTTTCTATATTTGGTTGGTAAAACCCCTTAATCATGGAACCAAAAGAATCAAAATCTAATTCTCACTTCAATATAAGTTTGGCCAAGTCAGGTTTGAGAATCGTGGCTTGTTATTTCTTATTTTTTACCAATTTAGAAACTGCGGCAATTTTATTTTTTGTGGCGGAGATACTCGGTATCGCGGAAGAAATCTTTTAAATTGTATTAACCATGAAATTCATTCAAGATATCAAATTTTATTTGGTACTCACCATGTTGTTTGCCATCTCTATGGGTATTCTTCTCCAAAAATCCATACATAGAGAAAATAAATTAAAAACGGAACTATCAAGAACCAAACAGGAAATGGATAGTTTACAAACCTATCTATTTTTATTTGAAACTGAATATAATAGGTTCGCGATGGCGTATGATATGTTCTATGAAAGAAACCCAAAAGCTGCCGAAGAATTTGACCACATATTATCAAATGAGACAGAATAAGACAAAACAAAAAGTCGAACCACAAAAAGAAGAAGAGATGATAGTTGTTGACCCATCAAATGAAAACAATCAGGATATTGGTATTAGTGGTGAATGGATTAATATTAGAAAATCAACAATAATCACCCTAAATGATTATTTGGTAGTTCAACACGATGAGGGACCAGTTTCTTTACGAGTTGAAATAAAGGCAGACTTTAATACTATACCACCTGAATACCATGAAATATTTTTAAATGTTTTATCTTCAAGATATCAAGGAAGAGTAAATTTTGGGGACAATCCGTTCTCAAAATGTAAACCAATCCAAAAGAGAAAATGGTATCAATTTTGGAGGTCAAAATATTTTGTCGGACCTTAATATTTATTTTCATGAAAAGTCCAAAAGAAATTAATAATCAGGTCATTAAAGAAGATAACCCAATTGTAAATGATGAAATAATTCAGGAGAATTATGAATCAGATAATGATTATACTTGGGACGATAATAAACAACATACCGAACAAAATTTCTACTAAAACCAAGGAGGTACATCTCTATTTTTCCATGTTGTGAATTTTGATTTTGCACCCCTGTAGTAGTTTCTGTAAGATTCAATCACACAATCTGTTTTATACTCTATTGGCATTGCTTTTGGTGGTGTAGTCAAACCTTTGTCACAAATTTTTAATTTATTTGTGACACACCACTCAATAACTTCTTGAGATTTATGACGTTTACCATAACGGTAAGTGTACTCTTTACAAAGTTCTAAACCCAATTCACAGAGTATTAGATAGTTTGTCAAGGATTCTCTTACCCATATTGAACACGGGTGATTTTTATGTGACAACTTGTACGGTACTTGACCGGTTACTTGTTCGGTCATGTGATGAGCCCCACACAAAAGTTGTGCAGTTTCCAATATCATTTTCACAACGTGTTTGTCGCAATGATATTCGGCACATTTTTTTACATCTTTATCAAGAAAGAATATATTCACAAGTCAAATATAGTGATAATTTGAAAAAAAATAGTTATATTTACTAAAAAATCTTAAAATGATGCGTATTTCAAATTCATTAATTGAAGGTGAAGTGAGAGAAATAAAACCTTTCATATTTGCTGTTATCGTTAAAAACCAATATGATAGGTCTAGCTTGTTTTGTAGATACCAAGAATTTTACGAATCTCCATACCCACAGATTAGAGGTAAGTTTTTCACTTTAGAACAATACATGAAGTTGTACATTGATACAAATAAAAAACCTCATTTTACGTATCCAAGCGATTGGACTGGTTATAATATACCCTCGAAAGTTCTTTTAGAGGCAAAAAATACGTTTGGTTTACCTCGAACCCAATATGATTATACTATGTATGAAATTATTGAATACTGTGAAAGAGAGTGTAGAATAAAGAATCGTGGTGAACAACATTCTTGGTATCTTATCGGCGCTGATAAAGTAAAAAGTGGTGTAATGAATCATGAAATAGCTCACGGATTTTATTATACAAACCCACAATACAAAGTTGAGGTCGATTATTTAATTGGAGATATTAATCATAGAGATTATGAACATTTGAAAAAAGTTTTAATTAAAGGTGGATATTCTGACGACAAAACGATTATTGATGACGAGATTCAAGCATACATGTCAACAGGTAAACATCATGAATGGAAAGATTCTGTCTATGAAAAATATTCGTCAGACTTTATTAAAATATTTAAAAGATTCAATAAATGAAAGTTATATTTTTAGACCACGACGGTGTAATTTGTTTGTCGTCAGAATGGGGTGGTCGATTCAAGAAACAAGAAAAATGGGGTGGTCGTAAATTATCTATGACAACATCAGAAATGCCACTAGAATACCGATTTGATAATTTCAATCAAAAAGCGGTTAAGGTATTAAACCAAATCATCGAAAAAACAGGTGCGGAAATTGTAACGTCATCTGATTGGAAGAGGTGGGCAAATCTCGAAGAAATGGGTGAATACTACGAATCAAAAGGTATCTCTAAAAAACCAATCGCTCTCACACCTAATTTAGGTCAGTGTAATTGGTATAATGATAAAGTATGGGTTTGGTCACCGAGATGGGATTTGGAGATGACTCGCGTTATCGAGATTAAACAATTTTTACACGACCACCCTGAAGTTACTCATTGGGTTTCTGTTGATGATTTGGATATGGGTAAAAATGGAGAGGACTGGAAAGATTGGGGTTTAGATAATTTTGTATTAACTCCATCATCTACTTTAGGTATCAAACAATCTGGTATAAAACAAAAGATTATCGATTACCTTACTTAATTACACCGTTTCTAAACGTAGGGATATTTATTTAAGTATAGAATTGTTTTAATGAAAAAACCCACACTACAAGAAGAATTACAACGAATCCATGAAATTACCTACGGTAAATCAATGGTAAATGAAAATTTTATCGATGATTTATTGGGTAAAATTGGGTTAGGTAAAAAAGACGAAAAAAAAATAGACGACCCCAAAAAGGCGGACTTAGTTTCACCTGACGTTGCAGAATTTTATAAGACATTAGAAGATACCGCAGCTCAGGGTGGGTTATCAGAACAACCAAGAGGTTCTATGGAATATCAAAAAGGTGTCGAAACTATGCAAATTGGTTTAATACTCTTGGGTTATGAGTTACCTAAATTTGGTGTTGATGGTTTATTTGGTCCTGAAACCGCAAGTGCTGTTAGAAAATTCAAATCAGATAATTCTGTAATCAAAGAAAGTGCCGATTCATTAAGAGATAAATTAGATGATTTAGGTTACACCGAAAAAGGTAATGAGTTAACCAGTGGTGGTTCTATTAATGACAAACTCACAGATATTGTTAGTCAAATTCTTGACAAGTACAGTCAAAGTAATCCTGATGTTGAGGTTACCATAACCGCAGGTAACGATAAATTCCACCATAATTTAAATTACGTAAGTCAACACACCAAAGGAAATGCAATTGATTTGGTTTTAAATCCATATAATTCAAAAAACGCTTCCGATTTTATAAAATTACTCAACTCAACAAAAAGTAGTGATGGTAATTTTTCATACATAGATGAATACACCAATCCAACCAAAGCCGCAACTGGTGGTCATTTTCATTTACAATATGGTGGTAAATCATCTTCTAGTAGTGGTACTTCTGAAAATGCCACACCTGAAATGTTAAATAAGTTATTGGAATTATTAAAAGCTAAAGGTGTTAAATCCGAAGAGTTAAAACAATACCTTGACCAAGCGGCTAAAAATTCACAAATCAATGTTGACGGTTTAACGGACATCAATTTTTATAAAAAACTACTTGAAAATTTAGGTGCACCCGAAAGTGAGGAAAACTTAAAATTCTTATACGCTTGGAGACAGTCAGAAGGTTCGGGTGGAAAATATAATCCATTTAATACCACATGGGATTTACCGGGTTCCACTAACGCAAATAGTGTTGGTGTTAAAAATTACAAATCTTTAGAAGACGGTATGAAAGCAACCATCAAAACATTGAGAAATGGTCTTTATACTTGTATTGTTGATGGTTTGGTAAATGATATTGGTGCTGCGGAAATTGCTAAGTGTGAATCACTTAAGACTTGGGGTACTGGTACTTTGGTTGCCAAAGTTGTAGATGGTTACGAAAGAGGTGCCAGTCCAAAAATCAAATCTTTAGCGTAAAAAATTAATTTTACTTTTTCTTTTTCTTTCATATCTTTTCATAAAACAAAAAGTTATGGCAAAAGATACCTGTGTAATTTGTGGTGTTGAGACACCATATGAATTTGAAACTCATATTGATTTGAGATACGGTTACGTTGAGGGATTAGGTCAATTGTGTGAGAAATGTAATCGTTCCGATGAGACTAAAAACTTATGTGTTCCAATTGATTTAATTAGGGATACACCAAACGATATGGAATTGGGTGAAAAAGTCAGAAGATTGTCCGATAAGTATTAACAATTCTGTTTTTGGTTGTATTTATATGTAAAGAATTATTTCTATGGATAAATTAACCGAAAAATATTTAAGACGTATCATTTCTGAATCTTATATCTCTGATGTGGAGGAAATGGCATACAAACAAAAGGGTGTCAGGGATGACAAAGGTAAACTAGTAAAATATAAACCTTTCTTCAAAGAAGATAATGACACAGATATCCCTGATTATTGGATTGCAAACCCCACCTTACAAGAGGGTGGTGAGATATTAGTGGTACCATTAGATTGTCAGGAACTTGAAGCGTTTAAAAATGCAAACAAAGAATTCTTAGAAAAAATCAAAGAACTCCACAATTTAGAACCACAATTAGCCGCTTGTAAGAGAGGAAAGTACCATAGACCTATTGAAAAATATGTTGAGGGTGGATATAAACCCACAGGTGACACATATAAAGAACAAGAAACAATTAAGAGAAGACTATTCACAATCATTGCAAATACTTTTGAAGACGAATCGTTTGTTCAAGAACTTAACAAAAGAAGTATTCCTGCTGTGGTTGCTAGAGATAGAAAGAATGTCGACCAATATGGTAAATTTACAAATCAATTAATTGAATACTCAACACATAACTATAATGCTTACCCAACAGTAAGGGATTTTTTATTATCGGCAGTGGCTCGAGTTCAGGGTAAAGATACTGATGAAATGAAAACATTTTATATGGCTCGTCAGTACAATAAAAATTACAATAACTGGAGAGCAGACAAAAAAATGTTGAAACAATATGCTGGTAAAACACCAAAATATATGTTAGACGCATATGGTCTTGAGGAAAAAAACATAGACGTTACAGTTAGAATGGATTTTGAACTTAAAGGAGAATTAATTGGTGAAAATAGTTTTGCGTGGACCGCTAGAGCTCAAACCAAGTTAGGTAAAAAACTTGAAAGCGAAAGTGGATTAAAAGGTGGGTTTCTCGATGATAAATTAATTCAATCATCTGCAACCGCACAACTTAGACCTGGAACAACATTCAATGATAATTATACGGTAATGAACGATAAACAAGTTGTGGATGCGTTAATGGAAGTTATTAATGATTTAAAAACACAGATTTTATCATTAAATCCAAAAGACAATCTTAAAAGCGCAACAGTAAAAAGATACCAAGTTGGGGGTCCAAACCAAAATGAACTTAACGAATCAATAAAAAATAAATTGGTGAGTCGAATAGTTCAAAAAGTGGTCAAATAAATTAAAACCAAATTAAATCCCGAGAAATCGGGATTTTTTTTTGCAATATTTTGGTATATCCAAAATTATTTCATATATTTGGCCCATATTAATTTTAAAATGGGTACAAATTATTATCGTATACCGACCGCAGAGGAAATGGAGTCACGTAAATCACGTCTCCAAAGAGATATAGAAAAGATGACAATGTCACCTAGTGATATTGAACGTGGATTTCCCTTTATTGACCCATTTAAAGAATCTTGGGAGATAGTTAGCCCTTGGGACATATTCAGAGATGGTACATCAATTCATTTAGGTAAAAGAAGTGGTGGGTGGAAGTTTTGTTGGAATTTTCATAATAATAAACATTATTCAAATAAAGAAGAACTACTTTCATTTATTCGTTCAGGAAGAATTGTGGATGAATATGGTGAAGAATGGAATGTTGAAGAGTTTATCACCATGGCTCTTGAGTGGGGTCAACCAGATGGTTGGGTTGTAAATGAAGAATACAGGAGAGACCAAAGGTCGAAAGGCCACGGAATGTTTTGGATGGACAACGAAAAATATGATGATTTAATAATCGATGGACTTCGTGTGAGTACATCAGTTGATTTTAGTTAATATGTTAAGAATAGATAACAATAGAAAAGTTTGGATAACGTCTGACACGCATTACTCACATACTAATATATGTAGAGGAATTACTAATTGGAGAATGCCTGACGGTAGTATTCCCGTTAATCAAACGAGAGACTTCGCAACTCTTGATAAGATGAACGCCGCGATTGTAAACAACATCAATGAGGTTGTTGGACAGGATGATGTTTTGATTCACTTGGGTGATTGGTCATTCGGTGGGTTTGATAATATAGCGGAATTCAGACATAGAATCGTTTGTCAAGAGATTCACATCCTATTGGGTAACCATGACCATCACATTGAAAGAAACCGTGAGAATTGTCAGAGTTTATTTACCAGTGTAAGTCATTACAATAGACTTGAATACCAAGGGCATTCATTCGAGATGTTACATTATCCTATCAGTTCGTGGAACAATCTGAGAAAGGGTAGAATCCATTTACACGGACACTGTCATTTACCTAACCACTTAAAAGTTAGTGGTGGGAGAAGAATGGATGTTGGTATGGATGGACACCCTGAGTTCAGACCATATGACTTTGTACATGAGGTTTTAAATCCAATGTTGAAGGTTCCGATTGGTTCTGAATTGGGGGATATAGACCATCACAATGACGACATGAAAAATGTTGTAGGTTAAATTTTTTACTTTAAAAAATATTTCATATAATTTAATTAATGAACATGTTAAACAAAATCTTCACCAATATTATAAAATCCAAAACAACGATTACCTTTTTGGTATTTTTCTTCATTGGAATTTCTTATCAATTTTTAATCTTTCCTGGATTAACCGTTGCAAATACGATAATCAACATAATCTCAGCGATTTTTTCGGTGGGTACGGCAATGTTTGCGGTTTTTTATATTAGGTTTATGTACTTTAATGATGAACCTTTTGAACTCTTCACACCGGACCCAAATAAAACACCTGAGACGGAATTGGATTATAATCCAAAGAAAGTTACCAAAAAAGAAAGAAAATCTAAAACAACAATTAAAATTAAAAAACAAACTAAATAAATTATGGAACCATTTTTGAAACGATTAATTTTCGGAATTTTAGGATTCATTATCCTAACCTTATTGTTTTTCTCTTGTGAGAGAATTGACGCCGGTCACGTCGGTGTAAAAGTAAATCTATATGGTGATGGAAAGGGTGTTGATGATGTCACCGAATGTACAGGTATGGTATTCTACAACCCCTTCACAACAAAGATTTATGAATTCCCAACCTATATTCAACACAAAGAGTATAAGAAAACTGAGGAATCTGATAATTCATTTGTTGTAAACTCAAAAGACGGTTCTGAGTTTCAAGTATCCCCAATTATGAACTATTCGGTTCAAAGAGAAAAAGTACCCACAATATTTTCAAAGTATCGTAGGTCATTACCTGAAATTGAGGAGGGATTTTTAAAGACCGCAGTATATGACGCGTTTCGTTTAGCAACAAATAAGTACACTGCTGATGAACTAATCTCGAATAGGGCGGTGTTTGAAGTTGAGGTTCGTAAACTATTGGAAAGTCAACTTTTAAAAGAAGGGTTTGTGATAAACCAATTCACCTCAAATTTGATTTACCCTGAGACATTTAAGAAGTCCATTGAAGCCAAGAACAATGCGGTCCAAGCAGCGTTAAGGGCGGAAAATGAGGTAAAAACTGCGGAAGCTCAAGCCAAGATTAAAATTGCAACCGCCAATGGTAATGCTCAAGCAATGTTGACCGCGGCTAAAGCGGAATCCGAAGCCAATCGGATGAAACAACAAACAATTACACCTTTACTCCTACAACTTGAATGGATTAATAAATGGAATGGGAAGTTACCCGAAACCATGTTAGGTGACAAAAATAATACGATGATAGGTATTAAATAAAAAGAACCCCTCGAAAGAGGGGTTTTTTGTTTACATACGATATTTATAGATAAAAGAAAAAATGAAAAAAGTAGTTAAATTATCAATCAAAGATTTAGAAAATATTGTAAAAAGAACAATCAACGAAGCTGAGTTTGATGATTTCGATACTCAAGCACAGCCCGAGGAATTACCAGGTGCTCAGGAGTACGAAGATGAACAAGAATTAAAAAGAACTGTGGCTATTGGTAAAGGTGACGATGGAAAAATATACGTAACTGATGTTGAAACCGGTGAAATAATTGCAACCAAGTAAATTATTGGTCCTTAACTTTTTTCTTCAAGTTCCTTATCATCCCAATTAATTTCTCATCCCTTTTATTATTAATAATAGTGGTGGTGTTAGATGATTCAGGAAGCATCGCCATCACTCTTACGGAACTATCATCATTAATATTATAGGTTTTACGAGACATTGAGTTTACTACTCTTGTCTCGTTTTTCATTTTATTGGTATAGTTTTCAATATCACTTATAATAGTTAATATCTCATTTTCCCTTTTAACCATTTCATTGGTACACTCTCTTTGATTTTCTATTACTTGGTTGTTTAACTCATCAATTCTATTGTTTAGTTGTACAATCTGATTGTTTTGGGATTCTATCCTTAATTTCAGTTCTTCGTCATTATATGTTAAAGACTCAGTGATTTTGGGTCCAACCGAGATAATTATAATTGAAAATAACAAAATTGACAGAGCAACAATTCTTTGTCTCTGTGTGAATTTTGATAATATTTCAGATATATACTTAAACATATAATAATAAATATTTCATAATTAAAATGGCAAACAAAAAAGGATTAAATACTCGAGTAATTACTGTTTTTCATCCAGACACTGACGAGGAATTTGAATTATTCGTAACCTATGAATACATAAATAAAGATGATTCAGATGAAGATGATAATTTATTTATGGATAACAATGAGGTTGATATTAAATCATATGAACCAAACAACGAAGTTGATGAATTACCAACTTGGTTAACAGAAGATATGGTCTACGAGGCCTTGTACGCTGAATTGGAGATAGATGAATTCGAGGGGGAAGAACTCACAGAAGAAGAGGAAGACACCTACTACAATGATTTTGTTGAGGATTCTGACAATGATGATTATTAAAATTACTCTTTAAAATTTTTTATTTTAAAAATTTATTCTTATACTTGTCATAGAAGTATTTCAAATGACAAAGTATACTATTTTTTGTGATTTAGATGGGGTCTTAATAGATTTCAACCAAGGTTATAAAGACCTTACTGGTATTGATTTGAACAAAGACGAACATCGTAACGACTCACAATTTTGGGCACCAATAGAAAAGGCGGGATATGATTTTTGGGTCAATTTGAAATGGATTGAACCTGACGGTCACATTTTGTGGGAACACATTTCCAAGTATAATCCAACCCTTTTATCTGCACCATCAAGACAAGTTGAATCCCGTATTGGGAAAATGGAATGGGTAAACAGGGAGTTACCCGGTGTTGCTTTAATATTAAGAAGTGCTAAACATAAAAAAGATTTCGCGGCTCCATACACAATATTAATCGACGATAGGAAAGATACTATAGACGGTTGGAATGAAAACGGTGGTGAAGGTATTCTTCATACTTCCGCGGAAGAAACAATCAAAATATTAAAAGAAAAATATAATTTACACTAATGGCAGAAAATAGTTCGTCATCAGGAGGAGTGGGATTCTTCGGTCTGATGTTTTTAATTTTTATGACACTTAAACTTACTGGTGTTATTGATTGGTCGTGGTGGTGGGTGACCGCACCACTATGGGGTGGGTTTGCCCTCATCTTTATTGTCATCATGATTGTTGTAGTTGTAAAAGCACTTGACCGATGATATATGTATCAATAGACATTGAGACTTCAGGTCTCGAACCGTTAAACAATAGTGTGTTGTCTTTTGGTGCTATCATAGAAGACACCACTAATAAATTACCATACGAGAAATTACCAAAGTTTAACGCCATCGTACTTCAAAACCAAATTACCGGTTCACCGAGAGCGATTTCCATGAACAAAGAAATCATATCATTAATTGGTGAATATAAAGAAGGTAACGAAGAGGATAGGGCAAACTTGGAACATCATAGTGATTATGTATTTTTGGAAGAAAATGAACTGGCACAAAAATTCTATGACTTTTTATTCTTAAATGGTATCTACCCAAATTCATCATTTCTAAATAATCATGTTAGAAATGTCAATGGAACAATGATACCGGCTTTTAACAATCACACACCATCACTTACAATTAATGTTGCCGGTAAAAATTTTGGAACCTTTGATAAATTGTTCTTGGAAGAATTACCGTGGTGGAAAAAACTCATAAAAATCAGACAAAGAATTATTGACCCTTCCGTTTTGTATTGTATATGGGATGAGGATAACGCAATTCCAAGTCTTAAAAAATGTAAAGAACGTGCTGGAATTGACGGAGAAGTCGCTCACACCGCTCTTGAGGACGCTTGGGACGTGGTTCAAATGTTACGTAAATTTTATTAATAAACTAAATTAAAACAATATGTCACGAATCAAAGAACTAAAACAAAATCCTGACAACAACATAAATATGGTTGATGTCTTTCAAATCTTTTGCCCTGAGGGTAAATCTAAGTACATCGAATTTTTAATTCGACTTTCAAAAAACACGAAACATTTAGACATGTACGTCAATGAAGTTCGTGAGAATCTAAAAAGAGAATTTGGAATTACAGATGACCACTTTAAAGGAATGACCCCATTTCAAATTTTTAGCTCTTACAGATTTTTGGAACAGAGTTTTAATTTTTCAGATTTAAAAACATTCCAAAAATTTTGTGATTACAATGAAAGAGGATTGATTCAAGATAATGACTTATCTAAATTTAAATCTTTTGACGATGTAATGACGGCGACTAGTCTCGCTGAGATTAAAGCTTTCGAGAAAGATTTGGAAAAACAAATTCACACATTGTTCACTTCAGATGAGTGGATTGTTTTAAGACCTTTAACGTTTTACGCCTCAAAGAAATATGGGTCATCAACAAAATGGTGTACGTCGTCTGAGAATAACCCGGATTATTTCCTAAGATACTCCAAAAGAGGTATCCTTATTTATGTGATTAATAAATTAACAGGATTAAAAGTTGGTTGCTTTAAATCACTCGACTCAGACCCTGAATTTTCTTTTTGGAATCAAATTGATTCTCGTATCGATTCATTAGAAAGTGGTTTACCTGATTTTATATTGGGTGTCATTAAAAATGAAGTTAGTGAAAACCCAGTAACCAACAACTCTTTGTTGACTGAAGAAGATAGAATCAAAGAGGATGTGTTACTGAAAGAGTTTACCAAAATGGAGGTACTACCAGAACCAACGGATATGGAATCCCCAATGGGTGAAGCTGATATGGATATGAGAAATGTGGATATAAGAGAAGAGAGAGAATGGGTAGTTGAACGTGATGTTGAAGCGGTTGTGGAAGAAAGGGCGTACGAGACAAGTGGAATGATGTCGGAAGGACCGAGAGAAATCTTACGAGGAACCTATGACAATGAAAATGCCACCTTGAGGAGAATTTAATTACAATCAAATCTAAATTTGTAAGGAGGGATTTCGGTCCCTCTTTTTTTTGAAAAAAAATTTGGATATCTCAAATACTAGTAATATATTTGTATGTAAATCATAAAAAATGAAAAAATTCTTAATGATATTTTGTATGCTGTTGATGAACAACACATGGGCACAAGGGTTAAGAGTACCCCAAAGAATATTCAATTATGGATTATCTTATGGTCCTAGAGGTAATTCATCATATTATTCCGCGGGTTACGAATTCTCCAAAGAAAAAACAAATGCCTTTATTGGAATTGGTTATGGTAAATTGATGGCCGAATTAAATTTATTTAACCCCAATACTTTAACAATCAATGGTAGACCTGAAGAAATTTATGTTGTTTTAAATTACGTTTACACAAATAAAGATTATAAATGGTTAATTTTAACAGGTGGGGCGGGTTTATCTGTTGATGGTGGTAATCAAATTATATTGAAGACCGCTGCAAATTTGAAATTATCATATCCCTTGTACTTAACTTTAAGTTTTTATCAAACCGATAAACCTCAGTTTATGATTGGGGGTAGGTTGTTTATTTTTTGATTATGAAAATAGCACTCATAGCACACGACGGTAAGAAGGCGGACATGGTTGCCTTTGTAATGAAACGATTAGATTTTTTTAATCGAACCGATGTTGATATTGTTGCAACGGGTACGACAGGTAAAAGAATAATGTTTGCTGGTGTTACAAAGGTTGAACAAGTCAATTCAGGACCAATGGGTGGAGACGCGGAAATTGCTGCAATGGTCTCGAGAAAAGAAATCGATGCGGTTATATTTTTTAGGGACCCATTGGATAAACACCCGCACGAACCTGATGTACAAATGTTAATGAGGGTTTGTGATGTGCACGAAGTGGCATTAGCTACAAACTACTCAAGTGCAAGAATGGTCGTGGACCATTTTACGAAAAGTTAAATTTTGGAACAATAATTGTCTAACACTCAAACACTAAAATTATGTTTTACAAATATGATAACTCTCTACTCCTTTGGAAAAAGGATTGGAAAAAAGTAAAAATCGCGTTGTCGGTTGTAATTGTTTTGGTAATCTCTTCATTTATTTTAGGTCGTTTTATACGGTTTAAAAGTTTGGACAGTTACGAAAAAGAATTAATCGTAATTTCATTAGAAAAAGAAAAAAATAAATTTTCAGAGGATAAGTTTGTATCAGAACTAAAAAGATTAAACGTTAAATTTCCACATATTGTTATGGCTCAAGCCATTGCTGAGACGGGACATTACAAAAGTCAAGTTTTCAAGGAAAATAATAATCTGTTTGGTATGAAACAGGCGACAGTTAGAATCAACAATACCTTGGTCAGATTAATACTGAAAATGAATACTATTTGTATTTATCAAATACCTACGCCGAAGCGGGTGAAGGGTATGTTAAATTATTGAAAGACATAATTCAAACTGAAAAATTAAAAGAAAAATTTTAATCATGGATATAAAACAAGTCAGGATTCTTTTGGCGTTTATAACGGTCATAATTTTCACTGGTATTCTTCATTTTAATAAAGAAAAGATACATAACTATATTACAGATGAAAATATAGTTGAGGAAGAAATAAGTGAGGAAGTTATACCAAGGAGCGAAAAAGAGTGGTATCCTGTACCGGTAGTATCCTGTGAAGAAATATTCCAAAATCAATATCATATAACATTTGAAAATGGTGTCACAATACTAACCAATAAACCCGCCAAAATTGGTGATACCACAAAATGTTGGATAAATGGGTGGTATAATTCCAAAATAGATGAGTCCTTAGACTCGTTGACATTTGAAAATCCATATTAATTTAATCCCCGAAAGGGGATTTTTTTTTATTAATTTTTGGAAATACGATTTCTTTTTATTATATTTTGTTAGTGGTAAGTACAGACTAACTTAGAATATAATGAAAGTAAATATATCGAATGCAACCTTCTCTTCGATAGTAGGGATTGGTCAGAAAGTTAAAAGGGCGGCAAAAGAATCAGGTAATTCATATCTCGAATTAAATAGAGGTGTAAACGCTGTTACGGAAATCGATTTGACGGGAGTTATGAAACAAATTGATTTTAACTCAAAAGAGTTTCAAGTATATGCACCTAACTTGGGTATTGAAACATTTAGACATTCTATCGTTTCAGAATATTTTCCTTCATTTGCAAATTCACCTAATTTCATCAATAATATTGCAATCACACCAGGTGGTATGCCTGCGTTAGATTTGGTTATCCAATTATTAAATGTAGAAAATATTTATTTCCCAAAATTTTATTGGGGTTCTTATTCTAAAATGGCAACAATTAGACAAAAGTCTTTTTCATTTTATGAATCATTAGAATCTTTAGAAGCATCCAATTTTAGTGAATCATCTTGTATTTTTATTTGTGACCCAAATAATCCTACAGGTGTAAAAATAGATGACAACATTCTTTTCAGAAAGATTTATGAGATATCGATGACAGGTGCGATTATAATATTTGATTCACCATACCGTAAGTTATTTTATGAAGATGATTTCTTTGATAAAGTTGCCCATCTTGATAATGTTATTATCACCGAATCTTTTTCAAAATGGGTAGGTTTATCGGGTTTAAGAATGGGTTTCATTTTTTGTAAGGACAAGGATTTTAATTCAGAATTAAACATTCGTTTACTTTATGAATTCAATGCCGTATGTTCCCCATCTCAAATGATTATTGAGAAAGTTTTAACCACACCCGAAGGAAGAAGTTCATTAGAACAATTTAAAAATATAACAACTAATAATATCTTTAAGAATGTAAATTACCTAAAAGAGAAAAACCTACTGGTTGAAGAAATTTACCAAGGTGGTCAACCATTAGGTATCTTCGCGGTTATAAATAAATCGGAAGATTACTTATTTCAACATAGAATCGGTGCTGTTGGTCTTGATAAGTTTGTTTATCACGATAAGGACTTATGGTCATCATATTCTAGAATCTGCGTGTCAGTTGAGCACGAATTATTTAAAAAATATTTACTAAACATAAAATAAATAAAAATGCAAACATTAATTTTTAACACAACAACAAAAGAAGTTAAGCTTTACGAAGGTCCAAAAGAATCTTCAAAATTATTAGAAATGATTACAGATGCACCAACTGTTAGAATAAGTGACAGTGGTTACTATGAAGTCATGAAGAAATTGGATGGAGATGAAAAAAATATTCCTGTTTTAAGAGTACCAATTTCAAATACAAACATGTTTATCGAAAAGTAATATGTCTAAATTTACACCCAGCAAATATCAAAAAGATATTTTCAATTTTATTTTAAAAGATACTCGAAACGCAGTAGTTTCTGCTGTTGCTGGTAGTGGTAAAACGACGACACTATTAAAAGCTTTGGACTTAATACCTGATGATAAATCAGTATTGTTTTTGGCATTCAATGTTAGTATACGAGATGAATTAAAAAGAAGGATTCCCGAAAATAAGAACATTGATGTCAAAACGGTCCATGGTTTCGGTTACACAATCATGAGGAATAACTATGATTGTGGTGTTGACGAAAAAAGTTTAAAGTATCGAAATCTTTTTTGGGACATCATTAATTTTTACAGTGGTGAAAAACCCGATAGTTTAGACAAATACGGATTCAACGAAGAACAAAACAAGTACATTCAAGGCATCCATGATTCTGTTCAAGGTGAGAATATTGACAGGTATAAATTTGTTACCGATGTTGTAACTCTGTGTAATTTATCGAGACAACATTTAGTAAATTTTGATATCAAACCAATTGGTGTTGGTGAGATAAATAAAATTGCAGAGTTTCATTCTGTGAACAATCAAGATGGTGAATCCACTGCCGCATGGTATCTGTCTAAATTGGGTATGTCTTATCTAAAGGTTCTCGATTATACCGACATGATTTCTTTACCAATCATTTTGAACCATTCGGGAGATAATTACGATTTTGTTTTTATAGACGAATGTCAAGATTTGAATTCTTGTCACCGTTTATTGATGCAAAAAGCAATGAAACCTGATGGTGGTAGATTCATTGCTGTAGGTGACCCTAAACAAGCGATATATGGTTTTGCAGGTGCTGACCATGAGTCATATCAAAAATTGAAAGAACTACCAAACACGGTTGAATTACCATTGTCTTTTACATATAGAGTCTCGCCTGAGATTTTAAATTTGGTTCGACACATAAATCCAGCAATCATTGCTCATTCTAAAAATAGGTCAGGTAGAGTAATTGAAAACTTCTCCTATAAAGATATTATGGATGGGGACATGGTTTTGTGTAGAAATACATTTCCGGTTGTCTCATTGTGTATCAAATTATTAAGTGAAGGTAAAAAATCTTATATAATTGGTTCTGATATTGGTAAGTCTTTGAAAACCATGATACTTTCTTGCAACAAGAAGAATGAAGAATATAACATGACAAACGTAATATGTTGTCTTCTTAAGGACAAAGAAAAGTTGATTGAAAAAACAATGACAAATCACACAATGAAAAGAAGTGAAGCGTTAGAGGATAACCAAGTAATTCTATTTGGTGAAAAGATACAAGTAATAGAAGCGTTATCCCACGGGATAGATGACCCCGCAATTGTTGTAAAGAAAATCGATGATATCTTTTCAGATGATAAAAAAAGTGGAATATGCTTGAGTAACGTACATAAATCTAAAGGTCTTGAATCAGAAAGGGTTTTTATTATCCACCCAGAATTATTTCCATCGAAATTTGCAACCTTACCATGGCAAATTGAACAAGAAAAAAATTTAGAATACGTTGCTTACACAAGAGCCAAAACCACTTTAGGATTTGTAACCGACTTTGATGCATTTGTTAACCACAAATCAAGGGACATTGACGAATCCAAATTAAAGGTGAGTAAATTTGTCGGTAGTCCTGGTATGAAAATTTATTTTGAACTAACTGTTACCGATATTAGAACCGTGAATGGTCTTTATGGGCCAACAACTGTCTATGATTTGGTTGACAAAAATGGTAACATATTTTCTAAATTTGGTGAAATTAATACTGAATACCTAACAACTAATTTACATAAGAGCGTTTCAATTAATTCAAAGGTGTCTTTTTACGGCATAATAAAGGAACACTCAGAATTTAGGGGAAACAAGGTTACTAAATTGGGTAAGATATCTCAGTACTAAATTGACATTTTAAAAATTATTAATTATATTTGAATCATGGGATGTGATATTCATGTGTATTTGGAAAAATACACTTCAGTAAATGGTGAAAATAAATGGGTCAATGTTGACCATTGGCAAATAAATCCACATTTTGGAATGAACGATTCCGAAAGGGAGTACGACCACGTTGCTTTTTATTGGGGAAGAAATTATGATTTATTCTCAATTCTTGCGGAGGTCAGAGGTTCAATGGACCCGATTGCGGACCCAAGGGGTTTACCTGAGGATGTGACTGAGACAACAAGAAAGGAATATGAAAGAGGTGATATGGTCCATACAGCTTCTTACTACACCTTAAAAGAACTCAAAGATTATCTGTACAATAATTCAGATAATGAAGAAATCGTTGAGAACTTAAAATATTTTGTTGACTCTATGGACAATAGGTTTAAAGAAGAATTTTGGATAACAAATGATGACCAAAAGAGGTATACGATTAAAGAGAATGGTTTTAGAGTTGTCTTTTGGTTTGACAACTAATTCTAATAATGATAACAACAACCACAAAAGATTATTATGAATGTGTGAGATGTGGTATTAACACCTCATTCGAATATAGAATTTGTCCATGTAACAGAAAACCATGTGATGCGATAAAAAAAGGAATTATTACAATCACAAAAAATATTACACTGGATGATGATAATTTTAAAGCCGACGGTAGGGACAGGAATGATGATATAGGACAAATGTTGGCATCATGGAATGTTTAAAATATGGAAGAAAAATTATATAGTGCAGCAAAAGACTTCGTAAAGAGGTATGGACAAGATGATGTTAGTGAACACATCATCAACATCATTGTATCGGTAATGAGAACAAGAGATGGGGTTGGACCCATTGGGGGTAGTTTCGTTCAATCTGTTGTGAATAACGATTTGTGTGGTGCGGTAGTTAGGGCCGACAATGAATGTTTAAAACACATCAAGTTAATCGCTCTTTCAAGAAACAATTGTTTCTGTGAAGATTAATTTTGTTTTATCAAAAAAATCATTTATATTTAGAATATGAAAAATCTAACATTTGTAATTTTTTTGGGTCTAATATTAATGTCTTGCAAGTACAAGACACAATATACTGACACTAAAATCCCATGTATTGTTGATTCTGTTGAATATCATGGAATTGGTTGTGACAATACTTTACAAACAACTCCATATTGGAAATTGTATCTAAAAAACCCCGAAATGAAAATAACATCGTACAGGTCATATGAAAAAGGTGATACTGTGTATGTAATCGAAAGAAAAATAAAAAAATAAAATATGATTAATAGAATTTTTACTCCTGAATGGAAACTATGGATTTGGTCTAATATTGTGAATGGATATGATAGAGAGTCCATTTTTAATGTTTTACTTAATAATGGATTTGATTACAATTTAATTAAAAGAGAACTTGAAATTGAACCAACTAACGCGTTAATTTGGCAAAGACAATATTCACAGGAAAACCTTAATCAACCTTACGAAGTTGAACTTTATCCGTTCAATAAATCTCTATGTGATAACCCAAGAGCTTATAGAGTTGAAAATAATTTAGTTGAAATTTATCATTACCCTGAATTATTAACATTAATTGAATGTGATGATTTGATATCGATTACAGACAAAAAATTAAACTCACAGAAAAAATCTAAGGACTTGCAATCACCCATGATTCATAAGTTAGATAAAAAGTCTGAGATTTATAAAACAGTAAATGAGAGAATCAATTCTGTTATTGGTATTCGAGATTCATTTGGTGAAGATGTTTTTATTCAAAAAATAACACCCGAATTCAATTATGAGGAAAAATACGATTTTCTACTACCTAATCAAATATCGGAGGACAAATTGTTTACAAACATGGGTAATAGATTGTGGAGTGTCCAAATATCATTGAATAACATTACTGAGGGTGGACATCTAACTTTTAATTCAATTGAAAGAAGTGTAAAACCTGTAAAAGGAGATGGAGTAATTTGGAAAAATTTATACCATGATTTTCAACTAAACCCTTACACCAAACATACACATTTTAAAACAACCGAAGGCGATAAATACGTTTTGTTTAAGTATTATAGAATGGCTGACGGTAGTCAAGTTGTAAAAGAAGGACAACAAGAAATTGAAATTCAATTAGATGAGATTAAGTAGTATTATTTTATTTGTTTTACTCGTCACATCATGTTCTGAACCAAACACAAAACAAGTTGTAAACGATAGGAATAACCCCCAAACTATTAAACTTAGTAATCAATCCGAATACAGAGTTTTTGAATGGGAACATAAGGGACATACTTATCTCATAATCGATAGAAGTCATGGTTCAGGAATCACACACGCAGGACATTGTCCCTGTGGAAAATAAACTTACTTCTGAACAAGAAGAGATTTTATGGTGGGAACACTATGAGAAAATGTATTTAACCAGCGAAGATGGGGAATCTGAATTTTCATGAAGATATAAAAATCGGTCAAACTAATGAACAAGTAGTCATTGATGTATTTGAAAGAGAATACAATGCTATTTGTGTTGGGAAGAGTGAAAAAGAAAATGGTAATTTAAAAGAGTTCGATTTAATATTCAATTTCCCAACTAAAACCCATGTGGTTGCAGAAGTCAAGACAGAAGACAAATGGGTACAACCCGGTAGAACATTACCAAACGGTGCCTATTTTCCCGGTATAGATACTGGTAACCTATGTATTGAATTTAGGATGCACGGTAAGGACAGTGGAATAATGGTAACCAAATCAGATTTGTGGGTAATAGTTTTTATGAACATCAAAGAGATTTGGGTGATTAAAACTAATAAATTAAGAAAATTAATTTCAGAAAATAATTTCAAAGTAAAGATAGGTGGTGACGAGGTTTATGCTGGAACTAACGTATTGATTCCTGAAGAGAAAAGGTCACATATGTATTTGATTCCAAGAAAAAACTTTGAGTCTCATTTTACAGTTTTAAAATACTAACCAAATCTTTCTCTCACGAAATCTTGCATTATCTTACCCATAATGTTTGCAAAATTTAATTCAGATAACTCACTTTGAGTTACAAATCTAAGATACTGACCCTCATTTAGTGGAATTTCTTCAATAGGTTTGTCAATCACACCGTGAAATATATATTTAATATTTGGGGACACATCACCCTCAATACAGACATACTTCTTCCAAAAAGAAAATCTAACTAAACTGCTCGAGTCAGTTTCAATTTCTTCTATCATTTCTCTTTTCAACGCTTCTAATGGTGTTTCTCTTTTTTCAACGTGACCACCTATAAGGTCCCAATGATTTGGAAAGGGGATATCTGGGTTGTTGTCTCTTAAATACACCAAGTATTTACCTTCAGGGTTTTGAAGAATGATTTGAGATATTTGTATCATAATTTTGATTTATAAAGATAAATATTTATACTTTACGTATGAAAATAGTTTTATTAACATTTGGTATATTGTTTCTAATTGTAACCTGGTTGTTTGCAACTGCAACAACCATAAACGGAGAGCACAATCGAACAGCATTTAAAATTAAATCATTATTTTATTGGGTTGCTGTGACCTCATCATTTTGTTTGGGGTATATGATTGCCTCAAAATTTTAAATCGACAATAAATGAACAACGCAGAAACTCACGAATTTTATGGATGGATGGCTTTTAATGAAGGATTCTTTCACGAGTGGAGAGATGAGGTTGCGAACAGACTTTTAAAATTAAGTCCCCATGAGTGTGCTAGAGATGATTTTAGGGCGAATTTGTCAATTGAGGTTTTTAACGAAATGACTAAACGCAAAAATAATCTTGAGTTAGGGGAATAAATGGTGGATATGACTTTTTTAGAAAAAATAAAAGTAGTTGTTGATAGAAGATATAATTCCGAATTGTTAAAAAGGCACGACGGTGATTTCTTTTGTAATAAATGGTGGTGCTTTAAAGTCAAAGTAGAGACAATACCAATGTCCGAAATTAAAACAAGAGTAAAATCAATTCATTTAAAACCAATACATAAACAAATTGAATTAGATATAATAGAAAGAGGGTTTGATTATAATAAGGGTCACATCTATCTAACAAACAAAAATTATATTTTTGATGGTTATCATAGGTACTTTATTTTAAAAAGACATTTTGACGATTCACTATTAATTACCGTTTATAGGTTGACAAATGTCAGTAGCGGATTCACATATGCATTTAAAATGTCTATTATACATTTGTTTGTAAAAATTTATAGATTTTTGTTTAAAAGAGATAAAGGACAAATCATAGAAATAAATTTGTAATCATTTAATTGAGATAATTATAGATATGAAAATAGATGCACTTTTTATTTCAGATGTTCACCTTGGTACTAAGGGTAGTAATTCTGAAATGGTGCTTGAAGTCCTAAAAAAATATGAACCAACTTATTTGTTTTTAGTTGGTGATATCATAGATGGTTGGATGTTACAGAGGAAGTTCAGATGGAAACAAAACGACACCAATGTGATAAGAAAAATATTATCACATTCCAAAAGAGGTACTCAAGTAATTTATGTTACTGGTAATCATGATGAATTTTTAAGACAATATACGGACTTATCTTTTGGTAACATTGAAATTTGTAATGAATACAAATATGGTAATGTATTTATTACCCATGGAGACCTTTATGATGGTGTGGTTAAGTTAAAATGGTTAGGTATTTTAGGTTCCATTGGTTACGATATTGCGATTTCTATAGATAGGACTCTAAAAAAATTTGGACATAAGAGGTCCCTTTCTAAATTTTTAAAGGACAGTGTTAAAGAGGCTGTTAAATTTATTACGAGTTTTGAGGTAGAACTGGTTAGACAGGCAAAAAAAAGAGAGTGTGACACTGTGATATGTGGTCACATACACAATCCTGAAGATAAAATTATTGAGGGTGTGAGGTATTTAAATTGTGGGGATTGGATAGAAAACAATACTTACATAATACATCATAACGGGGATTTTAAACTTCAGAGATATGCCACTTTATAAACCAACAAAAATAAAAAACAAACTAACCATTGTAATTCCATGTTACAATGAAGACAAGTATATTAAGAAGACTCTCGACTCAATACACAAACAAGTTTTAATTGATGGTACAAGAGTAATCATTGCTGATAACCATTCAACAGACCGAACAAGGGCGATTATCAATAATATGTCTATGATGTACTCTGATAGACTTAAGATAGAAATGATTGACGGTGGTAAAGTTGGTGAAGCAAGAAATTTAGGGAGTGATTTGGTTAATACTGAATATGTTTTATTTGTGGATGCTGACATCCAATTCTTCAATTCAATTACAATTCACGACTGTATTGAGGAAATGATTTTGGAAGATTTGGATTTGATGACATGTAAAATAAAATCAACATCTAAAAATTGGAAGTCCAAATTGGTATTCGTTTGTTTTAATTCCGTTAATAATATTATTAGTAAATTCAGTCCATTCGCTGTTGGTACCTTTTTCTTGACAAAAACTGATAAATTTAGAGAATTAGGTAAATTTAATGAGGAATACCAACACAGTGAAGACTATGGTTTAAGTAGGAAATACAATTCAAAAAAGTTTAAAATATCCGAACATTACGTTGGTCAAGATGACCGTAGATTCAAGAAAATGGGGTATTTGGGAATGATTAAACTAATCATTAAGTCCTTTTTGAATAGGGAAAACGAAGAATATTTCAAAAAAGATATTGGTTATTGGTGATTTCAAAAAAAATTTTGAAATTTAAAATATTCTTCTTAATATTGACTCATGATTGTACTTTTATTATTTATCATTTGCATACTTTTGTATGCAATCAATGAAAACATCCGAAAAAAATAAATCACTATGCTTCACACCAACATTGAGGTATACGAGTATTTACAACCACACTACAAGTGGAATTTAGTATCTATTGCATTCTGTGATAGAATGTTGATGGTGTTGATTTCAAAAGGTTGTAGTGATAAGGAGATATTAGATTTAAAAAAATACCTAAACAAAAATCAGTTCTATGAATATGAAGAAACTAATCTATACTACCGTTTAAAAAGTAGGTCGGGTGAATTTGTAGAACCTCCAATATTTGACAGGGAGAATGGTGAAGTTAGGGTTGAGATGGCGAAAAGATTTATCGGTAGAACACAACAATTTTAATATTATCTTTGTATGGTGGTACACAAAAAAGTCAAAGAAGCATACCAAGAATATATCAAGTGGTATGATAACTTAGGTATAAATAGGGAATACCTGAGAGAAGTAAAAATCAAGAGTCTTACTGAATTTGCACAAAGGATAATCAATGATTATGAACTTTGGTATATGTTCGGTGAGGATTGTACCTTACCACTGTCACTTTTGGAAAGACAAGAAATATTCAAGGAAAGACATCCAAGTTCATGGGATATTTTATCTCATAAACATTATGATGATTTTTTAATACCAACAGTAAAATTAATAAGATAAACATGAAGTATACGCTAAAAACTTATGGATGGAGCGCCGAGTTTATCGGTAAAAAACTCACTGACGAACAGGTTGAACAAATTGAACTCTTAAAAGAAGAAAAAGAGTACGATGAACTTTGGGAAACTAGATTTGACTTGGAAAGTTTAGATATTGACATTTACGATGGTGACATCTTTCACGTAAACAAAGCATTGGATAACCAAACAATGACCTTTGAACTTGAAGATGAAAATGGTAACAACGTACTATCTTTTGGTATTGAAGATATTCAAACAATCTCTTCAGTGAATGAGGATTGGGATGATTATATTTCACACCGAGCATTCCCAATGGAAAAGGGTGAAAATATCTATGTGAGTGTTGACGAAAACAAAGGTGGTATTTGGGAATATGAAATTGAATCTGAAACGGTTCCAACCATTGAAGATTTTACCTACTGTCACGGTTCTGTCGACTTTCCTGATGGGGACTGGGATTACATCGATAGAATATTTTTTAAGGGTGAATCCATGGAACCCTCTGATTTTTTGGACAACTGGGGTAAATCCTCTCAGGTAGACATTTTTAAATTTGAAGAAAACTAGTTCACCTTGTAAGGAATGTCCATGGGTTGTCAGAAATAATAATAATGACACCATCATCCATTTTTCTAAACGAATGGGTAAATCACACGCTTGTCATATGGTTCAAAAAAACATATGGGACGTTTCCAAAGACAATATTTGTGAAGGTAGTAAAAGACACTTCAAAAAAAATTAAAATATTTTTGCATATTAAAAAATATACATTATATTTGTATCAAAATTAATTATGACAGTTATTTTAGTATACATAGGATTCTCTCTTTGGTTTCTCGCTGGTTACAAAGTAGGGGAATATAGAACAAGAAAAGAATATCTAAAGAAACGTTCCGATTAATCATCGGATAGTGTGCCTCACATGATGAGAAACGGTGTGATAACCGTAGAGGACTGATAATAAGACAACGTCTTATTCGGACTGACTATCCGCGGGGAATACCAAAAGGGTGATAAAGAACAACGTGCCCCTGTAAGTCTATTCCTAACCCGGCAACGGGGACAACCATAACACCTGAAAGTTGGATAAATTAGGGTGTTTTTTTTTGTGATTTTTTTGGATTTCACAAAAAAATTTTTATATTTGAAGAAAAATGTGATTATGGAAAGATATCCCTTTTGGTTGAACAACTTGGTGTACTTCTTAGCAGGTATAGGATTTGGATTTTTAATCTTTATGTATCTATGAACACATTTTATATAGGTCAACGGGTTTTATACAAACAAATGGACTGTGTTGTGACTAATGCATCCATTGCTCGTGGAAAAAAGTATGAAGTTTCTCCTGTTGGTCGTAATCAATACTTCATCGTGGGGTATTGGGAGATTGAAACACCTAAAACTACATACAATGGACAACCAAGGAAAGAGGAAGGAACAAATTGAATTTAGTGAAAAAATGGCTTTTTGGTCATTAATTGGTATTATCGTAATTATTGTGACTTTGATAATACTTAATAGGTGAAGGAAAACCAAACTATGAGAATATACAAATCAAACAACTTAGAGAAAGAAACTATGTGCACTGGTACAATTTACAAATTTAAAGACCGATGGTTCTTTAGATACATCTTAATGTTCGACGATGAATATACAGAAATACCTGTTAATGAGGAATCAATTCCAAAATCTAAATGGATGTCGGAATTTTACTCTTCAGGTGTAAGAGTAAACGCTCAAATTGTTACAAAACAAAGAGAGGATGGTAGTATGTTTGACGAAGCAATTCTTGCAGAATAAAACTAATTTAATTATATGAAAACATTTAACGATTTAGAATTCGAACAAATCGATGAATCCCCATTTATGGTTGGTAAAAAGGTACGTACACAATTTGATAATGGATACGGGGTATCTGTCGTTTCTCACACATACTCCTACGGTGGTAAGGATGGTTTGTATGAACTTGCGGTCTTAGATAAAAATGGTGACCTCACCTACGAAACACCAATAACCAGCGATGTCCTTGGTTATTTAGAACCTGAACAAGTTACAGAGATTATGAAAAAAGTACAGTCTCTGTAATGATAGATAATATAGAATTAGTTAAGTCATTACTCAACTTCGAAAACGAGGGTGACTTCTATATGCTCTACATTTTCAAACGAAAGAAAGACCAACCCGAAGGGGAGAGAGATAATCACCAATCGGTGAGAACAATTAAGACTTACTGTATTGAAAGTATCGAACATCTTGAACGTAGGTACGATGAGATTAAACAACTGTGTGAGATGTTTAAGGCGAGGGCATACATCCACGTTCAAAAACAAAATCACTTTGATGTTTCATTGAATATGATGGTTGACCTCGCTCAACGTATTCAGAATGGACAACATAATCAGAAAGGATTATTTGATAGCGTTGTTGGTCAGTTAAAGACACAGGAGAAACGTTGGATAGTGGATGTTGATGATGTAAAAGAGATGAGTCCAATGATGGTTGCATTTATTGAATATGAATGTAAACCATTTACTGAAGTTGAATTTGATGAAGCCGGTGTTCCAATTGGTTACAAGGTGGGACCAAAGGTTGAGGCTGTAATCCCAACAAAGAACGGACACCACTTAATTACCAAAAAATTTGATGTGATGAAGTTTAAGGAGAGATACCCTGAATTAGATATTCAAAAGAAAAACCCCACACTACTTTATTTACCAAATTCATTAGATTAATATGATAAAAGAAAATCCAAATTACGTAAGGTTCGTAGAATCTTGGTCGTCAAAAGATGATTGGAGAGACCCAATCATGAAACCTGTTTGTTATGAAAATGGGTGGGTAGTTTCAACCAACTCATACAAAGCGTTGTGGTTTCATGATGTCGACTACATTAATAATGAAAACATACATGACCACAGCAAAGGTAATGGTGTCAACGCCCAACCTGTCATGTTTGAGTTTCGTAAATTTTATGAAGGTGATTCAAAACCATTCGGGAGAATTAAAGTATCTGACCTTGAAAAAGTTTATGAAGACATCAAGATGATTCCTGAGTTTGACAAAAAATATAAGGAATGTTATCAATGTGATGGACACGGGACTGTTGAGTGTAATTGTTGTGGACACGAAACCGAATGTGATGACTGTGATGGGGAAGGTAAGGTAGAATGTGGTGAAGAAGAAAATGGTGAGTACACTTATCCCAATAAACACTTCATTGTTGTTCACGGTGTTCATTTGTCATTATATGAGATGAGAGAACTCATCGATAATGTCAAGTTTATTGGTGTGGATGAATTGGAAGTTTATCCAACCGATAGTGATATTAAATCGTTATTTGGTATTCCAAATGAAAAAATGTATATTTTGATTATGGGTAATATGACTAACGATGTCGAAAAAACCTACAAAGTAAGAGTTAATTGTTAATATTATGGAAAATTTACATCCAGTAGCACAAGTAGTTGGAATAATCGTAATCGGTTTATGCGTTTGTATTGCGTTGTTATCACTATTCACAACTTATTTTGATAAAGAATAAAATAAATCTCATTTCACTTTGCGGTACGTTTATAAAATTATTGAAAAATATAAGAGGTCATTATTATTAATATACTTCTACATCTTTATTGCACAAATCATTTTCTTGGTTGAACCCTATGTGTTGGGTAAATCAATAGATGGTTTATTGAATAAGGAGTATTATTGGATTGGGGTTTTTCTTTTAATAGAATCTCTCTCCAATTTTTTCATTTATAAACGTATGGTATTTGACACCAAGATTTACACATCTATCTACAATGATATTGTGTTTAACTATTTGGATAGTTCAGAGGATTCGGATGTCTCAACGAGGTTGGGTAGAACGGATTTAGCACATAGTATTGTGGATTTCTTGGAACACCACATACACTATTATATAATGTCAATACTTTCCATAATTGGAACATTGTTTTTTATATTCATGTCCCACGTGGTTACTGGTTTTATTGTATTGTTATGTGCTCCGTTCATTTGTTTTATTGTATGGAAGTTCTACGGTAAGATTGCTCAGTCCACAAAAATTAGTCACAACCAACACGAAAAGAAAATGGATGTGCTCAACACAAACGATAGAGGTTTGATTGATTCATTCTTTAAAAGGAGAAGAAGGATTTGGATTTCAGCATCCACCCTACAAGGAAAGAATTGGACTTCACTCAATATGGTAAAGACCATCTTCTTGGTTTTATCATTAATCATTTTCACTCACGAAAATGTGAAACTAACACAAGGTGAAGCCATTGCAATGTATTCTTATATAAATCAATTTTTGGTTTCCCTCTTATCCATCCCTGTGGGTATGGAAATGTTTACAAGAATGACCGATATAATAAAAAGATTAAAAAATACAAATGAGTAACGAAAAACTAACACCGGTAAATTGGTTAATCACCAAACTTCAATTGGATACGAGGTATAGTGGAATTTATGACGATATACTAAACGAAGCAAGAAAAATGGAAGATGACCATTATGAAAAACTGAAAGATTTTGATAATTGGAAAGATTGGAAAAACGGTATAGAAACTAAATCAGAGTAATATGTTTCATGATTTGATGGATGAACTTATGGCGGGGGAATTGGGTGTTGATGTAGAAACATACATTGATGTCATTGAAGATAAGTGCACAATGGAAGAAGCCAAGTTTATTATTGATAACATCTTTCAAGAAAAAGATAAAGAGAAGGCCATAGAATTGTTTAACAGTAAATTAGAATAATATGTATAAATCATTCAAACTAACAAAGAGATATAGTATTGCGTTTAATACTTTTCCTAAGTCGGCTAAAAGTATCGAGACCAAAATACCGGCATATCACACGGGGATTTGTAAATCAACCGATGAGATAAATGAATTTGATACATACTTTTTTGTTTTGGGTACTTTTAGAATAATGTGGTATGTTGAACACAAACACAAGTGTGGTGTAACCAATGGATAAAAATCAATATGGAAAAGATTATTACATTCGGTTGTCAGAAAAATGTTTTTGTATATAAGGAAGGTTGTGGGTTATTACCAAATCCTCCTTACAGAAAACACGAAACGGTGGAAATGGCAATCCAACATTTAAAAGAAAAAGGAATACAGGAACCAAAAGTAATAGAACATGACACAAAAAGAACAAGCATTAAATGACACCAAAAACCGATTCACAAATCTGTTGGATGGTTGTGTAAGGTCTGGTGTAAGTGTATCAGAAATCATTCGTTACTACGAATCAAGATTGAACAACCAACCAGTACCTGAAACCAAAAGGTCGTCGGGAATTGTAGATAATTTTATCGAGGACTATCTCAAACATATGGAGAACGAAGATGGAGGATTTTAAATTATTAAGGGGATATGCCGACCCGTTGGTAAGTTTAAGAATGACCATAGAAAGTTTAGCCAGAGTCATGGAGAATTACAATTACAGTTTGATTCAATTGAACAACTCTTTAGAACAATTAAACAATACCTTACGAGAAAATAATTAAGATTTTTTGGAATATTCAAATTAATTGGTTATTTTTGTTAAAAACAAAAGGACATGGCTATCATCACCATCTTAATATCAATAATGTACGGATTCTATATCTTAGTATCCCTATTGCGTAGAAGATGGAATGATTTTCTTTATGGGATATGTCTTGGTTTACTTATCATTTCAAATATTCCAACCATTTCTTTCGTTATCAGTTTACTCGGTCTTATCATTTTACACAGGTACATAGAAGTAAGGGAAAAAAATACAAACGAATCATAATATGCTTAAACACTATAACATAAAAGTTTTATTACAATCGGCAACCACACAGTATTGGGCTGAGTACACAATATACGATGTGGTTAAATTCGAGGTAGGTAGAAACCATTATTTTTTACAGACCGAGGATGGTGATGAGAACTATTTCCCCATAAACTTTTCAATCATCAAACAAATAGAAGACCACCGATAGTGGAAAATATTTTCAAAAAACGTCGTTATAGTGGAAAAAATTCCCGGTTCCGGTGCCCGAGGTTCATTTTAATGGAAAAAATAAATAATATGGAACCACAAGATAAATGGGTATTCTTCAAAGACATTGATTGGGATTGTCCAAAGAACAATAAGTTTAATGTGGATACAAGGGATTTCCATGTGGGATATCATTGGAATGATGAAGGACATCCTGATATTTCTACCATAAACAAATACCCACATTTCTTTTGGACCAAGGATGAACTAACCACATTACTGGAAAGATACTACGAAGAATCTGGTGGTGAGGGTGAATGGAGGTATTTCTCATTGGAAACCTATCGCGATGGTTGGTATCTAAAGTACTTAAGAATATTCAGAACGGATATGGGATTCATCATATGTGATTCTGAGAATAAAGCGTTGAAGAAAGATATATTAAACGGAAAGGTTTACCAAGAATTATTGCATCATCATTAATGGATACAATTAACTTTACATTGTTAAGGGGAATAACCTATAAAAATCACCGTGAAATTCTTCGCCGTGGTGATATGACTATTATATTAAGATTCTTTGAAGAGTCCCCTGATTTTCGATTTGATACCCACGTGGAAATATGTCATAATAACGGAACCCGTGTAATTGAGGAAGGTGAGACTTTTAAAAGAAACGGAAACAGGGAAGACTATGTTAATTTTGCTAAAAGGATATTGGATACATATGAATACGTGGAAGGTAACATAGAAAACATGTACGATTATATTCGTTTGTTTTTGGGTACACTTTTAGTGATTAACGAATCGCTGGGGGAAATTAATGAAAATAACTAAAAAACAATAACTGGGGTTCCAACTAATAATATGAATAACGAAATTACATATAGAGTAATAATAGATACAACCATAAAAGATGGAAGATGTATATATAATCTCTCAACTCCTACAGACCAACCTCAAATAACTTTAAATCAAATTACCAGTATACTATCAGGAGCACTATCTCTAAGTATAAGAGGTTCAGAAAATGAAGCACAAACAATGAGGGATGTAATAAATTACCTTAATGAAGAATTTGTTAGTATAGATTCATTTAAAGATATACATGTAAAGAAATGAAAGGAATACTGTATAAAGAAAATAATAATTGGATGGTAAGATGGTATGATGAAATAAACTCATCCACCGATTCAACCCAAATTGGAATAATCCCATTACACCCTGGTGATGTAAAGAATCATGGTCATATACTAAAGGAATATACTATGGTTGATTTTGATATCATTCCTGTATTTGTGGAAAAGGAAGGTGAAGAATGTGTAAACGGGGAAGATGTTCCACACGCGAGGATTAAGAACACAGAGAACATTCTATATGGTTCTATAGAAGAATTGATTATTCGTTGGAATATTGATGGAACAAAAACCGCTGGTAGTCTCACAAGAGAAATAATGGATATAATAAAAAAACATATTACGTTATGATTACAGAACAGAATTTAATTGATTTGGGTTTTGAAAAGGTTGAAGGGAATCTTGAAGGACAAACAGAACCATGGTACTATTATAATTTGGATATAGATAATGTTAATCTAACTTCAGATGATAGTGACATGGTTAAAGATGAACACTGGAATGTTCATGTATGGGAATTGGATTTGGTTATTAATAATATGTCTAACCTAAATGGTTTCATAAACATCATCACAAGAATAATAAGGGATAACAAATGAAGTATATTAAAAAGTTAATGAACCACCTTTGGTGGTTAAAAAAACAGAAGGTAGAAAGTATGGTTTACTGCGGTAGACCCACATCGGTTTAAACAATTTGAAACCATAGTTGTTACATCTATATGAAAAAATTTATACTGTACAGACCACTCTCGGATATGGAATCTGATGGGGTTTATTTTGACGAATCGGTTAAGAAGAAACTGGTTGAAGAGAGAGAAAAACAGGTATGTCATTATAGTGGTTTACCCTCTGTTTGGATGTACAGTAGTGATAGGATTTTGACCCACGATACCCCTAATGTAATACAGAAAGAGTTAAAAAACCCTTGATTTTAACCCTGTAATCCAGACATTTTTTGTCGTAAGGAATTTTTCTCAGATATATACGAATGTATGACAAGAAATCCCGCTGGTCGTATTACAATCCATAAAAGTGGATTAAAGTGGGAAATTGTGGGACATAGTAGGGGATTGACCCTTGTTCGAAATAAGAGTTATATTTTTATATTTTCAGAAAAACAGATGTAAATAAAAAACCCCCAAGTGTCATACAAGGGGGTTAATGTATATACGTATATATGTCATACACGTCTCGTGTCGTCAATAAAAATTCTTACGTTGTGTTTCTCCCTGAACTTTTTTTCTAACTTATCAATAATATTATCTTGTAAGTTATAGGGGAAATCGGGACTACCTTTTTCGATACCATCTATGGTTTTAAATTTTGAATCAATGAACGGAATTAAATCTTTTTCATTTTTTATATCTTTTTTCCCGCGTACCACAACTCTAATAACTGGGTTGTCTACGAGTTCATACTCATGGTCATCTATCTTTCCTTTTTTATATACGGTGTAATACACCGTCGCTCTCTTTATTAAAATTTTTATCCACTCATCCATTTGGTCAAAAAACTTAGGTAATACATCTTGAGGTAATACAAGGGAATATTGGCCAGACAAAATGTACTGTATTGTTGGATTATCATACCTGAGGTGATTGGTATAATTTCTGTCAAACGATTCTTCTAATAAATCAATAATTAAAGGTCCGTTAATAAGGTGAAGTGACCTTATACTTAACTTGAACGGAAATTCACCGAACCCAATCTCTTGAATTTTTCTGCCAACCAAAATGTAGATGTCATTAATCATCTCAGGATAAACCCTGTTAACATCAACAAATAGTTTCAATAGACATTCACTTATAAAAGGGACACCATCTATTGTTCCTTGGGTTGGGTCTTCAGCTACAACATATTTTATTGTAATGGTCCCATCGGTCAGTCCTTTAAGTGAGTCACCTATTTGTGGTAAAGCGTCGTGAAACTTTTGGACATCATCACCTTCTAAAGTTTCTGTTAGTTTAATCATCTCATTTACTTTACATATAAATACCATTCCCCCGCCAAACTAAATCGACCTCCTCAGGTCCCTGAACTAACAAGTGTTAGTTAGTTTGTGCCAAACAAAATCGGTACCGTCGGACGATTCTGAGGATTCTGATTCCGCCAAACTAAATCGGTGGATTTATTGTTACAACATCAATTGTCTAAACAACCTTTCCGCCAAACTAAATTGACCATCTCAGGTCCCGTCGTCAGGATTCTCATTAAAAAAAAAATCCCGTGACGTTAATCACAGGATTTGGTTAAGAGACTTGAGTCGTCTATTACATATTACTCAAGATACTCTTACGGAACTCGAAAGCTTTCTTCTTGGAGGAGAAGTTCTGAGAGTAACGGGTTCCGTTAACGCTAGCACGTACACGGTAAGAGAAACCATCATAGTAGATGTGGTGTGAAACAGGTACGTAAGTACTTACGGTTGTTTTCATAGCCGGAGCTGCTACTGCTTTCTTCCCACCCTTTTTGGGGGCTGGAGCTGGTTTCGCCGCTGGTTTGCTGGCGGGTTTTTTAGTTGTGGACTTCTTTGTTGCCATAATATATTGATTTTGATATATAAAATATACACAAGAAAATCCTAAAAACCAAATCCTATAAAAAAATCTTTCAAAGAACTAATGCCAAACTAAATCCACAGTATGATTCCCTCCTCAGGGTTATCAGGGTACCGTGACTCTTCTAAACATACACCACATGTGGATGGTAATAATTGCTGCTTACCTTTTATTCCATCTACCTGAAATTGCGATAGAGGTGCTGGTATACTGAATCCACATATGTGACACTCTAACCTATATACGTTTAACTCACCCTTCCAATATAAATCAGTCAAGTTGAATTTCTTTCCCATCACTACGTTGTCATTAACGTCGGTAATGGTGTCTTCTATTATTTCACCTGTGGTAGGGTCCGTGAAGTATACCTTGTCCCTGCTCATGAACTGTTCCTGAATCCGTGGTTCTACTACTATCATGACTTTAAATATTGCTACAGGTGAGTATTGAATACATCAAAATCCCTAATTCCCATATTTTGTCTCTCCACTCTTGCGTTGTGCTGTAAAAACGCTTGAATACCTTCACCGTGTGGTACGGCTTGAAATATTAGTTGCTGTTTAAATTGCTCTGAAGTAATAACTCGAACAACAGACAGTCCAAGTAATCTCATCCAAAATGGTTCGTCGACCATTACAGATTTAATCCTGAAATAGTTCACAGATTCTCGAGTCACACTGAAGACCCCTTTTCGTTCAATTACACAGTCATCATAGAATTCATACCTCCAACAATCTACTTCGAAATATTTGTAGATATAGATGACTACCGCCAATGCACATGCATATGGGTGTACGAAGTAAGTTGCTGGTACCATGGCCAGCCAACCAATATTCAACCACTGAGATGGGGTGAATATGTGAATCGGTTCTTGAGGTTTCTGTGTATTGAACATAATACTAAGTTTTTGTTACAGTTTTATTTGCGGTTGTTCCTGCTGGTGAACATCCACATGGTGATGCTTTTCTACACATATTCATAAATGTCAGTGTATCCACTAAGTATACCTTCATGGTATCACCATATGAACCTTTATCCCATTGGGGTTTAATTACTTCTCGGGTTATGTTGCAATCGATAAAGTAAACTTTGTGTCCACTTACTAATGCCTTGTCCCCGTGTTGGATATATGTTCGATTGGTTCCACAACCAACTAATCCAAGTGCTGATATAAATAATATTTTTTTCATAACTCCAAATCTAAATAAAATTTATTACTTCTCAATATGGATATCACGAAAAAATTCAAAATCAATTACTTCGTCTTCCTCCACCGCGAAGTCAACACACATTGCAATAATCTTTCCTCTTTTCTTTGCAACATATAATGTGTAAGAACCATCACCAAAACCAGATGAAGAAACTACTCCCTCGTCATACACACCGTATCGACTATCACCCAAGGTACGAGAACACATACTGATGTACCATTTTTCACCTTGTTCTTCCTCACGGGCCTCGGTCATTTCTTTCCAAGGTGTTACACCAAAGAATGAAATGTCACCATCTCCCAAACCGATTCGTTCTGTAATAGAGTCGTCACGGTAAGATTCTTTGGAGAAGATTCCACACTGACCTGAGTCGACACCGATGGTTGCAGGATAATCTTTCCAAACCAGTTTGTCGTCTTTATGGTCCTCGTGTATGACAAGTATCATTGAACTTCGGATACCCCACGACCTCAGTTCCTAATTTGATTTTGTTTGTCATACACCTATTGATTTTTAATGTTCTATATTCAAAATTAATACATTTACTAGAATATTCCAAATTTTTCTAGAATATTTTTGCCAATCTAAATTCAGTACATCTCCTCCTTCAGTTGCTTTGCTTTCTCAAAGTGTTTCTTGATTTGGTTTGCAAAACTCACCAAACGAGCTTTGGTCTTTGCGTATGCGTAGAACTGACAATACTCACTGTCAAAATCGATTCCACTACAATTGATGTTTCTCTTGACACAGTCCTCGAAGTCATAGGCAGAGTCGTAGTCGTGACCAATTGCTTCTTTTTTAGGGAAACCAGTAAGTGTCCACTGTGCTCCATCCCAATCACCTTTGTAAATTGAGAGTCCAATACCTGTTGAAATTGTTTCTGTTTTCATACCTCTACTTTTTAAATGTTGATTTGAATACTCGGATGTTTTCCTCAATCTCGAGGTCCATAGCCTGAGCTAACTTCATCTTGGCTTTGGTCATGAACTCCTTGTCGCCAGACAAAATCTCCAAATCCTCCTCAGGGTGAAACTCAATCTTGTCGACAATAACACGGACATCTTTTGACTTCTTATCCTTACGGTAGAAAGGAGTCCTTGCGTAGATGTACTCACGAACTTGAGTCAACTTGATATCACTGAGGTCCTCACGAATTCTCATTTGGATTATAATCTCCTCGAGTGATGCTAGTTTTTCGAATGTTAATTTACTCTCAGTGATTAAGTTCTTATATAAACCAGTGAGCTCTTTAAGCTCCTTAGAATATTTCTTACCATCACCGTGGTTGATGAATTGGTCATATGAACTCAGTTCACTCTTTGACCCTACGATGTCAATGAAGACACCCTCGATTGTTTTATTTACTCGTCCCATAATCTTTAAAAGAAGTTTAATACAGATTTTAACATGCCAAACAAAATTCGGGGTTCGGCTGTCCCGTCGGAAAATTTTACTTCAGAGTTTTCCATTTCTCTTTTCATTTGAATTGCTTCATCAACTTTAATCCGTTGCTCGATGGTTCTTGCGTGGTATTTGGATGAAACAATGACATTCTCTTGAGTTCTCAATGCGTCTACCCATTCTTGGTAGGTTAATTCTTCTTGAGGTTCTGCTGTCGATAATATTTTCAAATCTTCCATATGAATTTATTTTACTTTTTCCTTTAGTTCTTCTTCGTATATTCTACGGATTTCTTTTGCGTCTTCCGTATCCACATAAGGGAATTGTGCAACGAAGTCATCAACACTAGTTTCGTTATCGATTGCATATTCCATCTCATTTTGGAAAAGGGATTCCCAAAAGTATTCTTCGTCAAAACGATAGTTACCTTCGAGATAACCATAATCATCCTCAACCACTCCGTTTTGATTAATGGTTGTTTTGCCACAGAAATCACTTCCACCCTCCGAGTAGAACAACTCCACATCCACACCATACATCTTGTGTAATACTCAAACACGATACACTTTTCAGGTTCGGACTTTGGAACATCATTAAGGATACGAGTGAGCAAACCAATCTGCTCTTCAGTACCTGTTATTGTTATTGAGTTTTGACACCAGTTCGGCATAATCTATCTATTTTAAGCTGTTCATTAATACAAAGGTATAAAGAGGATACCATTTTACCAAACGATATCCTCTTTTTATTTTTTTACCAGGATGATTGGTAGTAGAAATCTCCTTCCTTTTCCTCTAATAAGGGAGTGATTTGTTTGATGGTATCTTCTAAACCTTTTAGATACCACTCATCATATTCAGTTCCCCCGAAAAAGAAACCTGCTTGGGTTGGTAGTAGTTCTTCCGCAAGTTCGGTGTCGGTGTAGACATCGATGTCCTCATACAATTCCTTACCACCTTGCCAACCAACTTTCACCTGAACCTTCTTCGTCGGAGAATTTTTCAGGGTTGCTCTAACTTTCCCACAGGTATCCACCAACTCTTTGAGTTTTTCGCGGTCTACATAATACTCACCACAATCGTCCTCACCGTCCTGTACATTGTTTACAAACCATGCGTGGATGTGGTTGTCCTTTCTCCAATACGCCACCTGTTCCTCGATGGATGAAATTCTGTCGGGTTGAATTTCCTTAACTACTTTCCCACCCTTCTTAACTGTCACCTTGTGAAGTTGTTCGGGTTCCATATGTGACCAATTTTTCACATAGGTTTTCTTCTTGAGATACATGTCTAATCCCATTGTATTATTGATTTAAGATGTTAAACAATTTTGTACCAAGACCAAATAACTTTTCGGCCTTATCTTCTCTTTTTCCTTCACTACACACGTAGATTGACTTATCAGGTAGAACACCCAAATCCAACATTCCAAATGTGTGTTCCCATTTACCATTGATGAATTGTTCACCTGTAAACCTTTCTTGTGCGTTGTACGCTTCGTAGGTCATTTTCAATTTGACATTATTCTCATTTTGAATAATTCTCATCTCATATGACTTATCTCTCAAGTGAGATGATACCGAGTGGATTACTTTTTCTTTTTTCATAATACAAAGATATAACAATTTTTCTTTTATACCAAATTTATTTTCAACTTTGTTGCCAAACTAAATGTCCTCGACGGTAAAGTCATCCGACTCAAGGATGTCTATGATGTGTGCGAGTTCATATATGTCCAATTCAACTAACGAGAGTTCTATACTATCACCAAAACTTTCCGACATCACAGTACCATCAGGTAATATTCCATACGCCGCGTATTGAACTCTACCATCATCTTCGTACATACCTTCGGTAACCCAAACTCCAAACACATTTCTAAATGTGATTTGTTGGTTCTCACCAATAATGGTCGAACATTTGTTTTTAATTTTTTTGATTATTTCCTCTTGTAGGTCTTGAATTTTTTTCTTGTACATAATAAAATGTTTTAGTAATACAAAGATATAACAATTTTTCTTTTATACCAAATTTATTTTCAACTTTGTTGCCAACCTAAATCAATGTCCATCCCATAATATATGTGTACGAGGTTTTTAATAAAAAACCCCACATTTCTGTGGGGTTCTCTCCTTAAACCAATCAATCATAAGTAATCCTCGCGTATTTTACTGTGACCCAGTTGTCCTTTACAACAATCTTACCCATGTCCTCACCATCCTCGCCTTTCCAATAAACCTCACCATTTAATTTCACACCCCACTTCTCAAAGAAATGATTGATGATATATTTCAACCACTCAACGTAGTTGTAAAACTTCTCACCACCATCCCATATTAGATGAGTTCCATTTTCATCCGTAGTCCACTGACACCATAAACCAGGTTGACATTTACCCTCTCGTGTTCTCAAATCATTTTGTGTCCACCTTTCGTTGTAGTTAGTTGTTAGAAAATCTAGTTGACCTGGAGGTGTATTGTAATCGACAATACTATCATCCTTGTCTTGACCTGCGAACCCATTACCACCAACAAAGTATTCACCATCGTTTCCGTAGGTTTCTTCTTTTGGTAGAAAAGGGTTTCCGTGTTCACCCTTAAATAACTCATAGAGTTTCTCAACATTTCGTTTCATTCTACGAGTGTTGTTGAACTTGGTGATGTAATTCTTTTCATCACTAGTAAGTGGACGACTGAATTCAAATCCACCTTCGAAATCGGTTGTGTATCCCATACTTTTTTAATTTAATTGTATTACAAAGATATAACAATTTTTCTTTTATACCAAATTTTTTTTCAACTTTGTCGCCAAACTAAATCCCCCCTGTGAATATGGGGTTTGGTCTGAACTCCAATTTGTACTTTGGGTTGTAACTACCACCCGAACAATTGCTACATGAATAAGACCTACTTCTTAAACGATGGGCTTTGGATACCTTACCACAACCAACACATGTTGCAATATATTTTGCTTCGGGTGTTTCAACTAC